GTAGTGCTGTATATTCTAAATTCTTTTGCATATAACAGTTGTCCATTTCCAGTGGATGGATTTCCACTGCCGTCAGACGAAACCATTTGTAATTCAAAAATATCTCCTGGTGTTACACTGGAAACTGTTCCAGCAAATCGTCTGTAGGCATGAACTTCAGCAACCTGACCAGTATCTAATCCACTACCGTAATTACCAGAAGAGGCTACTGTTACGCTATTTTGAAGAAGTCTCCATGCCCAGTAATAAGATCCACTTTGAATGTAGCCCGAAAATTTAAATTTGAAACTGCCAGACTTTGAAGCAACAAAGGTCTTCATTGTCTTGTAGTTTGAGTCTGCAGAACTATCAGCTATTGAATATTCTGGCTCATCGGTCCAAGCAATATAAGTTTCTCCTGCACCATAACTAATTGCGCTTCCTGCACTTGTTGAGACGTTGCCTGTCGAAGTGATACGCATCCTTTCGGTTGCAACAGAATCTGCTGTCCCACTTCTTGTGGCAAAATAAAGGTCTTTCGTGTTGTATCCAGAGGCAGAAGTAACCACGGCTCCAATGAGTACAGGGGAATATACTCCGCCTGTTGGCCCAGTCCCAAATCCAATCTCTGTCACGCGACTGACATTATTACCATCATCGCCTATAAGACGAAGTACTTCGCCTGAACCCACCGTATTAGTTGCAAGATTTTTATTTACTTCAAGTAATTTACCGGGACTCGTCGTCCCAATGCCGACGTTGCCGCTGCTGTCGATAATCATTCGAACTGTTCCAGTAAGAGTCGTTTTATTTGCAGCAGTATAAAATGTATGAGAAGTAGCTGAATTTAATATCCCAGAACCACCACCATAATTTATTTCATTTGATGTGGTTAAACCTCTAATATCAAATGCCAAAAAATCAGTATCCGCATTTGTAGATTGCCTGCCAACAATTCTCCCAACTTTATTCGTTGCGTCTGTTGCATTATCAGCCATGCGTAAACTTCCAGATGTAGTTCCGATTATATCTAGCTTTACAACAGGACTCGTCGTCCCAATACCTACGCTACCACTACTCGAAATAATTAAACGAGCAGTATTGCTTGTCGCTAATACTAATGGATACGCACCTGTTGTTGTAATCGCAGCGCTTTCTCCAGCTGGTCCACCTGTTATAAGAGAACCAGAATATGAACTTCCAGAATAGTCAATTTCTAATGCGCGATATGCTGAATCTTGATCATTGTAGATTCTAAGACCTGCATAACTACCTGAACTATTTTGTTTGAGAGTGACTGTGGAAGTTGATGCATTAAAAGTTGCAGACGTAAACGCATTTGTTCCAGTAAAGGTATTGTTTAATCCAAGAATCGATGCACCTGAGATACCCTGAATACCCTGGATACCCTGTGTTCCCTGAGTACCTTGAGATCCAGTGATACCTTGTGCACCTAGAGTTCCTTGCACTCCTTGGATACCTTGAAGCCCCTGAGTTCCCTGCGTACCTTGGATTCCTTGAGTGCCCTGAGCACCAGTGATGCCCTGCAATCCCTGAGTGCCTTGCGTTCCCTGTGTACCCTGAGTTCCTTGGACACCTTGTATGCCTTGAAGTCCCTGAACACCCGTGATGGTATTATTTTGCCAATGGCTTCCACTCCAGGACCATGTTCTGGAACCTGAGGTGACCTGCTGTCCGACTGTGGGTGATGTTGGAAAATCAATTGCCATAAGGGTATTTATTATTTAGATTCAAGAGCGGCAAGGCGAGCGGTCAGATTGCTGATCAGAGCTTGTTGTTCTTTGATTGCGGCTGTTAAAAGTGGAACTATATGATCGAACGCCATGCCTAACATTCCATCAGAATCTTCTGTAACCGCCTCTGGTAAAACCGCATTAACATCTTGAGCAAACATAAAAACCCGGCGTTTATTAATATCGTCGGTCTTATATTTACCAATGACAGTTCTAAGGGTAGAAACCTTTTCAATTGCATTTTCAATTGGCTCAATGATGTCTTTCAAGCGTTCATCAGAATAGGTTGTCCAAGCATTATTCCCAGCGGTAAGACGAACACCGACAGCGGTCGAGCTTCCAGAATATACCCGCAACTCTCTTGAATTGGAATTTTGACCTATGTAATAGGCTGTCGCATCAAGAAAATGGTAGCCAGTATATCCTGCACCAGTAATGTGAAACTGCGAGGTACTTTCTGTTCTATCGGTGGCGTCGGTAACATGAAGCCTTCCCGCAGGACTTGCCGTCCCAATGCCGACGTTGCCACCGTTAAAATAAGTTACTCCACTTGCTCTTAATTTTATCGGTTCTGAATATGTAGGATAAGAACTGTTATATTCGTTAGCAGTAAATGTAACTACCGTTAATTGATCTGCTGAATACCAGCCTCTATTATTATCAGCAAAAAATGCATTTACTCTTGTTGCACCAGCTGCTGTTTTTTGACCAAACCCCCAAAAGTATCCACTATTATCGCTTATATAACTATCAAATCTAACATATGGATAATTATTAGCCATTGGCCCGATTCTTAGATTTGAAGAATTACTTGTGTCTTCGTATTTGAAAGATGCACCTACTACGTGAAAAAGCGCACTAGGACTCGTCGTCCCAATGCCGACGTTGCCTGTTTTTGAAATCGTCATCCTAACACCCATACTGCCAGCATCTGCGGTGCTAAACGATAGCTTTGTAGATGTATTAGCATCAATACGTGAGGCAAATATTTCAGCTAGACGAGTTCCCTGATTTCCAAACACCACTCGTCCCAAATCCGCATCAGAAGTACGGTAACCCGCCAACTCTATCATTCCCATACCCGCTGCACTATTACCTACACTTAGAACTGTGTGGTCAATTCCAATTCCTGTAAAGTTAGGACTCGCCGTCCCAATGCCGACGTTGCCGTTAGAAATTATACGAACAGCTTCATTAGTTGTGCTGAATGCCAAATAATTTGTTGAGTTGTTAGTAATACCGCTTGCAACAATAGAATTTTTATATGCGCCTTGCTGTAATACCTGTAATTGATAACCGCCACCTTCGCCGGTAGCAACATTAAATTCAACATTAGCAAACATCTTAACATAATCTGCTTTTGCAGATGCTGAATTTAGTCCGCTAAATATAAGTCCAGATAATGCTCCAGCAGAAGCTGTGCTACCTATATCAAGTTTAGCGCTTGGACTTGTCGTACCAATGCCGACGTTGCCGCTGCTGTTAATTCGCATACGCTCGGCACTGGCAATTCCAAACACCATATTAGTTCCGCTATTAGTCCAGATGAGAGCATTGCTGATGTTTTGGAAATAAAGACTGCCGAGACCAGCATTTGCTAATCCACAAGTTGTGCCAGTTGCTGAATTTCCATTTTGATAAAGAATGGAACTTGTATAACTTGGTACGCTTGAATAGTCAGAGGCATTTAGATTTATTTGTGAAGCACCAGTAGCAGATGTCCCTGATACAGTAATTGCATTTGTGCTCGTTAGCGATGTGAACGCATTTGTATTCGTGAATGTATTTGCTGTACCAAGAATTGATGCACCGCTAATACCTTGAATACCCTGAAGTCCTTGTGCTCCCTGTGTCCCTTGAATTCCTTGGACACCCTGAATGCCCTGGATACCTTGCACACCTTGAATACCCTGGACACCCGTGATGCCCTGAATACCCTGAATGCCCTGAATACCCTGTGTGGAACTTGGATCAATATCAACCCATTGTGAGGATGTTCCGTCATAATAATAAATGCGAAGCATACCCACACTTGAATCCCACCAAAGATCACCAGCATTCGGAGATGCAGGAGCCGTGTCACTCGTGAGAACATTTGCATTCACACCTGTGATACCCTGAATGCCCTGACGACCCTGAGTTCCCTGTGTACCCTGGACTCCTTGAATACCTTGTACACCCTGAGATCCGGTTATACCCTGAATACCTGCACTTCCGGAAAGATCGTCGACAAATGTATAGGAAGATCCGGTCCAAAGATAGAGGCGCGAGTTCTCCGCGTCTTCCACATTCGTCGTATTAATCAATGCAAATTGACCCGCAACAATTGATGTGGGTGATGTGTCAGCCGTCAATGCGGCAACAGACAGATATGTCTTTGCAATGGTAAATGCAAGACCCGTAATACCTTGTAGTCCCTGAGTACCTTGAAGTCCCTGTGCACCCTGCGTGCCTTGAATACCATCAAATCCTTGGACTCCTTGAAGGCCCTGAATACCTTGCGTACCCAATGCTCCTTGAATGCCCTGGACTCCTTGCGTGCCTTGAATTCCTTGAATGCCCTGGATACCCTGAACACCTTGGATGCCTTGGATGCCTTGCACTCCCTGAGTACCCTGAATTCCTTGAATACCCTGAATGCCTTGAGGTCCAGTAATACCAGAATTTGCAGACACCCATTGAGCCGAGGTGCCATCATTATAGTACACCATCAAAATACCAAGATCAGAATTCCACCAAAGATCATTGTCTGAAGGTGACGCGGGTGCAGTATCCGAAGGAGTAATCTTTGTTCCCTTGAGACCTTGAATACCCTGAGTACCCTGAGTTCCTTGGATGCCCTGTGCACCTTGTGCTCCATTCGAACCTACAAATCCAGCAAGACCCTGAGTACCTTGTGTACCCTGTGCACCATTCGATCCTACAAATCCCGCAGCGCCTTCTGTGCCTTGTACTCCATTAATGCCTTGAACGCCCGCGATGCCCTGAAGACCTTGGATACCCTGTTGACCCTGAGTTCCCTGTGTGCCCGTGATTCCCTGAATGCCCGCGGTACCCGAGAGGTCATTCACAAATGTATAAGCGGATCCTGTCCAAAGATATAACCGTGAATTCTCTGGATCGTCTACATTTGCTGTATTGATAAGAGCAAATTGGCCAGCAACGATGATTGTCGGAGAAGTGTCCGCAGTCAGTGCCGCAACGGAGGCATAGGTTTTTGCAATTGTAAATGCAAGACCCGTGACACCCTGAGTTCCTTGAACACCCTGTATTCCTTGGATACCCTGAATACCTTGCTGACCCTGAGTGCCTTGCAATCCTTGAGCGCCTTGCGTTCCTTGCACACCTTGTATTCCTTGAATTCCTTGAATACCCTGTTCACCCTGTGTGCCTTGTGTTCCCTGAGTTCCCTGGATTCCTTGAACGCCTTGAATGCCTTGTTGGCCCTGTGTGCCTTGCAATCCTTGTGCGCCTTGAGTCCCTTGAATGCCTTGAACACCCGTGATTCCTTGAATGCCCTGCGTACCCTGCACGCCTTGAATTCCTTGAAGACCCTGCGTGCCCTGAGTACCCTGCGATCCTGTAATGCCCGCGGTGGCAGATACCCACTGAGAGGTATCGCCATCAAAATAATAAATCATGAGCATACCGCCCACAGAATTCCACCAAAGATCGTTTAATGATGGAGAGGCTGGAGCCGTATCGGAAATTGTAATTTCAGTTCCTTTGAGACCCTGGATACCCTGTGTACCCTGAGTTCCTTGAACACCCTGTGTACCTTGCGTTCCCTGAAGTCCTTGAATTCCCTGCAGACCTTGAATACCTTGCGCACCCTGAGTTCCTTGCAAGCCCTGTGTTCCTTGTGCACCCTGAATGCCCTGCAATCCTTGAATGCCCTGTGTACCCTGAGTTCCTTGCAAGCCCTGGGTTCCTTGTGCACCTTGCGTTCCCTGAACACCTTGTAATCCTTGGATGCCTTGAATGCCTTGTTGGCCTTGAGTTCCCTGAGTTCCTTGGATACCCTGAATGCCTTGAGTTCCCTGAGTTCCTTGGATACCCTGAATGCCCTGTGTACCCTGTGTACCTTGTGTTCCCTGAGTTCCTTGGATACCTTGTATTCCTTGAATGCCCTGAATACCCTGTTCACCCTGGGTGCCTTGTGCACCTTGTGATCCTAGCGTTCCTTGAATACCGGTGAGACCTTGGATACCTTGCGTACCTTGTGCACCTTGTAATCCTTGAGCACCTTGAATACCAGTAAAACCCTGAATGCCAGTGAGACCTTGAATACCTTGGATACCTTGGAGCCCCTGAGTACCTTGAGCACCTTGAGTACCTTGCCCTCCCGTCCCTCCTACAAATCCAGCAGTACCCTGAGTGCCTTGAGCACCAGCAGTACCGGATGTCGCACTCACCCACGCAGCGTTTACGCCGTCAGAATAATAGACCATCAACACACCATCAGTCGAATCAAACCAAAGATCGTCGATTGAAGGTGATGCTGGAGCCGTGTCTGAAGAAATTATTTTTGTTCCCTTGAGACCCTGAATACCTTGTGTTCCTTGAGCACCTTGTAATCCTTGAGAACCTTGAATACCAGTGATGCCTTGAATACCTTGAATGCCTTGCTCGCCCTGAATGCCTTGCAGACCTTGAGGTCCTTGGATACCTTGGATTCCCTGTGTACCTTGGACACCTTGAATGCCCTGTAGACCCTGAGCGCCTTGAAGACCTTGAATTCCTTGTGTACCTTGCGTTCCCTGAGCTCCAGTGATACCTTGAATACCGGCTGAGCCTGAAAGATCGTCAACAAAAGTATAGGCGGATCCGGTCCAAATATACAATCTTGAATTCTCTGCATCTTCGACATTCGTCGTATTAATGAGAGCAAACTGTCCAGCAATAATTCCTGTTGGAGCCGTGTCTGCATTCAGTGCCGCAACTGAAAGATATGTCTTTGCGATTGTAAAGGCAAGACCCGTAGTTCCCTGCAGACCTTGTATGCCTTGCGTTCCTTGAATGCCCTGAAGGCCTTGTGCACCTTGAGTTCCTTGAAGGCCCTGTGCACCTTGAGTTCCTTGGATACCTTGCACGCCCTGAGTGCCTTGTAATCCTTGTGTTCCCTGAGTGCCTTGGGTTCCTTGAACACCTTGAATTCCTTGTATGCCTTGGATGCCCTGGATACCCTGTTCACCCTGAGTGCCTTGAGTTCCCTGTGTTCCTTGATTGCCTTGAAAACCCTGAATGCCTTGGATACCTTGTGTACCCTGCGTGCCTTGAAGTCCTTGGGTTCCCTGCGTGCCTTGAATGCCTTGAATACCCTGCGCGCCACTTGTACCAGAAACTGCCGCAACCCACAATGCAGCAACGCCATCATCATAATAAATCATTAACGCTGCATTTTCAGAATCCCACCAAAGATCATTAGCAACAGCGCCAGCTGGAGGAGTATCAGATGTCGTAATCTTTGTACCTCTGAGACCTTGGATACCTTGTAATCCTTGCGCACCTTGAATACCCTGAATCCCTTGGGTTCCTTGGGTTCCTTGTGTACCCTGAATTCCTTGGATGCCTTGAATACCCTGTTCGCCCTGAGTGCCTTGTGTTCCTTGTGTTCCCTGCGCGCCTTGCGTACTCTGAGTTCCTTGTACGCCTTGAACTCCCTGCACACCTTGAACGCCTTGTAATCCTTGTGTACCCTGAGTGCCTCCACTCTGGTAGTAGAATGTCCCATCCGTATCTGAAACGAGAAAACGCGTGAGTCCCTGAACACTCTGCAGGCCTTGAACGGCGAGAGTTCCAGTTACGGTTGCGTTACCAGCCACATCAAGGCCGTTTTTGACTTTAAAGTTTTTATCGATAGATGACATTCTGTTTCCTTATTTCCACAGAAGGTTACTGAGCAGTTATTTTGCTATTTATAACATTCTAGGTGATTGTAATTGTATCTCCGTCTTTTACCTGAATTTATTACGAGCCTTATGGCGACGGCATCAAAGCTTTCAATTCTTTTTTCAGTTGATCCACTTTATCGCTAAGAGCTTTAATAGCTTCTATTAGAACCGGCGTAAAGCGCGAATAGTCAATTGAATCTGGCTTTCCATTTTTATATCCCACAACGCTTGGTAATACTCGTGCCACATCCTCAGCAATGACTCCATGCTCTCGAGACTTATAACCGTCTTTTCTATCGTAGATGACTCCATTCAGATTTTTAATTAAATCAATTGCGTCTTCGATCGGAGTAACATTCATCTTGTATGCGATGGATGATGTAGCATTAAAGCTACCAGCAGTGACACTACTAAATGTGACAGAATTGTATGTGTTTAAATCTTGATTGGCTCCGGGACCTGGAGAACCGTTTGTGCCATTCGTACCTGCAGTACCTTGAGCACCAGGCCCGCCATTATTACCATTCGTACCTGCAGTACCTTGAGCACCAGGCCCGCCATTATTACCATTCGTACCTGCAGTACCTTGAGCACCAGGCCCGCCGTTCGTACCGTTTGTGCCATTACTACCTGCTGTACCTATCGTACCTTGAGCACCGTTTGTGCCATTCGTGCCATTACTACCATTTGCGCCTGCAGTACCTTGAGCACCGTTTGTGCCATTCGTACCATTTGCGCCTGCAGTACCTTGAGCACCGTTTGTGCCATTCGTGCCATTACTACCATTTGCGCCTGCAGTACCTTGAGCACCGTTTGTGCCATTCGTACCATTACTACCTGCTGTACCTATTGTACCTTGAGCACCATTCGTACCGTTTGTACCATTACTACCTGCTGTACCTATTGTACCTTGAGCGCCCGTCACACTTGTACCAATCGTACCCTGAATGCCCGTGAGGCCTTGAACACCCTGTATTCCTTGGATACCCTGAAGACCTTGAGTCCCTTGTGCACCTTGAGTTCCGATTGCACCCTGCGTTCCATTGCCTCCTTGAAGTCCCTGTATTCCCTGAAGGCCTTGAGTTCCTTGAGCACCTTGAGTGCCCTGAATACCAGTGAGACCTTGAATTCCTTGAGTACCTTGTAATCCTTGAGTACCCTGTGCACCTTGTAATCCTTGTGCACCTTGAATACCTGTAAGGCCCTGTGAACCAGTGATACCTTGAATACCCGCCGAACCTGAAAGATCGTCAACGAAGGTGTAAGCTGATCCTGTCCAAATATACAATCGAGAATTTTCAGCATCCTGAACGTCTAGCGTATTAATAAGAGCAAACTGTCCAGCAATAATACTCGTGGGTGATGTATCCGCGGTAAGTGCAGCAACAGAAACATAAGTTTTTGCAATGGTAAAGGCGAGACCAGTAGTACCTTGAAGACCTTGAATGCCCTGCAGACCTTGAGTTCCCTGTGCACCTTGAATTCCAAGTAGTCCTTGCAATCCTTGAATACCCTGTGTACCTTGTAATCCTTGAATACCTTGGATGCCTTGCGCACCCTGAATGCCTTGGATACCCTGAACACCCGTTGCGCCGCCATTATAAGCTACCCACGAGGTTCCGTCCCAGATCCATGACGTGCCATTCGCGGAATAAACTTGACCGACTGTTGAGGGTGTTGGAAAATTGAGTGCCATTGTGACGGAGTTTTAAATAGACCTTATTGGGCTATTTATATAAACTCCGTTCACATTAAAAGCCCAGATGCTTCGACCGAACAAACCCTAGATCATAGGTCGTGGTGGAAAGTGGCTGATTCTCGAATGGTTGTTTTGATGGAGAACAATATCTCCAATTCGGACCCCACTTCGAAGTCATATAATCGATATTGCGAAGATTTACTCGATTCAATTTATCCTGAAGAATCGGATCACTCTTACCAGTTTGGCTTCCATGCTTGTGATATTCGTTCTTCTTTCCGGGCCCATGATAGTATTCACTCTGAAGTGACATAATCTTGCGAATCGGACGGTGAATGAATCTGAGGAAGTAATCCGCATCCTCGTTATATGCAGGATAAAGGTTCTCATCAAAGAGTCCATACGTTTGAATGATGTGATCCCGAATGAGAAAGAGATCCCAGCTGCCAATATTATGGTCTCCCGCAAAGCCATGAACAATACCCGCAAGAGGATCACGAGTCGTGGCAAGATACATTTCAGAAAGAAAACCAGAACCAAAGGCAACATCATCATTCACAATGATCCAATAGGGACAATTCATATAGGATTTAATCATGAGATTCCAGGAACTCGGAACACCAAGATTTGAAGGCATATGAACAACTTTGATCTTTGAAATATAGGGATGAGGAGTTGCAGCAATAGCATCCAGTTCAGCATCAATCTCTCCGCGGCCATTGTTATTGATGATGAAAAAATTTGTGACGGGATAATCAACACTCTCGACCAATCGTTTCACCCAATGCGTGTTTGTCACCACTGCAGTACCGATCATCGGAATCGGATCCGCAACATGATTCATCAACTCATATATCGAGGTCTTTGGACCATTCTTTTCCCACCATGCCGTCACACTTGCCTCGGATGCTGCATTATGCTCTTTCACTCCATGGAGAAAATTAGATGAAAAGGTATTCTTCTCTGTAAAGATAGGAAAGGTATAGACATTCGGTTCCGCAGGAAAGTAAATCAGATTCTCAACAATCGGTATTGCCTTACGATCACCCGATAACCAAAGGCGAGTATGGTCTCCGTTCACATACTCCGCAATAATCCGTTTTGCATAGTCACGCTTCAGCATATATGCCGTCACGGACCAATCCTTGTTATTACGATCACGAAGATTTACATTTTCAATAGGATCAGGACGAATACGACAGAACTGTATTGCCTCCCAGCCTAATGGAAGCAGAGGTGTCACCTGACTCCAGGTAAAATTCCAATTCTTGCAATTCTCAAGGTTCACATCATCCTCGAAAAACATTGCTGTTTCCGAAGTTGAATTATCCAGCCAGTATTTAATCATCTCAATATGACCCACCGCAACAGCAATCTCCTGAGACGACATATTGTGAAAATAATCACCGGATATGTTTGGATGGTTCTTGAGATCCCTTCCGCGACCGTCAACACCCTGCCCGCCACCGTGCATTCGGACAGTCGTATTTGTGATACCGTAATTCTCGAACTGAGCCTTCATGTATTCATGTCTCTCGACAGAATCGTGAAGCGTCATCCAATAGACTGGAGGAAAATTCTCAAGCCTGCTCATAGACCAAGAATATTCGCCTTCATGAACTTAAGGTTATTGATGACGGCACTCTTATGGGTTTCGTCCAATGGATGATTTTGATAGAGTTCAATGAACATATTCTTGGAATCTTCACAGAGACCCACCCACCAGCCACTCACGGCCTTTTCAAAGAGCATGCCATAGTAACCAGGATATTCGACCCAGGTGCGAAGCGGTCCGCAATTAAAATCGCAAATCTCGAGCGCCATTGCAGCATAGGTGTAACAGTTCACCCAGCTCTCAACTGTGCTTTCGCGTTCGTGATAACGAGCCAGAAGGAAATAAGCCTCGGGACGTTTTGGCATAATTGAGATGGCACGCTGGAGCAATCCGCGAACCGAAAGACCACGTGTGCCTTGCTTTTGAAAGCAAAGTGCAGCACGAATGAGGCACTCGTATTGATAGAACGGAATATCACTGCGCTCTGCTGAACGAATGTAATAGGAGATAGCAGAAGCAGTCTGTCCAATATTGTCGTACCAAAGGGCGAGGACGTAGTTATTGTATTCGTTTGATGGATCACCAACGTAGGCATTCATCATCTCGTTAAAACCAATGTCATGAGCCCACGCATGAAAGTTGACAAGATTCAACCACTTCTTGCGGTTCTTCTCAAGATTCTCATAGGTGATTTCTTCTTTTACTTCAAGGTATTCAATTGGTTCAATTTTATTCTTACGACTAATGATACCGCAACCATGATCCACATCAACGACTGTGACGTCATATTGATAATTCTGTTTGCGGAATTCGACAAGAGCTTTCCAGCAATCGCCATTCCACATACCTTGTCCCGAGTACGGAATCTCCTGAGCGCGTTGCGTCAACGGATTCATATCATGACACACAATGTAACCATCCGGGTTTAAACACTTTGTGGCATTCGTGAGGTCTTTAAGGACCTGATCCGCATGATGAAGGCCATCAATAAAGATGACATCAAAGGTCTCGGTATTCTGAGCAAAGAATTCATCCGAGGTCATGACCTTACAGAGTTCCGGATTCTTTAATTTCTCAGGAGAAGGATCAACGCCCACACGATTGGCGCAGACAATATTGTCAAAGTTATGTCCGTTCCAGACACCAATCTCAAGATAGGACTTTGCCTTGCACTTTGAAATTAAGTAATTAATGATTGTGGTGCGGTTCATTTGCTGTTCTCCTCAATGAAGTTCATAACTGTAGAAATTGGGCAACGAAGCACATATGCCGCATTGTCCTGGAAACCAAAGGTAATAATCACGTCATCATTTGATTGGCACATACCAATTGCAAATTCAACCTGTGCATCAAGAAAGAAGAATTCCTTCGAGTGTTTCACAATGTTCCAGTTCTCATCCCACATGACCCAGCGATGATGATAGACTGCATCCTTACGACCCACATCCGATTTGAAGAGATCCACCTCATGAGTAATGGCAATATAATGATTACCCATCTTAATTGCCTGAGTACCGCCGCGAAGATCACGTCGAACACTCGGATGATTCTGTGCGAGCAATACTCGTTCACAGCCTTGAGTTTCTGGAATTGCTTTTACAATCTCTGTGGGACCACACCACTTGATGTAATGATAGGGCTGATCAAGGATGGGCATCCAATTCTTTTCGCAATATGCATTCGGATCAATCGGAGTTGGAATACGAAAGCGAGAAATTTCCTTGACCGATTCAGGAGTTACAACTATCTCAGAGAGTTCCATGCGACCCTGACCATTTGTGGTTGTATCGCGACGAACACCAGTGATATACAGTTTACCATCCCAACGAACGATTCGAGCATCTTCAAGACCCACAAACTCCCACTTAGGTTCATAGGTATCACCAAAACTCATATCAATCTGTGTGACACGAGTAAGATCAAGATCCGAGGCGTTATTCAGTTCACCATAATAATTCGTGGTGCGAAGATGCTGGTCATTCTCCGGGTGCAGATATGTGAGTGGTCCCCAAGGATGCAAAAACAGTTTGTTCTCGGAATGATAAAAGGTGTAATTCACGTGGCGAATGACAACTCGCAGAACTCCATCGTCATTCAGAATCGAGGGATTCATAAGTCCAGTACCCTTCGTGAGGTTTGCTGGCACAATTAACGGTTTGATGGCACCGCCATCCTGCAGGGCTAATTTAACAAAGTTTTTCATAATATGCTTAAACTATATATTACATTCGTTTGAATGTAAATTCAATTATTACACTTTCTTCATCATTATCCTATTTACATCATTCCCGCGAATGATTAAAATCTATCTCTAATCTCTTAAATAACAATACCAATCCGCTGACCCTTCACCGTGGTGTTTGCATTCACGGGAGAAACTCTGAGTACAAGAGATGATCCAATTAGAACGGCCGAGACTGTTCCAAGAGTTGCACTTGATGCAATTGTGGCATACTCTGTAATATAAACATCAGTGCCATCATGCATGACTAGCACTTCGGTTGACTGATAACTTGATCCCGCAGTCATTTGAATTAAATACTTGGCGGTACGATAATCCGCATAAGGAAAGGAATCAACGCTTTGATTCGCGGATGTTGTAGTGAGAGCCGTACTAAATGCAATGACCTCACCTCCACCCACGAGAGGGTTGGCTCGAATTCTGACAATCTCATCAACTCCGCCACTTACAAACCTGCGTAGATACACATATCCATCCGCAGTATTCAGTGCAATCTCGCCGACTTCAAGTGATGCGGTGGTAGGAGCCGTTCCCGCAACCGCATTTCTCTTATGTTTTAAAATAGTTGGCATAATTATACTTATACATCCACTCCACCATCTAAACTAAAGATTCAATTAGAATGTTCCGCCATCAAGTGAATTTGTCCAGGCGGGTACTCCAGCATTTGAAGAGAGGAAGAATCCAGAGTTACCAGCTCCTGCAGATGCAACTGCCGTGACCTGAAGTGCGCCGGAACCATTACCATATAGAATACCATTTGCAGTAAAGCTCGATGCTCCAGTGCCGCCATCCGCCACAGTGATATCGGTAATTCCCGTGACTGAACCACCAGTAATTGTAGCATTCGAAGAACTAAGAGTGACATTCGTGACTGAACCACCAGTGATTGTAGAATTAGTAGACTCAAGGTCAGCAACAAGTGTGGCAACAGCATAACCAGTACCCGAGGTGTTAACCGTTGTTGTTGGTGCTACCTGAAGGTCTTTAAACAATTTCCATTTGCCATCCGTCGCATCACGATACAAACCAGCATATTGATCTTGAGTTCCGCTAGAATCGTAGAGACCAAAGAGACCGATATCGATCGCATCTGTTGCATCATTATCTTTCGCAACAAATACCAATGGATCCGTGACAGTAAGAGTAGTAGAATTGACCGTTGTAGTATTACCGGAAACCGTAAGGTTACCCGCAATCGTCACATTGTTTCCTGACATTGTGATTGCAGTAGAACCGTCCGATGCAAGAATGTCATTACCACCAACCTTAAGGTCACCCGCAATCGTAACATTTCCAGTCGCATTTACCAGAGTAATTGCTGTCGTGCCATCCGATGTGAGAATGTCATTACCACCAACTTTTAGATCGCCCGTGACTGTAAGGTCATTGCCAATCGTCGTTGTTCCAGTTGCAGCACCAATTGCTGTTGCTGTAGATGCACCGAATGCTGATACCGTTGTTGCAGTTGTATTAAAGACCGCAAGAGTTGTACTGTTCGTGAGTACCGATGTTGTGAACGTTGGCGTTGTACCAAATACCAGAGCGCCGGTTCCAGTTTCATCGCTAATAACGCCTGCCAATTCAGCAGAAGTTGTTGCAGCAAACTGACTCAGTGCTGAACCAATGATTGCCAATGTACCACTCGTTGGCAGTGTCACATTTGTTGTACTCGTCGTATTCAGCGTCAGCGAGTTTGAACCCGTCGTGACGAGTGCACCAGCCAAAGTAATATTTCCGCGTAGGTCAATTGTGCGTGCCGCATCGTTGACCGTGAGCAGAAGAGTACGTCCAACCGATAAGTTTTCCGTATTGCTTAAAGTAAGATCAAACGGGCCCGTGCCCGTGGAACGAATTCCGAGAGATGTGAGACCAGTATGAGTACCACCAGCAATTGATGGCGTGACCAATGATGGGCTGTTTGTAAATGCAACTGTTCCTGTTCCACCTTCATCAGTTAATGCTGCCGCAAGATTTGCAGAAGATGGTGTTGCCAAGAATGTTGCAACGCCGGTACCGAGACCACTAATACCCGTTGATACTGGAAGACCCGTGACATTGGTAAGTGTACCTGATGCTGGAGTTCCAAGCACAGGAGCCGTCATGACCGGCGCAGTGAGCGTCTTATTTGTAAGAGTCTGCGTATCCGTCAACGTTGCGACTGTGCTATCAATACTAAAGGTAACTGTATCCGTCGTTGCACCGGATGTAATGACACTGTCCAAACCATTACCACCCACAAAAGCAAGAGTATCCGTCGCAAGAGCAACAGAGGATGTTCCTGTATCACCACTAATACCCAGAGTGGTTGTAATCGATGCGGTCGTTACACTTGTAATTAAACCCTTCGCATTGACCGTAATGATTGGAATCGATGTGGTTGAACCAAATGCGCCAACATTTGCATTAACAGTGGCAAGAGTAAGTGCTGCTGAGACTGCGGCTGATCCGTCAACAGATGCGAGAGAGGCGGTAGCATCACCCGTGAGTGAAAGAGTACGAGGTGTCGCCCAGGTCGTGGCGGTTGTCGCATTTCCACTTAACGCCGCGCTAATTGTACCCGCGATAAAATTACCAGAGGCGTCACGTTTTACCAGAGTTGATACTGTATTTGCACTTGTTGCTGCATTGACGATATCGGTGTAGTACTTACCACCGATCTGAACCGCCTCAACATGCCCCGAAATAAGCTGACCGATATACAGCCTATCACCGGTGCCTCCCGCAAGAAAGGAATATGCTTGCTCGCCAACCGAAAGTACGTCGGATGCCGGAGTAGCCGTTGCTGTGCTGAATTTTGTTTTGATGACTGTGCCGGGCATTAGAATGATCCTCCGATGATACTTGTGTTAGAATTATTAATCTCTACATTAGAGACAAATTTATGTGTTGTGTTATTGTAAATAAGCATTGATCCGTCTCCGAGATTGGTAAGATCGACGTCTGTTAGCTGACCCAAGGATATATTATTCGTCGCCGTAACGCTATTCGCTTGAATACCGCTCGCGCTCTTGAACTTGGCTTTAACTGACGGATTTAATGAAAAATTGGCTCTGATTGCACTCATGGTTTGGTGACTCCTGGAGAGATTTCAACCTGACCTTCAACGACGCGAGTGACATTGCCAGTCGATGTCTGTACCACCTCAACATCATACCGATATCTTCCCGCCGCAAGGGCGAGAGTTTGCTGGGCAGTGAGGCTCACGGTAATCGTTCCATTGACTGCGCTTAAAACTGTTGCAGTAAAGGCGGTAAATGATGTGGATGAGTAGCTTTTACGAATCTGACCTCGCACGGTATATCCTGCAAGGTTAAAGATAAGACCATCAGATCCTTCTACGGTAACCGTGGAAGAAAACGTAGATCCCTGATCGATTGAGATGTTAGCATATACGGCCATGAGTTGTTCTATTTATAATAACACGGCGATATGCTTTTAGATGGTATAGAACGAAAGATTAGTCGCTATACTGTATTGTATCTCCCTCTTGAAGAGGAATTAGCTCTCTTTGTTCGTTCATAAGCCAGAACATATCTCCGACTAAAATTTCTTCGATGATACGGTAACCATGGCACGTAATTCTCTGATCTCCGCGAACTAGAATGAGAGTACCTTTAGAAAGGCCACCCTTCCTTGAAGCAACGAACGCTTCGGGTAGAGTTACCCGAGTAATATTTGTTAAAGTTTTCATTAGCATGCTGTAGATCCACCAATGGTTGCACCTGAGTAAAGACTCACAGTCCCATCCCAAGCACACGTTGTTGAAAATGCAGACTGGTATGCAGCGCCAGGATCATTTAAATCGTCATCCTGGGTAGCAAACCCGCCATAGCATGTTGTCCAGGAAGCCCCTGCATTTCCACCCGGCCCTCGTATAATGTCGTACGTATAGCAATTGTGCTTCTCCATAAACGCATTCGAAATATCAGAGCCGTTTGTCGAATATCCAACGTCTCCAATCTTTGCCGTCGATCCTCTGGGCTCATAACGGTCATTTAAATCTGTTCCGCTAACGTTATAATTTGTTGCACCGCCCGCGCTACCGGATCGGGCCATAAATTTATTGTCCAGATCAACACCGTTAACTGAAAAATTTGAAGGCATTGTGATTATTTAGATTCTAGTTTTTCAAGGCGAGCAAGGATATCTTTCACAGCCTCGATGAGTACTGCTGAAAGACGACCGTAATCAACTGAATTTGCCATACCTTCAGAATTGAGGCCCACGATTGCAGGAATCAGTTGCTGAACTTCTTCCGCAATAACACCCACGTCATTCTTTACGGTACCATCTTTACGGTCATATGATACACCCCGAAGTTGTTTTACTAAGTCCGAAGCACCTACAAGAGTTATAACATTGTCTTTATATCGAAGTGATGATGTTGCATTGTAGCTGCCAGCAGTCACCGAAGCAAACGTTGGACTATTTCCAGTTCCTACCGATTGGTTAATTGTGTAGGCTGTAATGTTGCTTGCGGTACCGGTCGTATCTTGATTCCATGTCGGAACTGTTCCAGTTAGACCGCTATATGCAACATTCGTTGCAGTTGCTGCATTACCTGTGCAAGAGCCGGATGATCCCGTTGTATTTTGATTCAGAGTTCCAATCGATCCGCCCAAAGTTAAAGTACCACTTCCTGTAATTGATCCAGTGAGTGTAATTCCGCTTACAGTTCCCGTTCCAGAAACTGAGGTGACCGTGCCTGTATTTGTAGTATAACCAGAAGGATTTGTTGAGTTGTATGGAGTAAAGCCCAACGCAGTCGTCACATTGCCCGAGTTGATCCCACTGATGTAGCCGCTTGGATTTGTTGCGTTATATGGCGTAAATCCTAACGCAGTCGTCACATTGCCCGAGTTAATCCCGCTGATGTAGCCGCTTGGATTTGTTGCGTTATATGGCGTAAATCCTAAACCAGCCGTGATCTGACCGCTCGATACCGTATTGCCAGAAATGCTTGAGACAGTTGCCGCATTACCAGAACAGCTCGATGAAGTTGATGCATTGCCACTCAGTGCTGCTGTAATTGTACCCGCACTAAAATTGCCCGATGCATCTCGTAATACAATCTGATTTGCTGTATTTGTACTTGCCGCTGTAATTGTTGCACTGTTTGCTTGGCTTGTAATTGTGGCAGCATTTCCTGTGCATGAACCAGATGAACCGGTTACATTTCCCGTGACGTTACCCGTGACGGCTCCAGTTAAAGGTCCCACAAATGATGTGGCTTCTATACTACGATTGAATACAAATCTATTCGTGCCATTTACATATAGCAGTGTTGGACTGCTATCGTATGAACCAATCGTGAAACCCGCACCATTTGCTGCAGAAGCCGTAGCAGCATCTTTTGCAATATTGATATTTAAATCCGCGATATTTAAAGTACTAGAATTTACTGTAGTAGTTGTACCTGAAACCGTAAGATTGCCTGAAACCGTCAAGTTTCCTGCAACTGTGCCTCCGCTGCTGATCTGAAGATAACGACCATCTAAATCTACTGATGCTAATCCAGTAATATGCCCATATGTATCCAGCGTAATATCCTGAATTACAGTTCCAGCCGAATTGTCAACTGAAGCCTGGGATGACGTATTATTGTGCGCAATGCTAACAGTTTTTGATACATTATCCGTAGTGATTACAATTCCGATAATGCTATCAACAGACGCCGCTGCAAGATTCAGCGTTGCCGTATTCGTTTCGGCAGTAACTGTTGTTTGTCCTGAAACTGCAATATTCTTAAAGATATTCTGCGATGAACCTTTATCCGTATTTGCAAGAGTAATCGTGAGAGGGTCAGGAGTATTCACTCCAAATGCTGCTGAACCAGCCTCAGTAGCATTCACGCTTAGACCCGCTGTACTGGCTACTGTGATCAAACCGTTATTACCCGGAGCAGTTGTACTCGTAATCGTAATTGAATCTGTGGCCGCATTCGTTGTAATTGCGATATTACTACCCGCAACTAGATTCACAGTGTCGTTATTTGTGTTGGCCGACACTGTGGATTGACCAGTGACTGCAAAGTTCTTAAAGATATTCTGCAGTGAACCTCTATCACTATTTGTAATTGTAATTCCTGCATTTTCCGACCCTGATCCAGATACCGTAATACCATCACCAGCCGCTGCGGTTGCAATATAATTGCCTGTTGTATCAGTTCCAAGAGCAACTGAGTTTGCTCCAATTGTTGTGGCGAATGATGCGGTAAATGGGCCCTCAGTACCTAAAGCACCTAAATTTGAGAGAGTGGCAGATCCGGATCCCGTTACGTCACCCGTCAGAGTGACTGTGATAACGGGCGAAGGCTTGTTATAAAGCGTATTAAAGTTGGCAGATACATCACTTGAACCAACAAGTGTCGTGGTACCTAATACCTGAAGATTTCCAGAGATAATTGTATTACCCGTGGCATCATCAATAGTAAATTTGTCAACCGCACCTGAGGTCTGAACTTTAAAGTCTGCACCTTTTACGGTCAACGATCCGTTTACCAAGGTTGAATCATCAGTAGCATTACCAAGAGTCGTACTACCCTGAACACCAAGAACACCTTGAATACTTGCAGTTCCCTTAACGCCTAGATCTCCGCTTATTACGGCAGAAGCTAAAGATAGAGGACCCTGAATATCAACGGTGCCCTGTAATGTAGCTGCACCTTGAACTCCGAGAGAACCTTTAAGTGTTGTTGCTCCCTGAACGCCTAATACACCCTGAAGATCGGTTGCGCCCTGCACCCCGAGAGTACCTTGAACCAAAACATTGCCCGAGAATGTTTTATTGCCATTAAAGGTAATACTACTGTTTCTGATTTCATTTGCTGCACCACGAAGAGTTGTTGCAGTGAAGTTAGAAAGAGCCTGTACACCAATATCACCCTGCAATTCGTTCACTGCGGCGGTCACATTTGTACGATCCACAGTGATCCCAGCATCGAGTAGAGCAATATCTCCTAGCTCAGTAGATACTGTATTGGTTTTTGTGCGCCAGGCCTCAAAGGTATCTGTACGATTGACAATTGTTAATGACATAGTATGTTTTACTTAGAAGAGGTGGACGCTGATAATAAAGATGAAACGAGAGCTTTAAGCTGGTATACTTCGGATTTTAAATTTTCAAATTCTAGAGCTTTGCTTTTTTCAGACTGTTTTGCGGAAATTCGATTCAGATATTCGTTTCTATTGGTATTTATAATGCCATTCGAAGACATATCTCTCTGAAGATTTTCGTGATCAATGACGGTTGCTCTTGGCATATTATTACGTCAATGCAATTGCTCTGAAGTTTCTAAGCGAAGGAACCTTGGATGAATTAGTAGAAGTCAACGATATTTTTACCGCAAATGCAGTAAATGCTGCAGGATCCACGTTGTATTCAACTTCCGAGAAGCTATTGGGATTGTCGGAAATTTTAATAGGTGATACCGGAGTAACGGGTCCAACCCATGGAAGAGCATCAAAGTTTTGATCCAGAGATGTTTGAACCTTATAATAAAGACCGATTCCCGCCTGAGGAGGATTATTTGCGAGAACGATGATACGCAGTGTTTCGGCAGGTTCGTTTAATTCAATTTTGCGAGTAATGTATTTCGACAGAGTAGATCCTCCTGAAGAAGCAGTTTCTGCAACAAAGGAAATTCCATGGCCATCCACGTCATTAAATCCACTTGCACCAGTTGCGTCAGGATTGTCAATACGATTTGCAATTGTAATCACAGACATACGATCTAGATCAATAACAGGACTCAGATTATCACGCGGCCCAGAGCGAAAGAATTCACCCTTCAGGAAGTAACTTTGACCGCCTGCTGGGAAACTTGCTGCAATATTTGGCGCAGAAGTAATTACTTGAGGAGTGCTAAATTCTGATGTGGCATTCACTCTCGTTTCAACATATGCTGCCAATGTATGCTGCGATTCTGTACCAGCCAAAGATTTACCCGAAGTAACTCGAGTTGACCATTGAATGTCCGTTGAAGGAAGAATAAGATCCTGAACAATTGGATTGATGTAGTTGAATGTTTTATTCTCTGTTGCACGTACTGCAGAGCCTCCAGCTCTTCCAGTTGCATTTGCCGTGGCTGAATTGCTTACAATTACATCAATCGTATAACTATCCATGGTTACTGACTGAATTGTATGCGTTGCATTTAAATCAGCAATGAGAATGTTATTCAATGCTGAGCTTGCGGTTGCTGCAATTCCAGAGAATGTGACCTTTGAGTTTGCAAAATGGCCATGATTCTTGTGGAATACTCGGATCACCTTTGAACCTGAAACAGTATAGATTGCATCAGTTCCGAGAAGTCTTGTTGGAATTTCAGCATTGTGAAAGACTGCAACTCCAGGTTGATCCGTAAATACGCACCGACGAATTACAAACTTAATGTCTTTTGTTTGTTCCGGAGTCCACGTTGAAGCGTTTGCCGATTTAAACATGACACCATTATAAGGTTGTTCAGTGATTCGGTATGTTGTATTCGTGACATCATTCTGCCCAAGTTCTGCCACCCACAATTTATATTTGTCCGAATTAGTCATGACAACAAAACAGTATTCAACACCACCCGTAAGATACACGGGTGATTCAAAGGTGAAAGTTGTTGCTGTTGCCGCGGTTGAACTGAGTGACACTGCACTTGCAGCCTTTGTCACCTTCGAGAAAGGTACGACAGTCTGCGTAGGTGCGCCATTCATCATTGTTCGAATTTCTACAGAAACTGGAGCAGGAGATGTTGCAGATTCATCTTTTTCTTTAAAGTATAAATCAATACCGGATAGGAAAATACCACCCTCGGTATCAATTAAAATTGATTGGGCAAGAGGGTCTGACCAACGGATCCGACCGCCTTGCTCTTCATCCCATGGATCCGGTTCTGGAAGTGTGAAAACCTCTTCAGGTGGCGGCTCTACTGGGGCTGGTGGCTCTACGACAACTGGAACCTCGACGTCAACAGGAGGAACAGTGCTACGATCCCACGAATTAGTCAGTGATGTTATTCTATGCGAAACAGACTGAGTTGTATTTGAGATTGCAACAGGAATATCCGATACGGCTGAACGGCTAAACACCGGAACTTTTGTTGAGACGACCTGATTTTCCACTGTATTCATTAGCCCCTGCGCAAAATATACACATTCTGCGGAAGTGTCGCAGTGACGAGTGTCATTCGTTACGCTGTCCGTGAGTCTAAAATTCCGTTGGCCCGTCTTAAACTTAACAGCGGCTGTATTTGGAATAATAAAAGAGCCAATGATCTCGCCAACGCTATCACTAACCAACGTTGTGGCTCCATCCGGATGAGCAGTCTGATTTAAATAATTTGCTGTATTTGTTGCTGTCGAATATTCAACGAAAGAACTTTCCTCGCGAATATAATCTGCAAGACTAATACCATCAAAGAAAGCATAGACTCGAGTATTTGGCTTTAACCGGGTCGCCTTAAAGTAGATTTTCCGTGAGCGAATGAATGGTACAAAATTAATTTCAACAACACGATCTCCCATATTCGTAAGAACCGTATCGGGTACCACTGAAGTACGAACTCCAGATCGATTCAATGTTCCTGTTTGTGTGGCCGTGATTGTTGTTGCAACGTCTGTAATTACTGTGGTCGAACCGACGATACCATCTCCTGAATTTACAGCATTTGCAGTAACTTCATTGGCAGAAGAAGTGGTCTCTCCTGTCCAATTTGTCTGCCATTCATTCCAGACAGTACCAATTGCACCCGCAGCATCCGCCATCTGTATGAGACTGTCGTAAATTCCGGTTTGATCGATAACGACATCAGGCGCACGGAGTGTTTCTTTCCATTCATCCGAACCAGGTGAAAGAACTACGTCTCCGGTCCAAGAAAACACCATGTATGGATTTACATTCTCTGCGTAAGAAGCGTATGGCTGAGAAATATAGTTAGCGGTATAATAGTTTAATGTTAAAAGCGATCCAGTCTTTCTTACATTTGATGAAACGCCGGAATTAAAAATAAGGCGAAGATTGTCTTCATAGAACATTGGACGCAGGCGCCCTGCTGAACGATCCATTGATACGCTATAGTCGTTGTTTGTGACTGCACCTACATTTGAACCATAGAAGCTGTCTACCACAAATCCATTTTTAAACCGATTTCCGGTGGCATCAAAGATTTGAGTACTTGCTGTGTCTTTTTCCAGCAATGAAAGAGAGGTATAATATTCTAAATTTGTGACTCGTTTTTCAATTTTACCAATATCTCGCATCGTATAGCGCTTATTGTCAATCATTGTCGGAATCGTATCCGCATCGCTGAATGTATAAGCACCAAGACGAATGATGTAAAGAACCATTGCATCTTTCGGATCTTCTGGTGCAACTGGATTAATAGCAGAAGTACCCTTTACAACACCGAACTGTCCGTCTCCCGTAACATAAATCTTATCAACTCGCGGAAGATAATGTTGAATATCCGTGGTCATAATACTATTGGTCTGGAATAGCGTTACGAGCGAGGAGTTTGTTCCTGAAAAATTTGCACCATCATTTCCCTTTGTGGGTCTAAAATCGATGGCATCGCGCAGCTGAATAAATCCATTTGAAGACTGATACGATGGAATTGCACCGTAATCAACACTATACGAATTAACAGAGAAATAGTCTCCGCCGCCATGAGTAAAATTCTTCAAAACAACTAATAACTGACCCACCGGAGCTGGGACGTTGTACTTTAATTGAATTCGAGCTTGATCGTAAAAATTATCACGTTGACCATTATCGACAATATAACGATCCGTCACATTTAGATGCTCATTTGTTGCAGCTGTACCTAAACCTGGAGACATATAGATTGCACTTACTTCGAACAAATCTGTTACTCCAAGAAGATCGTAACTACCCGCAGCTGTGTTTGGTGTTGCAAAGGCGACATTTGTATTTGCAGAGAGAGTTTTAGTCTTTTCAACAATATTTCGGCGAGTAGGAGCAATAATGTTTGCGGTTATACTTGTTACGCCACTGTATGTGAGGGTGACGCTTGAACCGCCACCCACAAGGGCGACTGCGCTTGGTACAATGAACTCACCGCTATTACCACCGCTAGCGCGTACTGTTATGTAATCCGCGGGTGTTGTTGATTGAAAAATTTCGTTTGTAATTGCCGAAAGTGTGCATACAGAACTACCGTTAATGCTAACTGCATCAAACTTACGTTTTACATAGTATAAATTGTCATTCGTAATGTCATCGAGACTGCGAAGTGAATTTACAGTATTGACTGGTAATGCAAACACGAGTGAATTGTTTGATGTATCCTGTAAACCAGATCGTAACGAACCGGAGGGTATAACATCAGCCACATTTGCAGTGAAAGCAGCACCATATCCACTCTGCTGCAGAGTAACAATATCATTGTTAAACGTATAGCCAGCATTCATCTGTATATCGAACAGATACAGTTTGTAAATTGCTGCTGAAGTGTTGACTGTTCCACTTACATATTCGATGGCTCTTGCACGTGCAGTACCACGAACGGTCGTACCGCTATCTTTAAGATTGATTGTGCTAAAATTGACGATGTCGGGAAGACTTACAACTGTATCAATGTAAATATAATTTCCAAGAGGTAAAAGAGTCGAAGCTGCATTCAGGAAGTTTTCGTCACGAGCCTTTTCAACCTCAACATAGACAGTTGATTCACTTGCAATTCGATATCCCTTTACGTATGCAACAGAAGGTTCAAGACCGACTGCCAAGCGAGCATCTCCAAAGGTGTTGGCTGCGCCATCAGTAGTTAATTGAAGAGGATAGAGTGCTCTGAGTTGAGCAGTTGTATAACGTCCACCATTGCTTCCGGTATTGCGTAATTCACGCACATTCACCTGAAAAGGACGTACCGTGTAATTGCCAGATTCTTCAAAGGTTCTTTGGGCAAGAATATCTCCAAGTTCAGAGTATTCTGTACGTGCGGTTGCTTTAACGTCACCATTCTCGATCACGAGCAACTGAATGATATTTGCCTCGACTCGTGAGGAAAGTAATAATGGTTCTTTTGCTAGTGTCAGAGTAATCTGATAACGATGAGCTCCTGGAGCTGAAGCATTTGGAGAACCTGCCGCATTGTCAGTGAGGGTTGAATCTGTTGAAGATGTGACAACTTGTTCAAGGACCTTATATACGACACGAGCATTTACGTTCGTGGTGTATTTTTCTAGAATAATACTTGCAGCTGGAGTATAAACAAAATTGCCCGAAACGAAGAACACGCCTTCATTTACTGAAACCCGAGTTCCGAGGCCAGTCGGAAGAACTCCAGATGCAGTGGCCTTTACTTTAAAGAGCGTGGCTCCACTATCGCTTGCCGTAAGAACTTCTTCCGGAGCAAAAACGAGTGTTGTATTATTTGTTCCGGCCTTTGTGTACTTTACAAAAAGCGTAAGAGGATCCGGTGACGCTGTTGCAGTCACATCAAGAACTGTTGCCGTGACACCGCTTGTTCCGCCCGTGAGAACTTTGCCAATGACTGCGGCGCGTCTTCCAGCGGTGTCGGATGTGTATGACGCACCCGCATTTGAGAATGTAGTTTCACATTTAACATATGCAAATCCGGTATCCAGAGATGCAAGACCCCCGATTGCAGGAGAACCATCCTTAAAAATATGCCGACCAAATCGATCGATCTGAGCCTGAAGCGCGGTCTGAAGTTGTGTCAGTTCTCGAGTTTGTACCGAGACGCCTGGACGAAACAAAATCCTTTGATAGTTTTTTGTTTCATCATAATCATCATAATAAGGCGCAACATTGTATGTTTTAATTGGCATATTCGGAAATATTAAAATTCGGTGATAACCTTGATATCTTCAATCTGTGAGGCAGAGCGGTTAATCGGTGCACGATTTTCAACAAAGATGATTTTTCCAGAGAATCTATCTACTTCAGGATTCTGTAATGAAGCAATGACTCCCGTTCCAGTGCTGCTCTGGCCCGTGATTGTTTCCGTTGTTATAAAGGTTCCATATCCAGTTTTATCATTTTGATGATAACGAACAACACCAGTTGCACTATCCCACGAATCAAGGTATGCAACGGCTCCACTTGTTCCACCTGTAAAATAATTACCAACCACCAGAGCAGAAGAACCCGTGAGAGTCATGCCTTTCAGAGCCTTTAGCGTTGATGCTGTTGCGACTGTTGTAGTTCCGTAGGTGAATGGATTTTTCACAATTCCCAATTGGCGAAATGAGTTATTAATGATAAAATCAGAACCTTCTGCACCCGTGAGGCTTATGCTCAGGCCGCTATAAAATCCGCCTAATTCCTCAACTGGATTTGATCCATGACCATTTGCAGGAGAGAGAACCGCTCTGACTGTGGCCGCAGTTGTAAAACCACCACCGCTCAATACTACATTTGCAACACTGTAGTTAGATCCAGCATTTGTATTAAAGCCCGAACCAGTTGTTGTAACTGTTACTCCTGTTACAACACCACCAGCAATTGTTGCTGTGGCAAGAGCACCGGTACCATCACCAACTACTGTAACTGTTGGAGCAGTAGCGTATCCTGTACCGCCACTCGTGACAACATAACGATAAATTTTACCTTTAAGAGCTGCAATATTTGCATTTTGATTTGCATATTGCGTTTGATCAGCTTCACTTAGATCTCCAGCAACACCAACAGTCTTCGTCACGGTCGTCACTGAACCAGACGTTGACGATGTTGTGACAACCGGAAGTGTTACTGTTTTGACAGGAACGTAGAAATTAGTAAGGAACTTTACAGCATCCACCGTTGGAACAGTGTACATGTATTTCCAAAGATATCCATCACCCAGCAGAACGGGTGCAACTGTTGCGGTATCTACTGGTTTACTTGTGCTTGTTCCTGCACCAGCCCTAATGCACTTGTAGACCTTATACTCGTCGGTAATAATGTAATATGGTTTCGAATAGATGTCAGGATCTTGATCATCCCATGCAACATATGTGGCCCCCGATACCCATGTGAGTGAAATATCAACATTTGAAACGGAAGCATACCGTGGCATAACATTACTAACATCACCAGCACTAATTTTCTTTAATGCGGACATATTCTGATATGCGTCATTGATTTCAACGACAGTATCTAGAGGTGTGGGTGATTCTGAATCTGCGGTGGTTGCAAGATTGGCTGACCACGCATCTGATTTACCCAGAAATAGATAATAGCTGTTTGCAAGATCCGCGACGGAATCCTTGAAGTTATTTGCGTTGAGCGTACGGAAATGAGAAGTGATAATAGCAGCCATAGTGAGGATCTTTAGGGGATATTAGAGAGAGTAATGAGAGAACCTACGTTACCCCAAGGTATTTGGTTATTTATATCAGTTGAGTCCGCCTGTTCAATCGTATAATTTGCATAAGAGTGCATTTCTGTACCTGGATCAAAGAAATGAGCAATACTCTGGTATCTTTTTACTAACATTTCGGGATGTGCAGAATTAGCCGGAACAATTGGTATTTGATCAAACAGAAGGGTAAAGTGAGTTCCCTTGAATACTGTTGAATCATAAACCGCAGTCATAACGCCAAGTTTATGAGGACTGAGCAGACTAGCACCAGTAAAGATACTCCGAAGATATGCGGTATCAGCGTTCTTCTTTGGAAACGGGATCATTGCCTGAGGAACTACAAAAGACTGATTCCAGACCATCGTGGCAGTGTCAATGGTACCAGCCTCAATTGTACATAACCATGCAGTATTTCGATTCTGGACGGACCCGTGAGGAATAAACACAAATGCTGAAACCAGCTCATCACGAGTATCAGCGTCGGTGGTACGAGTCCATGCTCCGGCGTTTACTTGATAGATGCCATTCTCAGAGGTAGTTGTTTGATTCTTCACTAAAACACGATCTCCCGCAATTACAGCCAGACCGTCAATTGTCTGAGGGCCACTCAAAGTAATATTTGCTGTTGTTGCCGCAACACAACGTTCTTTTCTACTAAATGGCTCGCCGGAAATGCCATCGGTAAGACTCTCGGCAAATCCAACAAAAACCGGTACTGCCAAATCTTCATCTGAAATTAATCCAGGTTGATGAGTATGCATCGAACTATAGATTCGAACATCGTCTCTTCCATCAATGATATCTAAAAGTTTAATGTTTAAATTTTCGAGTGTGAGAGGAACGGTAATACCATTTATTCTCTGATAGCCAGATAACCACAGATCTAAGTCCTGAATAATGTCAACCGGAAAGGCATTTACGTTTTCAATAAAGATAACGATCTGACCAAAGAAGATAAATCCAGCAGGGTGTACTAAACGATTAAATTCATTTTTCCAGGTATCCGTGTTATTGCCCGTCTGAATCACGTAAGAAAATTGTTGATAAAAATACGAATCCTGAAGCTTTATGGTGTCCGAAAGAAATCCTTTGTTATCGACATAACCGCCCGAAGAATATCCCGTAAGCGTATTGCCGCTATAGTTTGGCCTCAACGCATTTGGATCCCAATTACCTGAAGATGGTATCAGCATATCCTCACGAGGGTAATATATCTGTACATTATCCTGAAAGAGGATTTTAAAAAATAAACGAATGGAATCAACCGAACCTCTTACGGAATAATACTGGAGTAAGCTTTTGTATAGTTTTACCTTGTCAATCTGTACGTTTTTAGGAATTGCAGCAGCAATTTCTTTTTGTAAAAGTGTCAAATATTTTTCGTCGACAAGGTCAATATCACGAGCATTGTTAATCGAATTAATCTCATAACTTGGATTCCCGGACAAATTCATGTAGTCGTAATAACTCTTCAGCAACTCAATGAGTGCTGCTGACTTATCGCGTAGACCCGAAGGAATTAAAGATTCTACGCGAGAAGTCTCTTTTCTTTTCCGACGAGTGCTAGCAAGAGTTTCGATTGAATACGCCATATAAAATATTACCGATGACGTGACGTTGTTGTATAGACCACAGCGCCAGAAGAGCCCGCAACCGCAATCGTATCATTTTCACCCACCACAACGACTTCTTGCAAATCAATTGAAAGAAGCTGGTTTCTTTTTGGAGCAATGTCATTTGAGTTCGGAACCACAGTAAACCGAATTGGCGTAGTCGTATCTGTTATAAACCCAGAAATCGTAATATTGCCTGTTGCTGCATATAACATTCCGACTTCCTTCACTTTTTCCACAGCTCCGTTCACAAGTTTGCACATGAAGATTTTTCTATCGTATGATCCTTCAACCACAAAATCTCTAAAATAATGTTCAATGCCACCCACCAAAAAGGCATTTGTTGAGAGTACAAATGAATCAGAAGAACTCTGATAAATCGGACCTGAAAAATTTAAATCAAAGTAATTGTTATTTGTATTGGATGGAGTGGCTTCTTTATACATGTAGACACGAATCGTAGAATTCAGAATTGAAGGTTCCGAAGTATCAATTTGTCTTAAGAGTTTTGAATGACGAAACACTCCATCGAATTTTAAAAGATCGTCATTGTTATACGCAATTATTGCTTCGCGTACTATTGTCTGCAATTCAACAAGAGCTCTATCTGTTAGATTGCCATTGTATTTAAAAAATACATCCAGCTCGAGGTAGGTATATTCTGGATCAACTAGAATAGGAGTGATCGAAACGACGTTTTTACCCGCAAGAACAGAAGATAAAATTGTAGTTTTCTCAGCGGTTGTAAGAGTTTCAGCTCCAATGGGTTTTACAGAAATATAAACCTTTCCGAAATTTGGAACAATATCATCTTCTCCACCCCATACTGAAATTGCCTCAACGTTTGCTACATTCTTTAAGATGATTGCACGATAGTCATCCGCCGTGACTGCGCGGTTCTGTGCAGTAAAGGTAAGAGGTGCATTATAGCGAATTGATTCAATTGATTCACGTACTCCTCCACCATATGAGTCTACGGCAACAGTCACCGCAATATTGCTATAGCCCGAGATGGTATCAACGGAAGTAAATAGATTGGCTCCGTCTGCAACTGTTCCATCTGTATAGACGTATTCGATCTCGACAATGTTATTTGCGGTTGGCATCTTGCCCAGAATACCGTCTCCAAAGTAAATCTCATAGAGTCCCTGAGGAGTTTCCTGTAAGTAATAAATCTGAGAATTCTCGTTGATATTTACGAGTGATGTAAATTGCGTATAGATTGAATATGAATCGGATTCAGTGTTCGCCTTTAATCTGACGCGCATTGTACTTGTATCAATATTTGCATCTGGAATTTCAAATTTCTGATTTCCAAGTGAGGTATCAACTCGATAGATCATTCTCTTGAGCGTACCCTGACGAACAGGAATATTTGTAAAAGTGTATTTACCTCCATTTATTGGTTCAACATGCGATTCAAGAGCAACAAAGTAATAGCGAACTTGATCCACAACAGTAGAAAACCGAGTTCCGCGTAGGATTGTTGCCTGATTTGCAACTGTAGATCCTGGAGTGACTACAACATTAATAACTGCCTTTGATGATGCCAATGATCTTGGAACATATCCTAATAGCTTTGCATGAGAGACTACATTTCCACGAATCTGTGCTGAATCTAAAAACGTCTCATTCAAAGAGAGATGCGCCACCATTGCATTATAGTGAGTATTATATGCGAGCACATCAAGAAGAACGGAAAGACCCGAGCCATTAAAATCCCAATCATTGTATTTTGATTGTGACCGAAAGTGGGCTTTGATTGAATCCTTGATTGCGGCAAAATCAAGTTCGGAGACGTTGAATGAAGACATATGGCAAAAATTAAATTAGCGGAGACGTGAGAGATAAAGCGTGATATCTACTTCAATGTTTTGGGATATCACTCGAAATGATAAATTTACGTGATATCTGTTTCTGTCCGAATCATCTATCACCTCCGCAATAATTGAATCGATTCGAGGTTCATTTTTTTGAAGAACTTCAAGAATTGATTGTTTTAAACGGATGATTGTAATGATATCAGCAGGTTCAAACAGAATGTTACTTAAATTTGATCCTAGATTTGGCCGAAATGGGCGTTCATGAAAATTAGTGAATATCAAATTTTTGACTGCATTAATAACAGCGTCAGTATCTGTTAAAGGCATAATATCATGAAAAATAGGATGGAGAGTCAATGACAGATCCAGGTCAGAATACAGACGCTTGCTCGAAACGACGGATGCTTTCTGACCCGATGTGTTATAATCCGAGAAGGTTTGAACAGAATTTGCCATGAAGAGTGTAGCCTATTTATATGAATTGTCTAGACTCTAGGTTTATTGGCCTCTGCGCCATTAGCACTTGCAACTGCCGGAGTTACTTCTGTGGTTAATGTTGCTGATGCTGCTGCAGTTGCTGCTGAATCTGCTTCAAGTTCCGCCGCCGAAGCTTTTGCAAAATCAAGAGCAGCTCCAGCATTCGACAGAAGCGATCCTGGAGACTGTACTAATTGCGTGAAGGCATATGCCTTCTTCACCTGAAGAAAAATGCCTGTTTGTGGTATTGCTGGAATAATGCTATCCAGCGTCGGCAGTTTTATATTTCGACAGTCTAATTTGGCCAACTTGTCTTGTATTGCAGTGAGTAGTTTTGTAAAAGCAGCAACCGTCCTCATGTATAATTCTACCAGTGCTATATACTTGGCATATGCTCCGCCAGCAATCTTTTTTGCCCATTTAATTAGTTTTTTAAGACTCGTTGGGGGAATTGCGAGCTCGGCCTGACGCGCAAGTTCTTCTAACATTGTTTCAAGCTGTAGTTTAATCATCGCCTGAATGTCTTTTATGAGTTCCTCGAGTGCACTGCAATCTGGAATTTCTACAATTTTATCGGCCAATTTGTTAATCTGATCAATTGGATCATTTGATGCGTTTGTCATAATTTATGTTTCCTATATTGGTGTAATTCCGGTAATGATGCCGTTCGTAATTTGAACAACACTGTTACCGCATGTCACAGTTCCAGATGCGCCATTTCCGCATCTGACAGATCCATTTAGATCTATTGTTGCATAGTTTAAATTGATTCCATTGGATGTGAGACTCACAATTGTTCCATCCGTATTGTTTGCGGCTAAATTTCCATTCGATTTAAGTTTATTAGTGTGAGTATTTGCAATTGTTTTTGATGAATTTATACCTCGCTCAGCATCAATGTGATCGGACTGCGCTATCTTTGATTGGCGATGACCGTGAATATATTCGGTTTTATCTCCCCGCACCTCGAGATGATAATTTCCTCCAACGTACTGCCTGAGATTGCCATCAATTGTCATGTTAACATTACCTTTGCCTCCGCCATCAGTTGACGAAGCTCTTACGTGTATGTAATCATCACCAATAATTACTGTTTGATTAGATCCAACGACCGTTGTTATTTTATTTCCCTTCTTATCAATTTCTGTATATGTTCCTGATTTATGATAATCAAGTAATCGTTCATGGCCCGGTGTATCATCAACTTCAAAAACATGGCCCGATTCACTTTTAAAAACGTGATTTTTAGGATATTCTGGTTTTACAGTATCACCGATATTCCAATTGGTCATTTTGTATGCTTCTGGTTCTGACGCCTGTCCCGTCATGGGAGGACGCTGAGCAACTGGAATGTCTGTGCCTAAATATTTTTCTCTGGACTTATACGCCTCAGATTCGGCAAATTTAGTTCTGGCCTCAAGCGGAATATCAGGAGTTCCTAATTTAGCTGGAAGAGGATACTTTCCGGCGGGATCAGAAAACCCCTTTGTTTTATCCGGCTGTTGTTCCGTCATTGATGGAATTGTACCAAGAACAATTGGATCTTGAGCAGATGGTCCGTCGCGGAAGAAACCAATTACCCAAGAACCGGGCAGTACTCCTGTTGCGGACATTCCAATTCCAGACATTGATGCAGAATTTACAGGAGTCATAACTGAAGCCCAGGGTAGGTTTTCTGTTTTAATGAGACCCCGATCATCTGTATGATAACCAATGCAACGAACTCTTATGCGTCCCATCTGCAAAGGATCATTCACATCTTCCACGACACCGGTGAACCAGGAGAAGACGCCACCTATAAAACTATCTGGGGAGTAACTCATACACTTAAAACATCCATCGAATATGCATCGGTATTTGCACGAACCTCGCAATAATATTGTTGTTCAAATTTATGAACGACCGAAGTGATTAAATAGTATCCGCTAAACATTGCCTGATTCTCAACGATCTCCTTTTTATTTGGATCTTTTGTTGGCTTAAAGGTTGATCTTAATAACAATTTGACAATTTTACCCGAATGAAAATCAAGGTCACCCGTAATAGTAAAGTCATGGGATATAAATTGCATGTTTTCGTTCACTGAATTTGCAATATTTATAAATTTATTTTTTGTTGCACTATGGTAATTGTTACTGGTTCCAAGTGATTTTTCGTTTAACGAAATGTAATTGATATTGGCATTACTAAAATCTGAAAGTGCTGATCCAATTCCAGTTTCGAATAACTTTTCCTGTGCATTAATAATTTTACCATCGAATCCGGATGTAGCTTCATTTATTTTATTAAACGGTTCGCGTGTTTCCGGAGTAAATGAATCGGAAAGCGAAGAATTTGCTCCAATTTTTGCCATCTTTGGAAATTCTACACGATAATCAAAATCAAGAGTTTCAATTTTTTTTGACGAAATATTTACATAAACAGATTTTGAAGCATAGGCTCCATTTATACTAGACAAATATTTTGATATTCCGACGTTTGAAGCCAGATTTAAAATGCGGCCCTTTCTCTGATTAAAATCTTCAGTGGTTCCAACCTTGTACTGAAAGAACTGTCCATCAGTATATTCATTAATATTATTCTCTTTGGCTTTTGCATTAATATCCATATGCGATTCGATATGAATTTTTCCATCAAGCGTTTCATAGCAATACCATGGGCTTCCATGAGAATCATAGCAGCGGCGAAGGACCCACATAATAGCGTCTATTGGGTTTAAATTTGGAACAATAAATGAAACTAACGGTGAAGACTGTTTACTCTGAACAATATCTAATGTATTTACTTTTAAATCCTCGGTTAACGTAGTCTTAATAAAATCAGCCATAGTGCCACTAAATGCCCGTGAAATCTTTTTAAGTTTTGATAGGTAAATATGTCGAGATACTCCCTTTATAGTATAAACCTGAATTCTATTCTCCATTTTTCCATAGAGCGGATATTCAGTAACAAAAAACATTCTACTTATTGTTTTAGGCTTTTGATTAGCATCGTCTAGCTGACTACCCTGTGTTAAATTTACTGTAATGGTTTCTTGGCCTGTTAATTCGCCAATTTCGAAAAAATTAATAGAATCTTTTATACTAATTGAAAGAATCAATCCTGCATGATATATGCTCTCGGTAATTGAAAAATCAGTTTGCATTGAAGTCAAATCATATGTTTGACCATAATGATTTTCAAGAACAATACTTGTAATTCGATATGCTTCCGGAACGTGAAGTTCGTTAGCATCTCTTTTTTCTAAATTTGCCGTCTTACTCATGAGGCATTTTTATTAATTAAACTGTAGTACAGCTGAACAAACTTATAGATGTAATTAGGATGGATGATTCGAATCTTTGATCTTTGTTCATTTACTTCAATTTCATATGCTCGGTTTGAAACTGCAGTAAGATCCGCATCGCCTGTTCCAACTTGATTTCCTGGGCCGACATCATTGATTCCTTGTTCATCAACATGCACACTATTATAGGATATTAATCCCTCACTATTTAAATAGTGATGCGGGGCATCCGGAGAACTATAAACTTTATATGATGTAATTTTATCACCTGAATTCTGGCCAGTAATGATTTCGGTATCCTGGAACAACCTCTCAACCTGAGTAATTGATACATGCGCTCTGGAGCATTTTGACGTGGCTCCAATGAGAGAAAGACCTGCCGTAAAACCCCCAGATACGTATCCAACCATGAGACTTGTTTGTGATTCAACTTCAAAAATAAGAGCGGATCGAATTGTTCCGTTTGGCAGAGTCATAGAAATACTTTCTCCCACAGTATATGTGGGATGAGCAGTTCCAGTTCCAGTTCCAATTCCAGTTGCTGTAAAAACAGAGCCAACAGTGTTTATTACTGCCCCTGGAAATGTTGTATTCCCAACTGTTACAATTTTATAATTTGCCCCTATAACGAAGGAACCCGCAGTTACTGCAACAGGTGCAGCAACAGTCAGGCGAAATTGAGCAAGAGTAACTGCCTGAAGCTGACTTTGTTGGATATTTTTACTTATTACAATCCCGCGTGCACTAGAGGTACTTCCAAAAATCGTTTCACCAAACAGAAATCGATTGGCTAAAGAATTTGGTTGGTCAAAAATTAAGCCATCGCCGGTTCGAGATATGTATGGACGAGTTTCAATTATAATTCCTGGATATTCCTCCGCAATATATTCAATTAATTCTTGGTCTGGCATTGGCCAACCTGAGATTCCATTCTTTAGATGTTCGTTTATCAGAAAAAACACCCAGTAATATTCCGATGTACCATAAAGCGAATTAGATACAATGTCTGGACGTTCACCGTCTCTAATCTGATAATTAATATACGTTGTAATCTCATCGAAATATTGTTCATTCGCCTTTACAAATCTAAACAAATCGACGATATTTGTATCGATGCCGTTAGAATCAAAATCGTATGGTATCTTAGGGAACTGTTGAAAGAATGGCATGAGAATAAATTAGGATTTTCTTCCTTCGGACAATTTTTCAATATCCGCAAGAGTAAGCGCTCTGGTTTCTTCGAATGTTAACTGAACATCTGTTTCGACTGGATGTCCATCCGCGTGAAACATATTACCGCTACTGTTATACACCGAGCTCATTCCTGTAAGGTAACAGTCATATATCCCTGGAAGTTTTGTATTTTCTGAAGCCGTGGATCCATCGTAAAAATGTATATTCCATATTGGAGGATATGTTAAAATTAAATCATTTCCCATCGGATACATATTTTGCCGAAATCTTTTTATAATTTCAGTAATTGCATCTGCTTCTTTTTTATCCTTTGGCATCATTTTAAATGAAAACTGAAACTGTCTTATTGTACTATTCTGAAATGCCGTATTTGTATTTGGAGCAACAACCTGACGAGAACCAAAATCTATAAAATTGCTAACATTGTCAAATCCTGTAATTTTAGCCGCAAGTGATGCAACTGCAGCACCATTTGCGCTTCTCATTTTATTCATCAGTGTTCCGGCAGCAGCACCAATTGCTCCGCCAGCTCCAGACATAAATCCACCTTCATTCACGGCTGCCGTTGTTGCTTTTGCGATTGTGGAACCAATAATTCCAAGATCAATGGCGGAATACTGCATATTGTCCGAAAAGGAAATACCTGGAGGAATTGGAAGATAGATAGATCTTTCTCCAGAAGCACCCTTTCGGGCAACAAAACCTATAAAGGGAAGCGCGCGAGCGGTAGTAGTAAGGTTAGATGGAAATAGAAGAGGTGGTTCTGATCTTGTCCATATCTTTGGGTCGCCCGCATATTCTGAAATTGATGTTCCATTCTGTTGTCGAAGCGTCACCCCGTCAGTATTCTGTCGTTCTGTTAATGCGGCAGGTGACGCGGTGTTTGGTGGGTCACCTGCTATATTGCCTTCATTTTCGTAACTACGGTCATCATTACGATTAATCTTAGACTCATTAACACTTGGAGGCGGTGCCTCTGCAATTATAGGGGCCGTTTGCGCAGCTTTTATGGCCGCAGTTTTGTTTACCATCGCCTGAGTATTGCTTGTTGCATCTGCAATATTTTCAAAGAAGTTACCCAGGGATTTGACCAGAGCTCCAGCAGGATCCGATGGATTCGTGGTACTAACTGGCATGAAATACAAGCCTGGCATTAGAGTGCACTCCTAACTTTAAATTTGGTTTGCATAAATAGCATTTTAACTATTTATATGGCATACCGAGGTCGATTCAGCCCAAAGAACCCAAGTAAGTACAGAGGTGACGTGATTGGCATTGTCTATCGCTCGCTCTGGGAACGACAACTTTTTCGGTGGTTAGACGAACAATCTTTTGTTGCATCATGGTCATCCGAGGAGGTTGTAATACCATACCGATGCAAAACGGATGGTCGAATTCATAGGTACTTTGTGGATGTCAAGTTTGAATTTACGGATGGTCGCATTATGTTAATTGAGGTGAAACCGTCAAAGGAAGTGAGTCCGCCAAAGAATACTGGAAGAAAGACTCGTAGATACATCACAGAGGTTATGACGTATGCAAAGAATATCTCAAAATGGGAGGCGGCCACTGAATATGCTGCGGATCGGGGATGGATCTTTGAAATCTGGGATGAAAACATGTTAAGGAAACTGGGTATGAAGATCCTTTAGGATTGTGATATAAATAGATGATCTATGGCAGTCTCACTCTTCACTACTCTCGAAAAAGAGTTCACCACGACGGGATTCGAAAAGCGTTCCGCCCAGGCTCGAGCCTGGTTCACTGAAAGAGTTAAAGAACTGAATGGTAGAATTAATAGAGTTAAACTGTTAAAAGATGAAAATTTAACAGTTCGATCGATGCCAATATGGGGATCAATGTACATGTTTGCATATGATCCCAAGCTAAAGAAAGAATTACCCTATTACGACCGTTTTCCTTTAGTATTAGTCATTCAGCCAGCAGAAGGCGGGTTTCTGGGTCTCAATCTTCACTATCTACATCCAAAAATCCGTGCAAAGTTTCTGGACAAATTGATGGGAACAATCTCGGATGATAAACTCACAGAGAAAACTCGTTTAAAGGTTCGTTATAGCCTCCTTGCTTCGGCAAAGAGACTTCGTGAATTTGCGCCATGTTTAAAGCATTACCTCAAGAGCCACATGAAAACCCGAGCTTCCCAGGTGTTTGCTCCGGAATGGGAGACGGCAATATTTCTTCCAACCGAACACTTTAAAGGTGCCACGAAGAATAAGGTATGGCTCGAATCACGCAAACAATTTCAGAAAATTTGATCTAAATGGCAACACTAGTCGACAATATTCTTGGATCCAAAATCGGTAACGCCATTCTTGGTAACTCGATTGACAATTTAAAGACCTCGCTCATTAAACATGGGGGAGTTGCTCATGAAAATCGGTTCACTGTAAATTTTTCTCCGCCAAAACAGTCCTTGTTTAATTTAGATCTACGTAATATTGTCACATCCGCTCTTTCTGGGACATTTAATGCAAAGAATCTGATTAACGATTACAGAGACATTACAATCCTGTGCGAATCCTGCTCATTGCCCGGAAGACAAATCATGACTTTGGATTATCAGTTAGAAAAACACGCGGTAAAGCGGCCCTACAGTTTCTTTAACGAAGAGGTCAATTTTACCTTTATTCTCACTGGCGATTATTACATGAAGAAAATTTTTGATAAGTGGTCTGAAGAAATCATGGGATTTAATAATTATCGTCTTAACTACATTAAAGACTTTGCAGTTGACGTTACAATAACCCAGTTAAATAAGAAAAATCTTCCCATCTATACTGTGGTCTTGCACAACGCATATCCAGTTACATTTAATTCAATTGTACTTGACAACACCGCGGAAAATTCAGTTCAAAAGTTTTCCGTGACCATGGCCTACGAAAACTTCTTCGTGGACAAAGTTCCTACAAGCAAAAACGCAAGCGTAACACTTGGACCTCTTAAGGTTTTAGAACTTGGAGTGTAAAAATTTTACATTTTATAATACTTTTCGATTGATTAACAACTAAATCATACCTATATGCCACTACCGATTATTGAAACACCGAAATATGAAACAAAGCTTCCTTCCACCGGAAAGAAGGTTTTTTACCGTCCATATCTCGTCAAAGAAGAAAAGATGCTCATGATTGCACTTGAGTCTGCTGATTCAAAGCAGATCATGCAGGCAGTCAAAGATACGATTTCAGCATGCACATACAATAAGGTGGATCCGGGTGAACTACCTATTTTTGATCTGGAGTATATGTTTCTTCGGCTTCGGGCAAAATCTGTGGGAGAAATCTCGAAGCTCAATCTAAAATGTACCAGCTGTGAAAAGAACACTCGTGTTGATGTAAATTTAGATGAAATTAAGATTGATGTAAAGAATCTTCCTTCTAACACAATTCAACTGACTGACACAATTGGAATCACAATGAATTGGCCCAAAGTTGATTTAGTTGCTGAGTTTAGTGGTGAAGGTGATCTGGAGAAACAGAATAAAGCAGAATTGGCTTTTAATATCATTGCTGGATGTATTGAATCTATCTTTGATAGCAAGAGGGTCTATCCCGCAAAGGATCAAACCAAAGCAGAATTACACGAATTCCTCGAGTCATTGAATCAGAATCAATTCAAAAAGATTCAAGAATTCATTGAGGCTATGCCAAAATTAGAACATAATGTTGAGTTTGAATGCGCACATTGCAAGACTAAAAATTCTGTACTCATCAAGGGTATTCAAAGTTTTTTCTCATCGCCCTCTCCCACGACAGTTTGATGAATCATTATCAGACTAATTTCGCCCTTATGCAACATCACAAATACAGTCTATCAGAATTAGAACTGATGTTGCCGTGGGAGAGGGAAATCTACGTAGCGCTCTTAGTGGATCATGTCAAAGAGGAGAACGAAAAGGCTAGGAAGAGAACTACATCTAAGTAAAGAAACATACCATCATGGCTGAAGCAAAAGACAAAAACGAAACATTCAAGAATATCCTCCTTGAGCTCATGGTCTCGAATGAGACTCTTGATAAGATTAATGCGAACACACTCAATGCCTCTGAGATGGGACTTGAGGCTGCCGCTAGTCTTGAATCATTAGTCGCAAATCAGTCATTAAGCAACTCAGGAGGATCTGCAGCCAACGAGGGCGGTTCTCAGCCGCAGATGGAGTTTCTGACTGAGGGTATGATTTCTATTTTAAATCTTATTGCAACAGATTCGCTCAGAACAGTGGTTGCGTTAAATGCTATAAGCCAGTTAATGAGCGACACGTTTGAACTGAACAAATCTGAGGCTTTAAAAAACGAGGAAGCTCGGCGCGAGGCTGAAAAGAATAAAAACCGAAATGCTGTGGCTGACGTAATTGAAACTCCAGAAATGGAAAGCAGCTTTGGAATAATGGGAACTCTTGCTGCAATTGCTGGACTTGTAGTTGGATTTGTTACTGGAGTCGTCAGTGCTTTAGTGAGTACCTTTACAAAGGTCATGACAGCAATTGGTAAATTCTTAAAATTGGATGTTCTTCTTGCTAAAATTGGTCTGAGTTCGGCTAAAATTGCTGAGTTTTTTAAGCCATTAACTGACGGTTTTAAAAAGATATCCACGAATATAAGTGAGGCATTTACATTTGTAAAAACTGCCATTTCAGAATCATCCTTGGTCAAAAATATCAAAAAATTCTTTGAACCATTAAAAGATCTATTTGCATTCTTCTCAAAGGAAGGATCAATCATTAGCAAAATTACTAGTCTGGGTGGAAAGGTGAGTTCTTGGTTTTCAAAATTAACAGAAATATTTGGTCTATTCTTCCGAGTTGGAAAGGTATTCGGTAAGCTTTTTGGATATGTTGGAATTGCAATATCAGTATTCGAATCAATCAGCAAGGCCTTTGAAGTCTTCCAAAAGACTGGCGATATTGGTGCCGCGCTTGAAGTTGGAGTTGTCGGTTTCATAAATGCCTTTACAGGAGAAATCCTAGATCTATTAAAGGATGCTGTCTCCTGGATCGCAGGTGCACTTGGATTTAAAGATGTAGAAAAGTTCCTTGATTCATTTAGCTTTACTGACATTATTGCGGAATTATTTCATCGGTTCATTAAAGCGGGCAGGGATATGTTTGAGAAATTCTTTCAAAATTTTGTCGACATATTTGACGATATTTCGACAAAATTCAACGAAGGGGATATTATCGGAGGTATTGCAGAAATTTTTAGGGGGTTTTTAAAAACTGCGGCAACGCTCCTTCTAGATATACCAAAAAACCTTTTGGCCAGTGCTGCGGAAGGTCTTGGTTTTGCTTCATTTGCAAAAGATGTAAGAGATTTTAGTTTTTCTTCATTGTTCGGCGGCACAAACACAAAAACTGGAGGAGACGTTCAGACAGATACGAAAAGTATTACTGCTGCAGCGGGCGACACAACGGCAGCAAAGGCAGCAGCAAAGGTTCTTGAGAAAACAAAAGATCAGCAGAAAGGCGCGGCTGGGGAAAGCGCAGAAGAAAGCAATCCTCTTGTGAATCTTTTTGGATCCGATCCATTTGGTGATTTTAATAAAGCAGTATTAGAAAACTTTAACAGGACGACAAATCCTTCAGGAGCTGCAATTACTCCAGCCACGGTCGAAAATGTTGGTGCTCAGATTGCTGCACTTGGCACTAATACATCCGATATGGTACAGGATGCGGCAGGGCGAGCAGCATCTTCAGTCGTGGCTCCAGTAACTAATACTAAAAATAACACAACAAACAATAGCAGCGTTACAATTCAGCAATCGAATCTGCCGGATAAGACTGCGCTTTCTCTTCGTCCATCTTGGGTATTCCCAGGCGGATACTAAAAAAGAGGCTCCCTTTCGAGAGCCTCCTTTTGCATTATATGGTGAATGAATTTCGGATTAATCTTCCTTTGCAAGTTTTGCAAAGTAGCTGAGGGTATCATCCTCTTTTCCTTCGTCATCGTCACTGCCTGCCTCAACAGGCTTAAATGATTCCCTCTGCGGTGCTGCTGCAGGAGTTGCGGCATACCGAGGAGCAGAAGCAGTGGTATCAAGCTCAACCGATTCAGCGGTTGAAAGAACTTGACCTTCTTCACCCAGGACTTCAAGAAGCTTACGCTTCAATTCATCATAGGACTTGTAATTCTTTGCATCAGTGAATTCCTTCAGCTGATTCAATTGATTATAGATCTGTTCAAGCTTTGCTTCATCACCGCCAAAGAGGGGTGAAATCGAAGCGAATTCGGATTTGTCATAGTTACGGTAACCTTCGACATTACGAATCTTCAGTTTAAAATCCGCACCGGCCCAGAAGTCAAATGGATTGACTGGCTTTTCATCTTGGAAAGATGGCTGCATAAGATCCAGCATCTTGTCAAAGATTTTCTTACCGAATTTGTAAAGGAAAACCTTTCCATCATTTGCAGGATTGGCTGGATCGGAGATTACCAGAATGTTTGTGACATAGTGGAGACGGCGCTTACGTGAACGTACGAGATCTTGATCTTCCTGACGTCCAGTTGCCCAGAGTTTAGTATTCAGCTCGCCAACAGGATCAGGCTGGCCGATCGAGGTGAGAGAATTTTCGATGTACCAACGACCGCTTGGGCCTTTGAAGCCATGGTCCCAATAACGGACCCATGGAAGTTCTTCACCTTTTGGGGTGGGAAGGAAACGAATAACGGCATAACCATTACCCGCCTTGTCTACGACTGGTGACCAGAAACGATCATCGTTATAGGATTTCTTCTCTTGGCTTCCTCCAACTTTTTGGGCCTGGGCGGTAAGCTTAGTGATTTCGTTTGCACGATTCTTTTTGAGATCTGCGAATGACATAGTATTTTTAGTATTGAGGTTGTATGAGTAACGTATATGATAGTATCACTTATTCCCTATTTGTAAACCCTAAAAGCACGATTTCTCGCAACTTTTTTATGTCTACTTTCTGTTTGAGGAATGGCTTAAACTTCAGAACTTTCTTGGAAAACTCGGGCCATAGAATGGTCTCTGTAATCTTTGAGCGTTTCATAAAGCCCACCATAATGTCTAGAACTACCAAGGTTTCAAGCTCAATAGTTTTGTCCATCACCAATGTGGCAATTCGTGGATGAGCACCATTCTCAGACTTAAATAAGTCATCGAATGAAAGCCCACTACCCTTACATTGCCCCACCAGTCTGTCTACTTGATCCGCAAAGAAATAACTCATCGATTCTATCCTTTTCAGATAGAACTTGTAGTTATCCTCTGCAGACTGTTCGACTAGATTGCCCGCCCAGCACTTACTCGTATCCAAGGATGCGAAGTTTGCGACCAGGAAGTCAATCAAAATCTGTTTGTCAGGATACTTCTTGGCCAATTTAGCAAAGAAGTATTTGTCCTTACGTTGAAAGAACGACTTCTGAGTTGCAGAAGTCTTAAAACTGTATTTGATCGCGTCATAAGAATCGCTCTCAAAATGTAGTTTGATACTATTATATATCAGGTAGGCGTCCCAGGGCTGCATTTTATTGGATTGCTTTCGACACTGTAACTTTTACTTGGGCTTTTCCACTTAAAATTTACTTCTGGGTTAATCCAGCTATTATCTGGCCAAACTGTTTTATTGTTAGGATAGGCCACCCATTGACCAGTATTTAAACTGATAATATGGTGATTTTTATGCTGATCCGGTATTTCCGACCATCCATCTTTCGCCCAGTCAATTGTAAATATGTAATTGCCCCTACGAGTTATTTTATCTCTTCCATAACAATCAACGGGCATATTTTTTAGAAAGTTAAACTGATGGACGGTACTGCATCTACTAAAACCATCCCACCATACGCATATATCCAGTGGTAATGGATCGCATGGTTTACTGCAGATCATGTGCACTGGCACTCTGGCCCATTGTGCTCCATTTTCAAGCATGACCTGAAACACTGGTACGCCGTGCGGCTCTGCTCTAAATCCAAAAACAAAACCACGGGTAAATTCACCATGACCTTCTTGCTCGTCAAAGAAGAATTGATTTCTTATAAAGCACGGAGTGTAAGGCGTGTCTAATAGAAAAGACATTGTTAAATAAAACTCGAAAGTGAATTGTTCTTTGGAAGTAGATTTGCAGACATTGCTTCTGCCTCAATCTTTGCTTTAATTGTGGGACCAATCAACTTGCCAATGTCTAATGGATCAATGAGGCGTTCGTTACAGATATGCAGGACAGCCTCCATATAGGTCATCTTCTCGGTGTGAACAAGGTTCTCCACAAGTTGTGTTACGATGGCTTTTGTCAGGATGTTGTCGAGCATGGTAGTATTAGCGGTGAAGTTCTACGCGCTGAATTCTGTAAGTCCGAACGTCTTCTGGAATATTCATATCTTTTGCCATTTGAGTCATCTCGGGAGTTGATTCCGACTGATGGTAATACATAATGCCATAGACAAAATGACTATTCTTATACTTATTAAAGTTTAAAAGTTTATTTAACTGAGCCTCAAAGCTCATATCGGAATAGAACTTCGGCGTTGGATTTGCGTCACTCTTGACTTCAAGAGGATACAATTCGTTCAGTTTTGATAGCACCGATTCTTTACTACCGACGATCACGGATGCCATTCGAGCAATGGCCATAACGTCGGGTGGTTGTGTTACTGGAGTATCCATAGTTTATAGTATTCTGAGGAGCACAATGTCGCCATTGATACGCCCATTTGGTTTTGCAATCTTTGTGGTGAGTTGAGTCCACGCCTTTTCAAGTTGTTTCTCTGTGCTTCCTACAGCAATAGGAATGAATTCATCGGGCTTACGGAGACGGATACAGCGGGAGGCTACCTCATCATAGTTCTGGATTGTAGTACCTTTGATGATAAAACCACCTGTCACAGTGGCAACATAGTCAAACAATATCCGAGTCTTTACGTTAAAGGCGAGGAGCCGGTAGGCGCCGACAATCCGAATAGGATTGATTGAGGTAATCTTGAATTCCTCGCTATGCTTAAGGTACTGGAGCTTTGCAATCTGCTTTGTGGCAGCCGTGGGTTTCTTCTCACGCGGCACCTTGGCAGCCTTGACGCTCGTTTTAAACATTGTGAGATCATCAATCATTGTGGCCAGAGCATCAATGCGCATGAGCAGTTGCTTCTTCGTATAAAAACTATACGCTTCAGCAAGATACTCACTGGCGCCCGTGTGGGCATCAGTCATTTCATTCAGCAACTTCTTAAGATAGTCTTCCACAAAAGTGCATGCTGCAGCAGGAAGTTCATACTGCTGCATCGTCTTATAGACTGGAATGACTCGTACTTCATTAGCAGAGTCGCACCATTCGTCCATAAGCACATCAAGATCCATAATCATGGTCCTTGTGCATTTGGCCTTGAGGCGATCCATCGGAGAAATACCAGCTGGCTTTTCAGCAATAATAGTTTCCACTGCATCTCGATGTTTCAGCTTTTTGCCTTCAAAGATTGAAGTGGCAATTGCTTCTTTCACAAAGATGTCGCAGGCAATCTGAGGTAATGCATCGCTCCGAAGTGACTTAAGGTAGTCATTGATTCCAGGATGAAATGTTGGCATTCCTTTATTCATGCAGGTACAAAGAGTACCTGCCGTCATACCAGGAGAATAATCTGGAGCAGCTTTCACTGCAGAAATATCTTCCTTCGTGTAACCATTGTTGACCATCCATTCTAGCACGGCTGGCTTGCTGTCCTTTGCGGTGGAGTAATAGTTGTAGAAATTAAAGGACCGAGAATACTCCTTCCAGAATTGTTCTACTGGCCAGGTCTCCCAACCATCCCAGATTGGCTCCTCACCTGTGTAGCGGGAGTCGACCGCAGCAATGCCATGGTTCGACTTTCGACCTTTCTTACGGTTCTTTGCCGCAGCAGATTTGAGTATGTGATCGACGGACATATTAGAGGGTCTCAATAGAGGTAACTGAATCCACTCGGAAAGAGCGCCAGCCCTCATTATCGACGTCGTACACGCGAACTGTGTCTTCCGACAGATTCAGATTCAGTTTCTTCTCACCCTTGGGCATAAGGTCACCAGGAATAATAGAAGCATCCAGAGTTCCACGAAGTGCCCGAGCCGTACCATCAACCTTAGTAAAGTTGATCAGTACCAGATTATTATTTTTCAGCGTATCCTTGATTTCAGCGTATGTGTATTTTTTCATTATGTAGATATATTAAAGTGAATTCAGTCAAATGTAAACAACAAAAGCATCGTTTCAAAGGAGCCTACTCAAAGAAGATTCTTTATAAGAGATAAACCACCATGAGTGGTCGTAGTTGATCGATGATCTACTTCTGAGTGAAAGTAAGCTCTTTTGAAACGATGCTTTCAGAGGTTATTTATTACTTTAGGTTTTTGTAGACCTTGGCCCAATAGGCTTCAAGGTTCTTTTGCTTGGTGTCGGACATTGGAGAAGCCACTCGGCGCCAAGAACCACCGCCACCGTTCCAGATGAAGCCGAGTTCTTTCTCAGTGGCTTTACGGTTCGTGGTTTTTTCAATGTGTTTCGAGTAAAAATTCAGAACCCCTTTGGCGACTTCACGAGATGTGATTTCGTCAAACATGTCCGCATGCCTGTAATTCTTACCCGTGATGCGGTTGAAGTCCTGGACCATCACCGCGTGAATCTGAAGGATTCCAAGCGCCTTACCGCGGTCGCCGATGGCAGCAGCGTTACCGTTGCTTTCGGTACGAACCAGCGCTTCCACCAAGCGGTCAATATTTTGACCCGAAACGGTAGCGGTAAGGGCAAGAATTGCGACGATATGTTTGACTTTCATTATGGTACAATCATACAACACCCAGCGCGAAAGTAAATCACAAAGAATTACCTAAGTTGTTGATATCCTTACATCGTCCAATAAAGTTCGCCGGAAGGGTCGCAGGAATGAGGAGTATCCACTGGAATCTTGACGATAGTACCTGTCATTAGATTTTTGACTTCCTTGTAATCCGTATGAGTCACATTCCGCTTAAGCATTTTCTGCTGGCGAGAAGAGAATTCCTTGTAACTGACGATCTGAGTGCTGCCTTTCGCATCGCCCTTTGCGACGATGATCGTGATGGCAATACCGTTGTTCTTGACGATTGGAGAATAAACTCCCTTGTAGGTGATGGCTTTCATTATGATACAATCATACAACACCCAGACTAAAAGTAAAACACTAAGAATGTCCTAAGTGATTGATTGACAACGGTCACTTTGAAGTAGCTCTAAAAACTCCATCCCAGGATGGTCCAGGATCCGCTTTTTCTAGGTCAGCAATGCGTTCCAGCATCATGTCGTAGTAATCATTGAGGAAATCCATGTGAGCTTTTAAATCAACTCCCAATTCTTTTGCTTTTTTCCAATTGCGCTCCCGATAGTAAGTCATGAAACTGTCATGGGATTTGCTGTAGACGCGTGTGCCCTTTTCAAATACCGTGTAAATCTTCACACCTTCTTTCTTACCCTTTACCGCGATGCAATCTAGTTCTAGCGTGGGATACACGTCCTTCACATATTCTCGCGTGATGGGACCAATTACAAATTTGACGCCGTAGGGCTTCGACTGACCTTCCAAGCGAGAGGCAAGATTCACCGAATCTCCGAGGCAGGTATAATCGAACCGTTGAGTCGAGCCCATATTACCCACAACAACGGTACCAGTATTCACGCCGAGACCCATTCCGAATGCAGGAATACCTTCCTTCGTCACCTCATCGTTGAATGCTTTCAGACTTCCTAGCATTGTGAGACCCGTTTCAACCGCATGAAGAGCATGGTCCTTGTCGTCGAGTGGTGCGTTCCAGAAAGCCATCTGTGCATCACCAATGTACTTGTCCAGCGTTCCCTGACTATCCAGAATGGCCTGTGTCATTGCCGTCATATACCGATTCATAATCTTTGTGAGACCCTGAACGTCCTTGCCATAGTGTTCCGAGATTGCGGTGAAGCCACGAACATCTGTAAACATGATTGATAGCTCTCGAGACTCGCCTCCCAACTGTAAGAGGTCGGGATTCTTTTGCAGTTTCTCAACCATGGCTGGAGATAGGTACGTTCCGAACTGTTTCTTGATCTGCTGCTTGAGTTTAAACTCCATGACGAACCGCATGAAGAGAGAACCAGTCCATACAAGGGATGCGGTACCCACAACCCAGGTATAGTCGGCAAGGAGTCCTTTATCGAATAAATGAAAGCCGTAATACACTGGAAGGCATACGGCAATAAGATAGATGCCAAGATTTAAGGCGTAGCCCAAAAAGGAGATTGCTCCGATTAGAATAAGTGCTGCACCCACACCAATTGCAATCTCGTAAAGATCGAACTCTGCTGGGCGTTCAAGTCGGTTACCATCGAGCAACATCTGAAGTGTTTGGAGACTGAGTTCGTGTCCGTACGCCGTACCCAATGGAGTCGCAACGGTATTTGCAAGCCCCTCGGCCGTAAGAGCGATCACTACAATCTTGTCCTTCACGTGCCATTCATCATCGGTGTATGGAACTGATTTAAAGGTATATTTAAAGTTGATCCAGACGCGACCATTGCCATCAGTCTTAATTGGCGGCGTACCAGGGACGCGAATGGCAGACACTCCCGATTCTGTTACCTTAACCTGAAAGCTGGGTTGGTTACCAAAGACACGGAGGATTTCCAGTGGCATTGTGGGATACTTTTCTTTTTCAATCTGAATCATGAGCGGTAATCTACGCACCACGCCATCAAGCTCTGGAGCCGTCAATAACATACCCACGCCCGTGGACGCCTCACCAATCTCTTTGAGTGGTCCGATTGCAGCTGGGTAATCAAATAGCCAGTCATCCGTCGTGCCGCCGATTGTTGCAACGCCTCTTGGAATTGGAACGCCTTTACCCTTTAATGACGCCGATTGACCCGTAATTACAGGAGCCTGACTCAGCATCTCAATAAATTCCTTATCTCCGCCAAGACGGTCGGGTTCCGCGAAAATAATAGGTAGCACAACACCGGTGGCGCCTGACTCCATGGCTTTTCTGATTGCGCCTGCCAGTTCGGTACGCTTCCATGGCCACTGTCCGTTCTTTTCCAGTGCCTTTTCATCAATTTCCACGATCACAATGTTATCCGATACCACCTTGTCCTGCTTTCTCTGATAGTAATCCAGACCTTTGAGACGCATTACCTCGATTGGATACGGGTTTGCAATGCGGAGACCCACGGCAACTGTGAGAAGCATAAGACCAACAAGAAGGATTCTGAATGTGTGTTTGTTCATTTCTGAATGATGTTTACTTTAAGTTTGTCTCCGAAGTTGAGTGGATATACCGTAGTTCCATTCGAGTCGGTAATCTTAAACGTTGCGCTTGTGTCTGCTTTTAATTTATAGTGAATGACTCCTTTGGATGTGGAAAGATTCATTATTGCGTTTGTGCCGTCCGTAGTAAATCCATTATTGACCGTTGACGTCACAATGAGCGATGGTAATGGACTTGCCGCTGTTGCAACCGTGACCTCTGGATTTTTAAAAATGACTTCTGCTACGGCCTGAAGTAGCTCGGGCTGCATTGCCTTTACATCGATGATGGCTGTTTTAGTTTCTTCCACAGGCTTTTCTTCAGCCTTAACCTGAGTAGACGTACTAGGTTCAACCTGAGCAACCGCAGTAGCGGAATCACTCTTGCCGCTTGATTTTTTGTTTGGTTTATCATCGGCCGATTCGGATGTGTTTGCCTGTGTCTGCTTTTTGGCTTCCTTTACCGCACTTGTGACGGGTTTCGGAGTCTCAACAAGAATCAGGTTATTGATTTTGCTTTCATCTTGAAAGTTAAGTATGACGGGATTTGTAGGAGCGGACTGCATTGACGCAATAAAGGTCGCCTGATATGCCTGAGTCATAAGGACACTTCCTGCTACATTTGACACCTCGATAACTCCCACGGTTCCAGGAGTTGCGCTATATTCGGGCCGCGAAGGAAGTAGAATGATGAGACTCTTACCATCCTCGGAGACGGTCATTGAAAAATCCGTACCACGAACAGAAATCTTTGCGGTAGGAGTTTGAACCTTAATGTTCTCTCTACTATTCTTTGCAATCATACCCGATGCATAACGAACGGTACCGAATGCCGTCTTCATTGAGACCTTACCCTTACCGCTCGCAGGATCATACACGAATTCATCAATCTTGAGCTTCGAGAACTCAGTGATCTGCATTACTGTATGATCCTCGAATTCAATGGATACCCGAGCCTTTAAGGTCTCGATGGTATCATCCTGCTCTATCTCCGTGCCAACCTTACCTTCTAACTTATCCTTGCCACGAACAATCTGAGTGGGACCAGTAACCTCGGTCAGTTTCCCGACCGAGGCACTGGCTTCAGATATAAAAATAACCGCAAACAAAAACAGTGCTGCGGCTATGCGCATACATTAGGGAGTCGGAGGCGAAATCGTCGCTGTTGGATTTGCGGCGCCGTAGTTCGAGGATCCCGTAGTCATAATAGGAGCAGCAGCCGTTGTGGTCTGGATAATCTGAACGGTATTATTACTACCAGTTAAATTATAGACGAGCTTCTGCTGTTCTATTCCAGCTTGATAGACGGTGAGGTTATTCGTGCTACCCAGGATGGTAACATCTTGATAATGTCCGCCTTTCTGAGTTGATGCGCCAACGCTTCCGATCTGAGTTGATTTTACGATATTTGAACTACCGGTAATGTTATAATCAATCCAGTTGAATGAAGCATTTTCGAATCCGAATTTCATCGTGTTCGAGCTACCAACAACATCAATGGTGACATCGCTGTCCGCAATGGTCGCCTTTGACGTATCGACCTCGGAGGTATGATCCACGGTCACATCTTTATTCACGGTTATTGAATTCGTGCTTCCGACCAACGACACGTTGAATGTGTTGTTGGCACCGTTCATGAAGTATTTCTGAGTGTTCGTATTACCCGTGGCAACAGCGAGCAAGCTCAGATTGTTGGCTCCGATAATAGAGAAGTCAGTACTGTTGCTATTTCCCATCTGACGCGTTTCAAAGGTAATGTTATCGCCAGTGATGTCGCTTGCAACTCCAGAGGAGCCGATTCGATTCAGGCTGCCGACCTGAATTAGGGTTGTGGAACCCGCGGTTGTGATTTGATTCACATATATCTGATTCTGGGCAAAGGCTGGAGTTAATAGCATAAGCCCAAGAATGAATCCTAGTTTTAGTTTTGTTTTCATTTCTTTTTAGCGTTATTGTTGGTTGTGTCTTTGAATTGCCAAAGACCTGCTGTTTGCCCCTGTTTTACGATTTCGATGACTGCCTGATCAATAGCGCTCCGGACGGCAATGCCATTCGGTTCATTTGCAGTGAGACCAAGTTCTGACTCAATCGGGGTTGTTCCGTGATCATAAAATTTAAATAGATTGCCCGAGAGGGCAATACTCGTAATTGTTTTAGTAACAGCTACGCTCAGAAGGACCTCTCCTGTTTGAACGCTTACAAGCCTCAGTGACACTGTTACTACGTCCTTACGATATTGAGTGCTGCTGGAGATGCCAAGAACACTGGCGCCCGCGCCTCCCGTAAGGATATTGCTATCATATCCGATAATACCGCCCTGCGCAATAACGCCGGCAAATAACATCGGGGTGAGTTTCTCGGCGTCTTTACCGAGGAAAGTTTCTCTTGTCTGTGAAATAAGTTGGCGTTCCTTAATAATGTCGTCAAGGCTCGCACGTTCGAGTACCTGAAACCACGTGCCATTACTTGCAAGACGTAATGCATCAATGAGCCAGCTCTCTGCGCCCTGCGTGACGGCAGAAGAGAATGTGGCATACGCGTCTGCGGTCTTTCTCTGTCCCGTTTTATCCGCAAAACCATAGACTGCAATTGTCATCCGAGGACCATCAATTGGAGGAAGTTCTAATAGCTGTTTCGCCATTGGAGACATTTGTACCTTCGGGGTCTCGAGGATGCCGGGCTTGGATGGAACCGAAGCACAACCCCCGAACAACAAAGATAGTAAGAGTATGGAGAGGAATTTAACCATTGATCAGCCACCGCCTGGATTCAATGTTCCTACGGGAACTTGAATAGTTGTAGTATTGCCGGTTACAGGATCAACAATGTAGAGAGTCACCATATCGCCATTCTTTTGCCATGTGACGGTAGATCCGCCTTGAAGATTAATGATGCCAAAGTTTGCTCCGTTGGAGTTAAAGATGGCATCCGTGACCTGAGAAGCTAGTTGAGAATAGATTCGAGCCTGCAGGTTATTAATGAATGCATTAAGCGGGGTATTCTGTGCCGTAACTTTTGCAGTTTCAGCATCTGCTTTTGCCTGATCTTTGAATGATTGCTTTCGGGTGCGTGCAAGGTTCTCAATGGTGATTTCATGGGAAGAAAACCCAATGCCGTTAAACATTGGAGACTTAAAACCATGCACCATATCCGATGCAAAGACGACCTCAGGGAGGAGGCAGAGAAGTAGAAGTAGGAGCAGGTTTTTCATTGGTGATTGATGCGGGTGGCACAATATGTGGACCCCCGCGTTGCATTTCGATAGCTGTATTAATTTTTTGTTCTAGTCTAATTAAATCATTATCAAGCATACGAATTCGGTCAATCAACGCAATCATAGTTTTCTTTGCTTCCGACAGCTCAGAATTAATGTTCTCCGTCACAAATTTCCAAACAAAGTAAATAAAATATCCCATACCAGCGGCAGCCATCATTGGCATACCGTACTGGTTGATCATCTGTTTTAGTTCAATAGGATCCATAATTAATCCCTTCTTGCATCCGTTTTACCATCACTGCGTGCTAGACGTTCAAGGTCGACACGTAATCCGAACCGTGATGAGATGAGTGCATCAATCCGAACAAGATCATTGTTCATTGTACGCACACGGTTGTTCAACATTCCAGCAAGACCATTCAAAGATTTTACATCGTCAACAACTCCTGCAAGAATATACTTGAGGAGAATGACAATGAAGACTCCACCAGCAATAACTGCGGCAACTGAGAATCCAAGGTCTGCAAATGATCTAAGTGTTTCGAAACTCATTAGCCGTTTACAATGCTATCGATCTGAGCTTCGAATTCCTCAACCTTTTTAATTCGATTCGGCCATTTAATGTATTCCTTCTCAGGATTCTTTTTGAGATTCTGAAGGAGTGGACGAATTGCCTGATATAAACGGTTTAGTTTATCTTCATGGTGAGCCGCAGCCCTCTCGGCTACGTCTACCTGTTTTGTAACGTCAAGTTCGTCTTCGTCAACGACAGTAAAACCGAAATCGAAGATTGGTGTAGAATTATTTGTGGCCATATTCAAAAGCAAGAATAATGATAGATGCGATAGTGGATCCCAGAAATATACCGGTTACTAAGCACCAGAACATATTACAGTTGGTCCATATACGACCTTGCAATGAAGTAATCGCATACTTCTCAGCTAGACATGTTGATTCCGACTGTTTCATAGGATGTAAATAAAAAATGCCGCCTCATCATAAGATAAAGCAGCATTCAGTATAGCTATTTATATAAAACTAGATATGGTAATCCTAGGAGTAACTGTCTATCCCTGACCCAAATAGTCTTTGTTGGTCTGCAGAGATAGATTATACCGCTCCGCAGCCTAAAAGTACATCCTTTATTTGGTCTTAATGAAAGTACCAGCTTCTACTGGTTTGAATATGTTTTTGATACCGCGGGTTTGAATGGCACGGAAAACGAAATATGGCCACCAAATGATCTTCGGGACCTTGACGACCTTAATGTTAGAGTCCGTAATGTTTGGCATTTCTGCATCCCATAGTTTGAGAACGAGCGGTTTACCGCTTACTGATTTAGTAAGACCGATTTTACCGTTACGAGTTGGTTTACGGCCGATGTACCAATAGTTGTCGTATTGGCCAAATTCCATATCACAGTCGGAACCTGATGTAATAAACGACACGGCGTTAATGAAGTAACCATCGACTGAACCCTTGATGGTGATGCCATTCTTATGTGGAGCCAGGATGGTATTTTGGAATGTGTAATTTGAACCTCTTACCGCGTCGATACAGTCTTCCTTGCCCCCTTCAATGGTGCAACCATCGACGGTAATGTTAGTGCAGTTAGAGAACTTAAGAACGTCGGAGGTTTGAGTCCAGTCAGCCGGCGCAATAACGCGGTCTGAAATTACTGTTCCATCTTCGCCCGCGTGGGATTCTAGATTTTTATCGGTTGCCATAGTGCACCTATTTATAATTTCCCAGTATTATAAATAGCCATATGCGTTTTGTAATTATATTCTGTATGTCACTGATTTTGACTGGATGCAGCATGATGGGTGGCTTTAAACTCCCAAATCTTAACTCTAATAAGACAGGAGATAGCGCTGGAACCGTAGCCGCAGCAACCGCAACATCAGCCGCTGTGGATCGTATGGCAGAAATTAACAGGCGGAATGAAGAGACTCGGGCGGCAATGGAACTGGAATATGCCAAGTTTCGTGAACAGCTCGCGGCTGCATATAACAATCGAGAGAAGCTCGATAACGATAACTTCGATCGGATCTCCGAGATTAATTATGGTATTTTTAAAGCCACTGAAGAACTTGTAAGTGTGGACACTCGCGTCCTCATTGCAAATCTAAAGTCCAAGGAGAATATGGCTCGCCTTATGCCAATCACAGAGGCAATGAAGAAGACGATTATTGCTGAAATTGAAGCGGACCGTAAGAAGCTAGAAGCAGACATTACAAAGAAATACGAAGCACGAGTCAAGGAAGGCGAAGCGGCTGCAGCTGCGTTTGAAGCTGCAGACAAACTCGTCAAAGAGAAAGAAGCGGAAAAGATTAAACTCCGAGACCAGCAGACTGAACTTCTAGCTAAGCTCAAGGCGAGTCAGGATGCTGAGCGAGCAAAGCTTCAGAAGGAAGCAGCAGATGCTGTGGCAGTTGCCAAAGAGAAGCAACGCCTCGAGATGGTTGGCTGGATTGTCAAAGCCTTATTAGGTGTGGGCATAGTAATCCTTGTGATCGGCTTTCTGATGAAGTCTCCCACATTTATCGTATCGGGAATTGCAATGCTAGGACTCGCCTACGTTGCAGCAACCATTCCATTCTGGGTCGTGGCAAGTATCATGGGTGTCTTTGTAATCGTGATGGTAATGATGGATCCAAAGACGGGCAAGATCTCAATGCTTGGTAAAAAGAAAGAGGAGCCAGTAACGGCTCCTCCGAGTGCTTAATTTATTACCTTTTGGGTAATTATTTGTTGTCGACTAGTGCGGCAACAATCTTCTCTGCATTCTCCTGGATAGATGGATAGTGAAGAGTATTAAACGAGTCACCGTGTTTTGCAATGAATTTATCCCAATCTTTCTTTTCTTCGGGAGTAAGAGCAATTTTGGTAGGACGAGCCGCTGATGCCTCGCGAATAATTTTAATAAGTTTTTCTTCCATAAGACGAGCGGCAGCAGTAATTGCAGACTTTTCTGGATGAATTTGCTGACGAATAGAAGTGCATCCTTCTTTAATATGAATGAGCCAAAAGCCTTCGCGCAGACCATCGTAGCTGTAAGGATCGTTTGCAGGAATGAACTTCTTGCCCACCTTGCGGTAAAGGCGCTGATCTTCTTTGTTGGCTGCGCTTGCGGTTACAGGGTCAATCTGGAACTTATAGTTAAGCTGGAAACGAAGACGCTCGCATTCGTTCTTGTAATGTTCTAAATCTTTATTCTTTTTCATTTTATTAAGTAAACATTGGCATTTTCGAGCGGTCATAATCACTCGGACCCTTAATGTAAGGTTCGTGCAGAGGGGTTATAATAGGCGTACTGTATGTAATTACAGATATCTTACCGAGTTCTTCTCTTAAAATATCAGTTTCCTTCGTGCAAAGGTAATCTTTGCCAGCAATAAAACCTCGAAGCCAATAGATGAATTGTTCTTGCGACATCATTTTAAGTTACCTCCGTAATAGTCGAACACCTCTTCCATGGCATTCAAAGATACAATAAGCTCGGCCAATTCACGTTTTCGATAATCCTCAAGTTTCTTTGTTTTCTTAAGGACTGTAATGTCTTTGCGAAGGTATTCGATGGTTTGTTTTAAGGAAGCGCGAACAATACCGTCGGCTGTTTCTGGGTCAATTTCTACATTCATGTTGTTATTCTTTTTCATATTAATTCCAAATTCTATGTGTTTCAGCGACCCATTCGACGCCGTCATACTCTTCAATCTGCCATTGAACATCATCGGGAATCTTTACAACTTTAAGTTTTGCAAAACCCCCGTTAGCAGTTTCCCCTATTTGCTCCACGATTTCTACTAGAATAGGATCGTTGCGCTTAATGTCATCTTCATTGGTAATAATCGCACCAGTGCGTTCGTTAAAAAGAGCAAGAGCAGTCTTAGAAAGACCAAAGCCACCATGGCAGGTATTAATTACAATTTTCATTTTTTATTGGATACAGCTGATTTTATCGCGAGTGCAGCCGCGCACGGAAACTGTTCGCCTTTCTTAAAACTAAGTTTGTTAAGTTTAAATGGTTTCAGAACTCTATCTCCGTTCCAGTATGTAGGCTCGATAAAGATATAACCCAGCTCACAAAGTTTATTGCGCAACTTTGTAAATTCTGGATGATCCTTGCAGGCATACGAGTCACCTTGAACGATAATTTTACCAACCAGATCGCTCAGAACCAGGTACTTGTCATCGGGTACCGAACTCAGGTATTCTTTTTTGAGTCTAAATTGTTTAATTGGTTTCTTCATTTTTAGGAATCTCCGAGTAAGGAACGTAGTTGCGGTCTGCCAAAGCCGTCTTGGCATGTTCTTTGCTCACAGTCTTTAACCATCCCATTCGAGTACCGCCTGTTGCGTGTAGCTCGCCGGGTTGACCAGTTTCTTCGCAGGTTCTACCAGAAGCAGTCTCGGCAAAGTGAATAATACCATTAATGTAATCCGAATAGCGATCGATAATCCTTTGAAGATCAGGATACTTTCCCGTCTCAATAAGAGACATGATTTCTTCATTATAATCTTCACGGTAATAAAACCGAAGTGTACCGTACTTTTCCTTGACCTGAGTGGCGATCACCTGTGGCGGCTCTACACAAAAGTAATAGCTGTCTGCGTATGGTTTAACACCAAGACGTTTACCATCTTCTTCATCTACCTGTACGCCTGTACTATAAGTGTAGGTAAGAGCTTGACAGAGGGTATCAATAAGATCGTACCAACCATCACCAACTTCAAGACCCCAGAACATACACGACTCGGTCTTTGGCTTGGTACGATCGGCGAAAATCTTTGGATACTTCTCAAATAGTTTTTGTTGTAGTTCTGTTTTCATTGGAATAATGTGGTGGTATTTAAAAATTTAGCAAGAGGTTTAATCCAAAATGGAAGAGCCAGTATAAAAAGCCAGATCATTTGAATAACGATAATATCTGTAAACCTATAGATGAATCCGTTATAGAGACCTACACAAAGGTACCCGAACGTAACCCAAACGGCGTAATGGACTAAAGAGCGTTGAAATAGTTTCATAACTATTCCTCGACCTGATGAAGAGCATTTCCTGCTTCAGTGCGAATATATTGTGCTAGTTGTTCTACAGTTTTATAATCGCTGGTACCATGCTTCAATATATTGCGACACAAGGAATCAATTTCATACAATGACGCCCAAGCTTGATTGCAATGAACGGCTCGCATATGCTCATAGTTATCTTCGGGTAGGTTGAATTCCAGTATTGCTTTCATAGGGTTATTCCAGTTCAACCATCCATTTTGAATCATTGTAAATGTAGTCCCATACGATGGTATCTTCTGGTTCTTTACCCAAGAATCCCATAGACTCAATGAAACCATCAACAAGTTTATCTTGCTCTGCGAGATGAGCAAAAATTATCTTGCGAATCTTTGCGATTTCCTTCTGCTGCTTTTTAGTGAATTTGACTTTTAGTTTATGGTCCATTGCTGAAACGGAATACATTTGGTCGATTGCTTTTTGCTGGTTTTTAGTGGTTTTCATAATACAATCCTATACTGAAAGTGCTGAAAGTAAACAACAAAATTATTCTTTCGGTGCATCAAATACCATTCCTCTAGCTTCTTTGATGATTTGATTCATTCTTTGACCGTCTAATGCGCGGCAAGAACCAATATAATTTGGACGAAACCTGTTGCCAGAGTCGCTTTCTTCTGTGATCTCAAGCAAATCAATAAACTCTTTCCAGAGTTTCTCCGCTTTCTCGGCGCGGGCGTTGGCTTCGTTGCATCGTGGTTCTTGTCTTTCAATGATGTCGTATCGGTGCGCCATAACAAATTCACAATCGGCAATTCGTTTCTTTGCGGCGGCGAGTTCAGCCTCGGCTTTCTGGGCGCGGGCAATTAAATCAATCTCGGCCATCCCTTGTTTGAAAGAATGAGGAATCTCATCGTCCGTAATTGTGTAATCGGTGTTTGTTGCCGTCAGTGGTGTGGTGCTCATTTTAGTTAGGATTGTTTTTAGAGAATTCCATAGTGTCTTTATTCACCCGAGTAATTTCGTCGGCAATGAACTGTTCGAAGGCTTGGGGGTCGGTGATTTGCACACCTGGAATGGACCAGCCATAGGTCATAGCCTTGAGGACGCCTTCCATGGCACCAGATTTGTAAGCGTAGTTGACTGAGTAATTAGTAGTGTTATTCATTATGATACAATCATACCAAAAACACCTAGAAAGTAAATCACAAAGATACGCTCTAAGTGACTGACCTTCAACGCTCACTCATAATTTCTGATAGAAGTAACGTACGGAAACCGCGGAACGCCGTCCGGAGTGAGATGAAAGTACTGCACCGTGGCTTTTTCGCCCATAAGTTTAAACTTATGGGTCAAGAGTTCTGTGAGAAAATCATGGCTCCCCTTAATGTTAGACTTAAATTGAGAACCATCATGATTTTTAAGAATGGCAAATCCTGCCATTCCTGTACGGTTACCCGAGCCTTCACAAATTTCAATGATTTCGTATTCTGCATCCTGAAACTCTTTGCGCTTTAAAAGGGTCTTCGACCGCTTTTGCTCGTAGCATCCATCTGTACGTACCATCTGACCTTCGTATCCAGCAGCAAGAAAACCTTCGTACAATCGATCGAGTTGCTCGATTGATTCTACGCGTGCAGTCATGACAAGGCGAATCACCGTTGTTGTTGCAATACGGTTTTCAAGCCAATGCGACCGCTCAGGGAAGGCCTTTGATGTATCCACAATGTCGTAGATGTGATATTGAATCGTCTTCTCAGACTCTTCAAGATCTTTTGTGGATGGTTTGGTTTTCTTTACCAAAGAGGTGATCTTGTTAAAATCATTCGCAAGCTTATCGCAGTACAACTCTCCATCGAGAATTGCATCAGGATTCTCCTTGAAGAAATCCTGAAGCGCAACAGACACGTGAGGCACAGACTTAAACTGTTTGCCAGCACGACTAAAGAGACCTTTTGCAGTTGCGATACACCGAATGCCGTCTAGCTTTGGCTGAGTCCATACTGGCCATTCAATTTCATCCTTGCGGTCCTCATACTTCTGAGCAAGCATCGGTTCAATAAAGGCTGGACGATCGATGTCCTTGATGTTCTCGTAGTAACCAGCCTCCGACTTCTTTTTCCAGATGGCCTTTGCCTCGAACTCAGCCTGAGCGTTAATGTCACGTTGATTCGCTCTACCGACATTGGTAGATTCGGCAACCATCCATTCCGTCGCGGTTTTCTTACCATCGATCTGACCGTATTCTGTACGGTACCGGCCACCATCAATTTCGATGGTCCAGGTCTGAGTAGCGCCCGTAGAGGTGCGGGAATAAAGTGTTGGAAGTTTCATATTAAGCCGCGTAAGCGTTCTGTAATTTATAGGGAGCCTTGGTCGTTTCCTTGACCGAACCGTGCCACTCAACCTGTTGCTTCTCCTCGTGGGTCAGCTCGCCCACGGGAAGGAAGTACCAGTCAATGACGTACTCTTGCCACGAGTCATCGTTGCGGGTCACCGCGGTACGAAGCTCTTCCACAAAGGAATTGACCTTTGACCGATCCTGGACCTCGCCGAGGTCTAGAGCGATCGGATGGCGGTACTCATAACCACCCTTGGCTTTCCAGTACTGAGGGCACTGGCCTTTGCCGTCCCAATCATGGGCTCCGTAGTTTTCGTGAACCTGAGTAGAAATAACGATGTTGAACTTGATCATGCATATATCCTACATCAATCCACTTAAAAGTAAATCACTAAGAATTACCTAAAACGTTGATGGCCAACACCATTTAAGATATTGGCCATCAATGATTTAAAGAACTACAGGATTATTCTGTAGATTCCGTCTGGTCACCTTCAACGAAGGCATACAGTTTCTTTGCAATCTTCAGAGCATCACGAACTCGCTTATCCTCTGGGAGTTCGTATGGTCCTTTTTCATCTGGACGGGCAGACCGAATACGGTCAACCTCCTGATAGTAAGCGGACTCGGTTTGACCGATTGCCATTTGAAGAACCTCGAGACGAATCTCGTAGGCGTTTTTGCCACTGTTGTTATTTGACATGATGTTATCCTTTTCTTTGTGTCTGTGTGTGTTTGTGTGTAGATTCAGAGAGACAGACGTTCTCCCTGAAACAAATTTAATTCCGGTCTTTCAATTTAGGCTTCTGTCTTCCATCAGCCGGTTCCGGATTTGCTTTGGGAAGTTTTTTAAAGATGTTATCCCAGGTCTTTTCAAACTCCTCGCGAGGTACCGAAAAGGGTCGCGTCTTTGATCCTTTGCCATTTGTGCTCATTTTAGTTTCTTACCGTAAAAAGCCCCGACCGCGCGGATTGCTGGTAATAAGCCTTCAAGGTATTTAAGTTCTTCGATGTAAACCCGCTTTCCGGATTTCTTTACTTCCTTGCGAAGTTTTCGGATGTCCTCCGACATTAACGTATAATGGTCTTGAAGGTCATCTGCCACAATGTTATCCCATACCTCAATCTTAAGCTCAAAATCCATCTGTAAAATCTTCTTTTTCATATTAATCAGTACATTCCATCACCGGGTACATTCATATCAAGGTACTCTTTAAGTTCAATGTTTTCATAATACAGTTCTTCTAATCTTTGCGCGGCTTCAAATATGGCTGCATTGGCTACACCATCCTCACTCTGTATATCTTTTACGAGTATATACATGGCCTTTATTAGAGTTTCTGTGGATGATTTCACAGCTTCGTCCACTTTGTGCCAAGAAATAATCGTTGGCATAGTCTACGGAACCAATTCGGCATATGCTTTTTTTCATAGATAAAACAGACCATTGTCCAATTATCTCCAAACACATCGCACTTATAGATGGGCTCCTTTGGCTTTGATATCGGCACACTGGTACTGTAAGTATAGTTTACGGTATTGTCTGCGCGAGTTTCAGTTTTGTTATTCATAAAATTTAATCATAAAAACCGTCATCCTTGAGATCTTTTTTCATCTTGTCCGAAATATAACCAACGCATACTACGCATATCAGTGATACCAACAGTATGATCCCAAGAACTATCAGGACTATTTTCATTGCATGGTTTCTGTAAATATTGGCTTAAAACAATTAATCACGCTATCTAACTCACTCCGCTGATCGTTGGTAAGAGCAATCTTATAGGAAAGTCCTCTCAATGAGGTGTAGGCAGAAAATGCAGCTGCAATTTGCAATGGCGAAATCTCCTGGATATTTTGCTTAATATCCGCTACTCGCTGTTCAGTCAGCCGAGTTTGTTTGTTGGAAAATGACCAGTCCTGAGATGAGCTCATATTTTTATTCGGTTACAAAAGTCACAATTTCTTGGATCATTTCTAAAGTAAGGTCCTGAGATTCATAGCCGTAATAGGGCTTAATGTTAAAATACTTCGGAACAGAATCTACTTCACGAAGGAATTCAATCTTGGAACGATTCTCGTGTCTCGGAAGATTGTCAATCAGATATGTCTGAGCATTCGGAAATTTTGACTTTCCAATCACGCGATCTGCGATGTCCTTTCTATGGTAAATTTCGAATTCATCAAAGCCGAGTTCGAACACTTTATTCCAGCCTTCTGCATAATTCTGAACTGCAGCAGTAAGGATGTAACAGGGAGCAATCGCTCTCAGAGCCTTCAATAGTTCATGAACTCCTGGGCGGAGTACCGCCCGATAGGTATCGTTATGCTCAAGAGTAATAACCTTAGAATTTTCGACAGGTTCATCGTTCCATGGATTACAGTGAATCAGTGTCTCGTCAAGATCGACAAAAATGTATTTGTTTTTTTCCATAAAAGAATACTACATTACTTATCAAAATTTGTAAACAAAAAAGGCTCAATGAATTTATTTTTTTCATTGAGCCTTTTAAGTGGTGGACCAGACAGGGATCGAACCTGCGACCTTCTGCTTGCAAAGCAGCTTCTCTACCAACTGAGATACTAGCCCGAATTAATTAGAACTTGAGGGTAACAGCCGAACGGAGACCAACCGTGGTCTTGTCAAGATTACCGTCCTGGAGGACAACAAATCCAGCCGAGAGGACTTTCCATGAAGCATCAAGTGAACCGCCGTAGTAGGCATTGGTGTACTTGATTTCCTTGATGGTACGTGGGAGAGCATCATTTGCGTCGGTATAACCGGCAAATACTGCACCCGTGAGACCGCAGTTCTTACCAAACTTTACAGCCTGGGAGAATTTAGCTTCAAGGTTTGAAAGGTCAGATTCAACATCGTAACGACCAGTAACGGACAATGGTCCTTTACCGACCGAAACGAATGGACGGAAGTGTCCATTTGAATCCTTACCTGGGCTATTCAACATCGAATACTCGGAGCCAACTTTTACGTTAGCAAGAGTCGAGAAGAATGTGTAACCACCAAGGAATTTGACCTGATAGAAATCAACAGAATCAATACCGTTGAGATGGGTATCAGCTGATGCTCCAACATTAAAACTACCGATGGAATAGTCGACTGCAGTCACAGCGGATCCTTTTGCATCAGTAACTTTGCCAAAGTCAATTCCCTTTTCCTGGTAACCTACTGTAAGGGTTCCTGCCGCAAAAGCGGAAACGGAAGCAGTTAGAATTGCGAGTAACGTTAGTTTGATTAGTTTGTTCATACTTTACTATTTATCTTATTTTTCTCCACTTGAGTATTGCCCTGACCCTTTGGGCGGTGGAGTAATGCTCAGGTCAAACCGAAAAATGAATCACGTGTAAGGCTCGAACTTACATCTTCAGTTTCGTTCAGGATGTACTTGTCCTGTAACACTGAAATCTTATCCTTTAGACGAACGTGATTTTTACTACTTTGTGATCTTCTATAGCCTCGTATTACTGATCTATTTTTAGTTGCACCGCGTTTCGTCGAAGCGCGCGAGGTTCAGTTGACAAGAAGCTTTTGTGCTATCCATGGTTTCGCTAAATTTCCTAGGGGATTATCCCACTAGGAAAGTCAAAATTAAATGTAAAAGAACTGAATTAACTATCTCTATCCTAACAAAGCTGCATCAAAAGTAAACAACAAAAATCACTTTTTGTGCAATTCAATGAGTTTATCTAAAATGTAAAGAGCCAGTTGAAAACTTCCAGCATCGATTGCTGCAATTAGTTCTTTTTTCAAATTGTGGACCTTTTCAGCGTTGGTCCACGCATCCATGCTATACGCAAGGGAATTCGGTGAGAGTGGAGAGTTATTTGCGTATGCCGTAGCAACCGTCTTCATGGACGGATTCATTGCCATTGGCTGTACAGGTGCTATCTCCATCTATCTATTTATGGTATCGTAACACTTAGAGGTGGTGCTCATTGTAGGACTCGAACCTACGACCTATTGAATGTAAATCAATTGCTCTAACCAACTGAGCTAAACGAGCATAAATAACACTATGAAACTCAAATTTTGCGATTATACCTTTACCCTAATGTCGAATGGTGATATTGTCATGGATGACGCAATCACTGCAGATAAACTTGAAGTTAAATCTGGGGATTTATTTGAAACTGTTATTACCCCGGATGGGGTCGTAGTATTTCAAAAGAAAAATGGTGGACCTGAGGGGAGTTGAACCCCTGTGTTCAGTACTTTTCCGATAATTTTCTACAAGCTTAGTATTACTTAACAGTCCCCATGATACCGTAATACTGTATCATGATTGTTTTAGTGAGGATACGCATCTTGTACACCACTTCAAGATGGTCTCGCTTTTATGACGAGTGTAACACTTAGCGAGAATCCGTGTTATCTACTCGATCACAGTTTTTAGGCTGCGAGTGGCATTTCTTCGGCGAAACCGAAGAAGTTGCTGAGGGCTTTATTAATGCCGTTTAACTTTTTACCAGTTTTTAAAAGGTGTCCGGAGAACCTTGCTTGCTTACTATAAGTCTATTACTGAGTCGAATCCAGTACAGGCCCATAAATTTAAAAGAACGAAATTCAATTGTTTAATCCGTCCACGTTCACCGCGTAGCCCAAATCCCTTTTTGAAAAAGGATACAGTTAAACAAAATTGGATGCTGGGGATGGAATTGAACCATCAGCTCCGCGTTATGAGCGCGACGAGTTACCGTTACTCTACCCGGCAATAAAATGAATTTGGGAGGGTTAATGATTACCTCCATCTAACAATTGTGTTTTCAGTTATTCAGTCATATGGTGCCGTCGCACCTTAATAGTCCGCTTGTCATTGTATTTCAGGCTTACAAGACTATACCTCTGGTTGCTTAGGTTGGCCGACCCAAGTTTTCAGCGTAGTACCTTACTTACTTACACATTGTAGAACTGAGTGATGTTCTTCACACCACCCATGCGTTAGCCCCATTAGAAAGGCTTTCTTCCGCCACAAAAATTTCTCTCATGTTACGGCAACGTCAGCATACAGTCCCGACCAGTGCCTATTCCACTATTATCGAGATTTTACAACTGTTGCAGACCGTGGTGACAATAGGTTCGTGAAACCAGTTGCCGCATGAGAGTCCAAGGTGATCAAACCTTGGAAAGTATTTAAAAGAACGAAATTGACTATGGTACAATCATACACATGTCACATCAAAAGTAAACAACAAAATGTGATTATGGCATATATGTTTTACATTCATCTAATGATAAAATTATCTTTAAATTGGGCATAAGTTTTTTAATAACATCTAATTTTGTTTTTTGAACATTCGCCGCGTGCGGATTTTTAGGATCGAGATATATGTCATGATCCGGCAGATAAAAATCAGGAAAATAATTATGAGTTCTACCATCAATCATTACATATGAAATAGGAACTTTGGGACGAATCCAATTGATTCCTATTTCATCCAACCGCATTGCTAGAATTTCTTCCCAGGATGAATCTAAAGTGACAATAGTTCCATCTTTCTTTGTATATTTTCTTATAGATCTAACTAAACGTCTATGTTTTGATGCTAGTGCTTTTTGACTCATTAATGCCTTACTTTCAGGGCTATGAGTTTTTCCTAAATTTGGACTTGAATAATCGACATTATCATATTTCCCATCAGCATGAGCTTTTTTAATTCCAGCAATACGCTTTGCTTTAGCTTCAGGAGTGCACATTTGAGTGCAGTTGTTACTCATTTGATACGAAGATCGTTTTGGGTTTTCTTTACACCACCTACTATGATTTGCTTTATTAGCAGTTGATAGACCTTCAAAATCCTTTTTACAGTATTTACATTTAAACATATTTTATAGAATTTGGTGCGTCTACCAAGACTCGAACTTGGAACAGGAGCTTAGAAGACTCTTATGATAGCCGTTTCACCATAGACGCTTATATGTTTATTTATAACAATGAAGATTTCTGTCCTATCCGTTGAACGATCGAGGCAGAATGGAGCGGAAAAAGAGACTCGAACTCTCAACATCTTCGTTGGCAACGAAGTGCTCTACCATTGAGCTATTTCCGCGTGGAGTATAAATACATTCCTATGTACCAATATTCTTGCAAAATTAATAAAGTGATTGACGGCGATACTGTTGAGATCGACCTCGACCTCGGATTCAATATCGTTCTTGCTGGCCAACGAGTCAGAATGGTTGGAGTAGACACTCCTGAGTCCCGTACTGCTGATAAAGAAGAAAAGGCTCGAGGCCTCTTATCAAAGAAGAAACTTGCTGAAAAACTTCCAGCGGGTTCCTATCAAAAGATCAATACTCAGAAACCCGGAGCAAATGACGATAAGTTTGGCCGTATTCTCGGTATCTTCATCCTGGAAGATGGAACAAATGTTAACGAGTGGCTCATCGAGAACAATTACGCGGTAAAATATCTTGGCGAGAATAAAGAACTCGTCCAAGAAGCCCATGCAGCAAATAAGAAAATTCTTATTCGCCGTGGCGAACTTTAAGCCTTAGTAGCCCACAGATACCATGCGGCAAGATGTCGCAGCGGTAATTGTAGAAAGGGGTGACTTTTCGAGATAGAGAACTTCACCCGGAGCAATCGTCACTGTGGTCGTGGCGGCGTCTGCAGTCGTAACCGTAAGAAGTACCGCTGTGCCGTTGTTATTATAAACGCGTACGAGTGAGGCGGATCCGATAGTTGATGCTGTTGAAACTGCAGCGTCTGTTCCCTGAAGATTGAGAATTGTTGAAATCATTGAATTTTAGGATTAAGGTGTAATCTATTTATATGAATGGTACCCACGGTGGGAGTCGAACCCACAGTTGAACACATTTTAAGTGTGTTGTGTCTACCAATTCCACCACGAGGGCATAACATAAATGGTACCACTACGGGGAATCGAACCCCGATTACTTGGATGAAAACCAAGTGTCCTAACCGTTAGACGATAGCGGCAAAATTGGCTCCCCGACCAGGTTTCGAACCTAGACTAGATGAGTCAAAGTCATCTGTGCTACCATTACACAATCAGGGAAAATGGTGGACCCGGTGGGATTTTAACCCACGATCTAGGGATTATGAGTCCCTTGCTTTAGGACACTAAGCTACAAGTCCTTAAAATGGCTGGCAAAGTAGGACTCGAACCTACAACCCTCGCATTAACAGTGCGATGCTCTGCCATTGAGCTATATGCCAAAAATTATCCGTCGTTGCCAATGGCACTTACGGGACAGCCCTCGAGGGCTTCCATACACATGTCAATGCCTGCTTGTGTTGTGGGTTGAGTATGTACATATGAAAAGCCGCCATCTTCTTCACGAGTAAAGAAGTCTGGAGCAGTTTCACGGCAAAGGTCGCAGTCGATACACTGAGTGTCGACATAAAACTTCCCTGCTGCGTTCTGTGAATATCTATCCGTATTGTTTGCCATAATGTATTTACGATTTGATAATTGGTCGGGGCGATAGGATTCGAACCTACGACCTTCTGGTCCCAAACCAGACGCTCTACCAAGCTGAGCTACACCCCGAGAAATTACTTCTTCAGTTTAGACTGAACGACTTCAACTGCAGCATCAACCTTTGCTTTGTTTTTGCGAGCAACAAGAAGACCAGCAACGAAACCGACAATGAGTGCGAGGAGTAATGAGAACATATGTTTATTGAGTTGAGGTTAACCGTACATATCTATTTATATGTAAAATGGCGGGATGGACGGGACTCGAACCCGCGACCTTCTGCGTGACAGGCAGACGCTCTAAACCAGCTGAGCTACCACCCCTAAAGTTTCACACAGCCATTATTGCCATTGATGTAAATCAAGAGGACTACTGTGTATGTTAAATTATTTGAATAGATGTAGCTTTGCTTTATATGACCACACTTCAGCGAGTTTCTTATTTACGCATAAGCTCCAACACGTTTAATGTTTCCCAATAAACGTACTGTTATGAACTCAGAGGCTTTTCGTTACTTCCATGTTTTTCCGCTGACGGTTAGACCCCGTGCTCGTACCGAAGATGGAAACAATCTTCTACATTCCGAGCTGCTATTCAAAATTGGATCCTTCTGCCATACAAGTCTTCCAGAACATTTCCAGAAGATGAATGCACTTGTATGCGTTACACTCTTAAACCCCCTAAAGGAACGCAACCTTTTAAATATGTGATTGCCCAGTTTCTTAGCAACATGGAGCTTTACCTTAGCGCCGGCGAATGTAACGGTCTGCATAAACACAGAAGAAATTGGCACGGATGGAGGGAATCGCACCCTCATAAGGCAGTTTTGGAGACTGCTGCACTACTAATGTACCACATCCGTAAAAATTAAAGCAGCGGTAACCTAATCCGCGGATGGACGAACCGATTCCAGGGTTCAAACATGACCCATACTTTAAAATAAATGGGGCGATCAACGGGGCTTGAACCCGTAACCCCGAAAATCACAATCTCGTGCTCTGGCCAATTGAGCTATGATCGCCGTAAATGGAGCGCCAGACAGGGATCGAACCTGCATGTGACTGTTTTGCAAACAGAAGTTTAGCCTTTCAACAACACTGGCGCTTAAAATGGTAGTAGCGGTGGGAATTGAACCCACATAAAAGAGCTTATGAAACTCTTGCCTTGACCAATCGACCTCGCTACTGTAAATTAATTATTCGGTCGGAACTTCAATCGAAGGTCTTATCGACCCGCGCGGCTCACTAAGCCGTCCTTCACGTCGTTAAGTGGTACGACAACACGGACTTCTACCGTTAACCGAATAAAATGGTGGGAGCTTCTGGTATCGATCCAGATTCTTGCCGTCTTCAGCGGCACGTGAGCACCTGCTTCACCAAACTCCCTAAAGTGGTAGACCCGGAAGGATTCGAACCTTCAATACAACGTTCGTAGCGTTGCGTGATAATCCGTTTCACTACGGGTCTATAAAAATGAGTAGTACCGATTGTTCCGAGCACGGTTACCTGTTGTTCAACATACTGAATGATAACACCGACTCCTGTTTTACGAACAACTGGATTTCTACTCAAAATGGTGGGCACGCTTGGACTCGAACCAAGGGTTATCCGAAGAGGGGACATTTACAGTGTCCTGCAATAGCCGCTATGCGACGCGCCCGAAAAATTGTCATTTGAGTCAACCTCAATTTCGCCAATGACGTGGCGTTTGCAAAATGGAGCGGTATCCGGGTAACGATCCCAGAACTCAAGTTTGGAAAACTCGCGTGTATCCATTAACACCTATACCGCAAAACTGGTGCCTTCGACAAGAATCGAACTTGTGACTAGCGCTTATCAAGCGCTGGTTATACCGTTTAACTACAAAGGCTTTTAATATATTCCACATTTATATCTTTATTTAAAAGAATGATTATTTTTACAGAATTCTGTTTTGCTGCTAATTGTATTTTTTCTGCATCCAAAATGGCTTTATAATCGTTTTTAGGATCTAAATATAAATCATATTCTGTTAGATAGAAATCAGCAAAATATCTTTTATTGTTGTATTTTAATGATTTCGGTCGAATCCATTTTATATTCAATTCATTTAATAATGAACTACATCTTAATTCATATGTACTCTGTAGTGTAACTTCATTACCATATGAATCATTTACTTTAAATTTTTTACTTCTTCCAGCCAAAGGTTGGTAACCACCTAAACCTCGATCTTTTGCTATTTTTGATAATAGTGATTTAGTTTCTTGAGTATGCGCAGTTCCTGTACCGGGACCAGTTTTTGGTCTAAAACATCTAACATCGGACAATACAGTTTTACCTTTATTCCATGCAACCCTCTCTACTTTAGGTTTAATGACTTTAGGTTTATCGTGCCACTTTAAATGACGATTGAATGCGAAAAGCGATACGGCATTTCCACATTTAGGACAAATAGATGTTGTTGTTTTACCTTTGGGCATTAATCTATTTATAGAGGTAGACGATGCTCTAACCAACTGAGCTACTAGACCGAAAATGGCGGAAATAGAAGGATTCGAACCTTCGGGGCTTTTGAGGACCCGAGACTTTAGCAAAGTCTTGCCTTAAACCACTCGGCCATATTTCCTAAATTGGAGGAAGGGGTGGGATTCGAACCCACGGTCGTTTTTAGGCGACTCAAGTTTTCAAGACTAGCGCCTTAAACCACTCAGCCACCCTTCCTTAAAATGGAGCCCTCGGACGGGATCGAACCGACGACAACCAGTTTACAAAACTGGTGCTCTACCAACTGAGCTACAAGGGCGAAATTGAATCCCACCATGCACCTAGAAGCATTGCTGCTTTCACGGATGAACCCGACATTCAGTGCAGGTAGGAAAATTGGAAAGGTAACGATAGCTCAGTGTTCTGGCTGCATATCGGTGCAGACGGCATTTCGTTTTTATCTAACACTTAGACCTTAAAAGAGCCCGGCAATTTATTTAAAGACGTCCGGGGCTCGTCTATTTTTATTTGAAAAAAGAACTAATTTTACCCCTCTCAGCTTGTGCTGGTTTGGATACCCGTTATCGGACGTTTGGACTCCTTAAAGCCGGAGTCTGGCAGTGAAACTGAAAGTGATAAAAAAACCTCTGAGCTTTATGGCCCAGAGGTTAAAGATAATTTCGATTTTAGATCGACCTTATTTTTAACCCCTGTAACCTGTTCCGCGTACGGACCAGAACAAGCCACAGCTATGTGGATTTTGTTCTGTATCTGATTTAATCTGTACCGTAAGCATTTGAAGTGTTTGTTGATTTATTTATAGGACTATCATACTTAGTTTTGGTACAAAGTAAACAACAAAGCGCAATTAGTGCATAAAAAGATATGGTTTCCATTCCTCGCGGATACCCATATCCTCGGGGATTTGAACGCCGATCTGGACACGGTTCTTTGGAACCACTTCCTTACCATTAATGTCAAAATACGGGAAAATGTTGTCCTTGGCAGCATTACAGTCGCGGCAGGCAAGAACAAGGTTGAACCCGTCATTGGTACCACCCTTTGACTTGGGATGCACGTGATCCTTGGTGGCAACGCAGAAAGGTATCTTTTTGAGGCAGTACTGACAGGTGCCCTTATAGATGCTGTAAAGACTCCGAAGTGAGGTTTGCTGACCACGACGAACAGTATGTCCGAAGTGAGTAGTGCAGACAACGATGGTCGGAATTGCCCATTGCTTTTCTTCGCCACTGATACGGTCCGGAGCGGAACGCAGACATGGCTGGTTGTCAAAGAGTTCTATGGTGTTCTTCGACCACGAATAACCGTCATTGTCCTCACGACCGTCCCATGGAATTGTGTTACCACTCGCGTCGATACCGTGAGCCCTACCATTCATCATGTGACGCATGCACGCACGGGCCGTGAAGAAGGCATAGGCTTGGTAGGAACCGTCGAGCACCAGTGTGGTACGCGCAGAAGCATCAACAGGAGTCAATACATTAACCTGTAATTGATTTAACAACTGAAGTGAAGCCTTTTCGTGGTACGTTGTATTTGCGAGCATTAGAGTAAGATTCACCGTTGAGCACTTGGCAGTGACCAGCGGTTTTGTGGTCCCAGATCATGATACCAAAGCGGTTGACCTTGGTCTCACGTGGGACAAAGTTGGGGTCGGGTAGAATACCAGACCGAATAAGACTTTGAATGATTTTATCGTTGGACATTTTTAGAAAGTAGACATACAAACACCCCAAGCTGGTGCGTTTTCATCTTTTTTAAAACCTGGGTAACCTGGATAAACAGGATGGATACGCACAACTGTATCATAGTTAGCATACTCAGGATTGTAGGCTACTGCTTCGACGTCTCCATGTTTGTCCTTGACAGCATTGAGTTCGTTAATTAATTCGGAGATTCTCATAAAATTTTAAGAACCTTGAAAAGAAGTTTCTAAATGAAGGGCATCAAAGTAACCCTTGCGCCATGCATCCATAAGTTTCATTAATTTCTTAGGCTCTTTGCGATACTCTTTCACGAATGCGTGGAAGTGAATGTCGCATTGCGAAGCAGCCATGATTCCGTTTTGGTAAGCCTCTTCGCCAAGTTTGACAACGAACTTTAGATCCTGAGCGTAATAGTATCGTTTCATTTGTTTTGCGGTATTCATTATGATATAATCCTAAACTAAATTGGCTAAAAGTAAATTAATTAGATTGTCCTAAGTTGTTGATTATCACTTGTTGTCCAGCTTGTTCATGGTCACCCACTTGGCGCGGTTGATCAGAAAGCGGACGCGAAGATCATTTTGAGGGTCACCCATAAGATGTTGAACATCAGAGAGAAGGGACATCACAATGTCCTGACCTGCAACGCGGTATTCATTAACAAATTCGTACCAACGGTTAATATCGGCGACGCCAAACTGTTCCATGTCGGTAACAGTTGATTCATACTTTTTAAAGGTTGGGTTGTTTAACATGCTACTATCCTACAACAAACCGCCAAAAAGTAAACAAATACGATTTACCTAAGCTGTTGATTACAAACAGCCGCTTAAAATAACCCCAGGTTATTGAATACCAATAACTTACTCGATGCCTTTTGTGGCTTTTTTCTTCTTCTTTTGAAGAATCTTTCTCCGAGCGTTGAGTCGATTCACAACCTCATTACCAGTCATCCAAATATCTTTGTTATCAAGAATTGATTGAATCTCATCGGGCTTCAAAAAGTCCGAATAAATTTCCTGGAGTAATCCTTCAGACCATTTGCGTTCATGCTTGATCTGGTCGATCATCTCTCCGCCTTTACCCATTGTGCCACCCGAATAATTGTGGAACATAAACATTGAATGAGCAGAGATTTCAAAGCTATCTGACATTAAAAAGACGATAGTTGCTGCAGACATACAGGCGCCCTCAACGGAGGCCATGACTGGAGCTTTGCATTCACGGATCACCCGCATGAACTGAATTGCTGACCATAGATCGCCACCCGAAGAATTGATGTAGATTTTCACGAGATCATTTGGAGGACAATGACGAATCTGATTAAACCACTCGGTGTATTTCGAAGCTTCTTCAATTTGTCCCACGAGATAATACTCATGGATATGCCCGAGGGGTTTATCTGTAAAGGCACATGTGGGTTTTTTTTCCTGATTTAGCATATCGAATAGGGGATGATCTAATTTTTTAACATCAGTCTTCATTGGTAGTATGTATCAGTTTCCGAAGATTTTTCTGCGCTTATATTCCTGGATGGTTTCTAGGAGTGGTTTGACCCAATTATCACGGTGTTCTTTAAACACTTTGGGTTCATTGTCATCGATTCCCATAATTGTCACGATGTTTGTAATTGGAAGTTTTGTGCGTTCCTCAAACATAATCGCATAGGCAGTTTCCTGCATGAAGTATGTATGAATATCTTCCTTCTCTTTGACTCGTCGAGATGTTTTGATGTCAATAATTGACCGGACACCGTCAAAGTCAGCAACAAGATCCACACGACCTGCAAGGCCCAGATGATCTGAATACAAAGGTTTTTCCTGCAGAATAATGTTATTGACTCTGGATTCCAGAATCGGACGAATCGTACTAAACATCTGCCAGATATGAGGGAGGAAGTTTTTAGATTCAAGGACTTCGTTATTTAGAAATCTCTCAGCAACCTTATGAATCTCTTCCCCACGGGCACACGCCCGCCGGGAGATACGATTCGCCTCTTCTTCACCCACCTTCTGACGCCATTCACGAATACTATTCTCGCTTAGAATCCCAAGAACCGTGGTAATCGATGGATACTTAGGTCCCCTCGGAGTAGCATACGTGCGTCCACTTTCAAGGGTTTCGCACACGAGATCATTGTATCCTAGATCTATGGGATTATGAATAAATGTCATTCGTCTAGGTCTTCAAAGTCTTCAAGAATATCTCCAGCATCAATTGGTCCATTGACCCGATAGTATTGTTCATCCTCATTGTTATTTTTTGATGGATGAACATTTTTCTTTCGCTGATGCTTTTGAGCTTCACGATCAAATCGATTTTGTTTTTCTTCTCGGTTCCTATTCATTATTCGTTCTTTTTTAAGAATTCTTTTGTCATAATATAATCTCGCACAATACCCGATCGAACAATATCCTGCCAGGTAAATTCAACAGAATAGAAATATTTCATCTGAGAGATGATCTTCATGAAGTCAATGATACCGCTTTTATCCTTGGATTTCTCCAGGTCTGATTGGTAGTAATCACCACACATGATGAACCGGCAATCCTCACCGAGACGGGTAATGATTGAATCTAATTCGTGAAAAGTAAGATTCTGCATTTCATCCACAATTACGATGGATTTACGAAGAGTAATACCACGGATAAATGAAGTAGCAAGGAATTCAACTGTGCCTTTGGCCACAAGTTTATTCCATGCCATCTTATCTCCAAAGAGTTCTGATAGAATCGAAATGTACGGAGACAGATATGTTGCTTCCTTTTCCGCACGGTCGCCCGGGAGGAATCCAATATCACGTGTAGGAACGATGGAACGTACAATAATGATTTTTTCATATGGAGATTCCCCCTTCATGACTTCTTCAAGGGCAAGGTATAGCGCCATAAACGTTTTACCAGTACCAGCTGCACCAGAAAGGCAGAGATGATTTTTTTTCTTATAGGCAGCAAACACTTTCTTTTGAGTTAGCGTGAGAGGTTCAATTTGCTTTAGATTCTCGTAGCGAACCGAAGGAATTGACGCAATAATTTGTTTTTGTTTAGATTTTTGTTTAGCCATGAGATTATTTTGTCCGAATTGTGTTGCCTCTTCCTGAGCCTCCCTTTATTTTCTGCTGGACTTCTTTCCAACCGTCACCCCCACGCGAGTACATGGATTTAAAGCCAGAATAGCTCAGTTGCACTGCAGTGACTCCACGTAGGACTGCTCCAACCTTATGGCAGGATGGGCATTCATCGATCGTAGGTTTATCTCGATCAGCCATGGGCACCAATTGAGTGAACTCGTGGTGGCATTCTTTACAATGATAGTCGTAGTTTGGCATTTTATTTTGTAACGAACCAAGAAGGCGTGTTTCGTTTGGTCCAGACCATTTTGAATCTGCCTTGTTTTGTTTGATAGAATTCTTGATACGACCGCACAGGATCATCTGGATACATGCATTCCGGAGTTGATTTCATTGCAAGTTTGAACTGAGTCATTGGTACATCCGGAATGTTTTCTGGCGGATCTATGAGATCTTCTAGCAATAATGTTTCACTACTATGGATCTTACCATAACGGTAGGTGTATTCGTTGCAGAGCGCCTCAAAGTGCTGATGATGCCATTCATAGTTCTCAACGCTTTCCATGGTCCATACAGTACATGGATGATTCATATGAACCGCTTTGTAGAATTTGTCGTCTTTTTCGGGATTCGGAAGTAGCCATTCCTTACCTTTGCGCCAACGTGCAGGAAGAGAACCCGCAACATATTTCTTTGTTTCGCGCATCGTACCATCGAGTAGGCGATGCGCAGTCGAAAGCATCTGAGCTGATTCGACGATCATTTTGACCACGTGCTTATCGCATTGCAATTGCGCAGCAATCACGGGGTTTTTATCCAGGACAAATATGTTCATAATCTAATGGTGTATATCCTACACCTACTTCAACGAAATGTAAATCTTTTTATTATGCCACCTGAAGTTCGGGTTCTTCAACCTGAAGAGATTCAATCACTCCTTGCAGAAATTTCTGTTTTCTCTGCATTCCCGTAATTGATGTAATATTGCCTTCTTTCTGGAGACGCTGGATGTAATAATCCAGCTCTTGATAATCTTGTTTAAGTCGGTCCAGCTGTGAGATGATCATTTTTTTCTATAATTAATATAGAAGATACCGTGTTGGTTCTTTCAGGAAATTGTTATTTAAGAATAAGGCCGGGCCAGGTCTGCTTTACTAAATCTCGAGTAATTCCCGGATAAAGAGTTTCTAGTTTCTTATCCTTCATTGCAAGGATCATGTCAGCATCTTTAGGATGAATAGTCTCTAGGATCTGTAGAAACATGTTTTCTCTCTTTGCCGGTTTCATTGCATCGCCCTGGCCACCTTTTACAAAATAGTGGAATATTTTAATCTTTAATCTAAGAGAGGAAGAAGAATGCCCGGATTTGGAAAGTCTTCCGTCATATGTGGGTTTTCCTAATGGTAGATTCCATTGAATGCAATCGTCAAAAGATCCTCGAAGGACATCGCGCAATTCAAGTGAATCGTGCTGTTTCAGGAAAGCAGTTTTCGACTCTGCACTTTCCATTGCTGAAACCTTCTGCAGTATTTCGTGTACGAGTAATGAGATCATTGTGAATTAAATTCTTCAGCGCATTCAATCAATTGTGTGCAGCGTTTAGAGATCAGATAATTAAGGATATTTGAATTCGGTTTGGCCGAATCAAATGTATTTATAATAGAGTCCTTCTTGTCCTGGGGAACTTTGCTCAGATCAATAAGAGCGGTATTGCGCTGGAAATTGCGGTATGTTTCTTGATTCATTACCGTATCCAGGGAAGAACGTGAGGCATACCATGCATCAACTTTTTTAGCAGAAACTGGCTTTTGGCGAATCTTATCCACGAACGTATTGTCTGGAGAAAGAATGTTTGGAATACCGTCTCCACTATCTCCACGAACCGTATGGTCAAACAGATATTTGACTGGATCCTTCTCCTTGATGAAAGACTTAATCATAGGTGAGAACTGTTTTACATTGGAATACTGTTGAAGCTGGATGAAATCTTTATCCGAAGAAATGATCATCACTGGCTCGTGTTGACCAAAGTTCTGTGTCTTTTCTGTAAGAGTTCCAATGATGTCATCAGCCTCAATGTTGTTAATGTGAACAACCTTGTATGGAAAATTCTCTGCAATTTCATTGCGCACCAGAGTTAGAATGCGAAAGAATTCAGTCCAATCAAGACCGCTATCGTCTCGGTTTGCCTTTCGGTGAGCCTTGTACTGAGGATAGATCTGCTTGCGCCACGAACCTCCGTCACAGGCAATAACCATCTGACCGTATTCCTTACGATGCTTGAGGTTATACATCCTCAAGGAGTTTAGAATCATGTGGCGTATCAAATGCTCTGAAACATCCATCTTCTGTGTGAAGATGTTGGAAATTGCAATACCCGAATAGTCGACTAAGATCATGTACCAATCATACTACGCTAACGTCAGATGTAAACACTAAAGTAACGTTTTGCGGTATTTTGTCAACTGGTTTCTCGTGACTCTTACCCGAATCTGGTCGTTATAATACTCATCGGAAAGAATAGCTTTTCTTTCTACCTGTTCCTTCATCTCTAGGTAAGAACATTCGCTCTTACTGGTGCATAGGTGCAGAATAACCCTACGAAAATTTATTTTACCGATTTCAGCGATATCCTTTTGAAGTGCATTGCTGGAACCATAATAGGTCTTCCAGTCCGACTCAACAAGGATGCGCTTCTTTTTCTTCTTGACCGTTTTAAAGCCCTTGAAGAAAAAGAGTTTCTTTCCGACGTACTTACGACCATTTACTAGGTTCTCTATTAAATAGACGAACCCGTAAATTTTCTTTGGGTCTAATTCAATTGGTTCAAACGGAGAGTCATGATGAAGCCACATAATGGCTTATTTATCACTCCTCGTCGATGTCGCCTTCTTCGCTGCAATGGTTGCCGCATATTGGGCAATACTCGGGATAACTTTCCACCGAGGTATTATCCTCGTTCTCATCCACATCAGGATCAACAATATCCTCCGTGAATGAAATGGTAGAAATGCAACCGCAACAATAGCAATTAATTTGTACTTTAGGCATTAGGCTTCGCATGACGCGCAGTTAAGTAGGTTACGTCCCAGCTCTTGGGCCGGATGCGTTCCACGTTGGTAATAGAGGGTTTTGATGTTATTTTCCCAGGCAAAAATCATGAGTTGATTTACTTCTTTCGGAGAGGTCTTTGGATGAACCATAAGATTCAGTGATTGACCTTGGTCAATGTACTTCTGACGAGCAGAAGCCTGAATGATGATTTCTTTCTGAGAAATTTCTCCGAAGGTCTTAAAGACTTCTTTCTCTTCAGGAGTCATAAACTTCAGATGAAGAACGGAACCGCCATGAGTAAGAATTGACTTCCACGTATCCTCGTCGTTCTTATCATGCTTCTTAAGTACGTCTTTGAGATAGGGATTTTTATAGGCAAATGAACCCTTTGCCAGCTTCTTCATGAAGTAATTTGAATTCAACGGTTCAATCGAAGGTGATACCTGACCCAGAATAAAGCTCGACGACGTTGTTGGTGCCACAGCAAGAGTTGTGACATTACGACGACCCGTGCCCTTTAGAAGTTCCGGCTCACCAAACTTCTCTGCCAGTTCCATTGTTGCTTTATCTGCGCGTTCACGAATGACGCGCCAAATGCCAGTATTCAGCAACTTAGCCTCCATTGATTCAAAGCCAATCATCTTGGATTGAAGTAATGAATGCCAACCAAGAACGCCGAGACCCAATGCACGTTGATTCTTTGCAAAACGATGTGGAGCCTCCATGAACTTCATGCCAACAGTCTTGTCCACAAACTCCTGATTTACGGAATCAAGGAAGTAGATCATCGTCTCGACGGCATCCGTTTCCTTTATTTCTTCCCAATGAAGAAGATTCAGAGATGAAAGGACACATACAAATGATTCTTCGTCATTTGATGAAAGACAGATTTCAGAGCAAAGATTGGATGAATTGATCTTACGTTTCTTTTCTTTGTAGATTGCAGGAGCACTCTTATTCACGGTGTCTGTAAAGAAGATGTAAGGATAACCAGTCTCAAAGCGTTTCTTAATCACCTTTGTCCACGTCTCGCGCTTCTCTTTATCACCTTCAATCATTGACTTCATCCATTTGTCCGTAATTGTAACACCAATCGACATGTTCTGAATGGCATGGCCGTCTGAACGGATCTGAAGAAATTCTTCAACATCTGGATGTTCAACTGGAAGATACGCAGCAAAAGAACCACGACGAGCAGAACCCTGTGAGATGACTTCTGCAATGGTGTCAAACAGTTCCATGAAATGCACTGGACCCGAAGATTCGCCTCCCACGGAGATGGGCGTGCCACGTGCACGGAGGTCACCGAAATAGCCCGAAGTACCGCCACCATGTTTTGACATGATGCCAACCTCAGCCGCCTTATTCAAAATATCTTCCATCTTGTCGGAAATATGAGAATTAAAGCACGACACTGGAAGACCGCGGTCATTACCGTAGTTAGTCCATACAGGAGTAGAAAGTGAATAGAATCCACGCGCCATATAATTCTCAAACTTATCCGCAAATCCCTTCATGCCTAAAAGCTTTTCAGCATGCTCCGCAATCTGGCCGATACGCTTCTCAGGAGTCATTCCTTCCTTCAGGTATCCTCTTTCAAGGAATTGACGCGAGTGCGTGTTTAGCCAATAGTATTTTTCTTGTTCGGAACTCATAATTAAAATAGATCAGATTGACTGAAGCTCTGCCCTTTCTTGGAATACTCAATGGGACGTGAATGGAAGAAGTCCGTCATATTGTTGCCTAGAATCTGTTCATCGAACCAAACGGTTTTCTTGACCATTTCTTTATCAACTTCAAATAGCTTCTCAAAGCCAATCTGAACCAATGATTCATTCATACGGTTCTTGATGAACTCACGAAGTAAAGGCGTGTTGAGGCTTTCAACACTGTAACCATTCACGATCCAATCAATGATCTTGCACTCATATTCAATGGCGAGAAGGGACTCGGAGATAATCTTCTCATTGAGCTCAGCATCAAATAATTCAGGATGTTCATCGCGAATGGTATTGATGAGCTTGATGCCAATCATGGCATGAAGATTCTCCTCACGAGAAGTGTACTCCACCTGCTTGTTCGTATCCTTCAGAAGATTGCGGAAACGACCAAAGTAACTAATGGTGTAGAACTGACTAAAGAGTGCGATGTTCTCAACAAACAACGTGAAGAGAATCAGAGAATAAACGAACTGCTTCTTTTTGTCCGGAGTAAATGGCTGGAGGTACTTGCGAAGATATGTCACGCGACCCCGGATAATATCTTCTTGGAGAATACGATCAAATGAGTCATCAATGCCCAGAACGTCAAGAAGGCGTTCATATGCATCTCCATGGACCACCTCAGAATTTGCCATGACATAACCCAGATCCGTGATAGTAGGATGTGGAAGATTTTCTCCAACCCTGGCCCAGAACTTCTTCACGGAGATTTCTAGTTGGCCGATTGTGGAAAGAGCCCGCACGATGATTTCACGTTCCTGAGGAGTGAGGGATACTTTATAATCCTGAATATCACTTTGGAAATTAAATTCCCGATGGGTCCAAAACCCATTCTGCATTGCCTCAATGTAAGCCTGTGTCCATGGATAATAATCAGGTTTACGTGAAATTTGTTCTTCGAAAATCATAATTGGTTAAAGATTGATTGTAGGTTAAGTCCAGATCTAAGGTCGAGTATTATACTAACCTAACTATCTCGAACTGTACACACCAAAATAAATGATAACGAAGTTATGTGTGGTAGCCTATCTATACCAAGGGACACTTCCAGCCCCTAACTATTTTATTTATTTTTAGCCCCTACGGATCGCTCTTAAAGCTCCGTTATCCGAATTGCGAAGAACAATCACATGGTTAGGATTCTTCTTGGCGTATTCATAAATGCTGGTGTGACCTTCATTTTGCATATCAAGGTACTTGGACCAATGTTCAAACTTAACTTTACCAGATTCAAATTTACGAAATAATTGTGAGTCAACGTCGAATGACTTATATTTACGGCGCATAAGACCACCAGATGTTGGTGGCATGGCAATATTTTCGCTATCACCCGTTACATTTACGGGAGTTGCTACCGCATCTTCTGCAACACTTTCTAGGAATGATTTCATCGTGTGATATCCTCGGTGGAAATGTAAATATGCTGATTCGTGGATTCGTGTAGAACTTTAAAAATTGGAGTGCCCAGAAATTTACCTGATGGGACGATTGCTTCTGCCACTTTAATCTTGCTACCTTTATGAGCAAGAAATTCAGCAGTATGAATCAACGCGGTATCGCAACGGAGAGTATAACGACCCGGCTGGAGTTCTCCATTCTTCGTGAGAAACCAGGTGTTTTCATTTAAAACCATGTCAACCTCAACATCCTCGAGACGCTCGAAGATTTTCTGAAGTCCCTTCTCGGACATTCCAGTTTCCTCCTTGATGAGATAGAGTGCCGCAGCATAAGAGGCAATACGAGTGCGCCCGAATGGAAGCTTATTCAATAGTTTCTTAATATTGAATACCAGTCGGTGAAACATCGTGTAGGATGACTTTTCCTCCGATGTTTTGAGTTCCGAAGCTTTCTTTAGAATATTACCTTCTTTGTCAACGATGCCATACTTAAAGGCCTCCATTTTTTCCCACGGAGTGACAAGGATTTTTAAGAATCGAAAGGTATAATAGAGGTCCGCGGTCCTTGAAATGATGCTCATAGTGATCTGAGAGTTTTTACAATGTATTCGTCCAGGGGAATTTCTACTTTTTCTTTTTCGGGTAGGTAATTAAGAAAGACCAAAAAGGGTTTTAATGAAGGCCATAACTCTTTTTCGATCTTGTAGAAGACCATGCGATTTGAAGCTTCGATTCCGAATACGTTATAGAGAACAATGAGGTGGTTAAGAACGAGTCTTTCTTGAATAAGTCCCGACTGCTGATACTTTCTCAGAAGCCTTTTGATGTATTTGAATCGGGCTAGATCATCATAAAATTCTTCAATGTCCAAACACTGAGGGTTATTATAATTTTTAGAGGCGAATAGTAGGAAATTTTCTTCGGTTAGATCGTCAAATATTCTCATTATGTATATATGTCATTAGCAGTTCCATTTCCTAAGAGCCAGAGCCTTTCGGCTTGGTTCTCCATTGGGCTTCTTCATTGGCCCTTTCACCCCGGACATGCGGGCGCAGAATGACTTGCGGCGATTTGCGGCCTTGCTGCCCTTCTTTAATTTAGAAGGAGATGTTGTTACCGGAGCTTTAAGATTACCGCCCGTCTTGCGATTATAATGATCCCGACCTTTCTGAGTTAAACCGCCCGTGGAGCTTTTGTGCCCTTTAGCATCAATTGCAGCCTCGAGAAGTTCATGATCGTCTACGGATTCAAAATCTTCCCAGATCACATCAGAGTCTACGCCGTTCTTTTCGGCAATATTCTCGACCATTTCTTCGATGATATCAAACTGCGATTCAAGGAGAGCCGTCTCTTCAAGAAATTGACGATATACCGAAAATGGATTCATTCACTTATAGCGCCGATTTAACAATTTTATTGACAATCTGCTGTTTGTTTTCTTTGCCACTAAGCTTGACACCTTCATTCTCAGCAATCACTTGAAGTTCTAATTTAGAAAGACCCTTGAGTTGTGCCTTCGTGCGAACAGGTTCAGCTGATTCTTCTTGGCTTTCTTCAACCGCAACTGGTTCTACTGCAGCAGGCTCGAGCAGATCTTCTTCATAGGAAGACTGAGGAACTGCTACTTCGGTATTGCACGTGCATTCTTCTTCGTGACAAGGCATCTTTTGAACATCCTTGTTAGCGTCTAGTCTATAATAATAGTCAGGCTTCTGGTTAAAGAGACCGATAAAGTCTGCCCAATGTAGTTTAATGGATTCAATCAATGATTTCATATAGGTGTTGGTTTAAGTACTATTTTAATTTAACAGGAGAATCAACAATGGCAACCTTTGGAAGAGCAGCTGATGAATTGGCAGGAGCTGGTTTTTCAGCAGAATCAAGTTTATCCGCGCCGTCTTGCGCAGCAGTTGGAAGCATGTCTACAACTTCTGTTTCATCATCAGCATCATCTTTCATTTTCTGTGTTGCAGGATCCATGACTTCTGGACCCGCTTCTGCATCAGCCGCGGTACCTTCCTCAACTGATTTCTTTCCGTAGTGTTTTGCTGCTGCATCGCTTGCCTCTCTGTCTTGATCTGCCGAAACAAGATGAAGCATATGATGGTTGTACATACTCCGATGGAATTCATGATGGATATTAGCTGCACTTCGAATCTGTGGATCGCCTGCGTGGTGAGCGTACACGCGATAGTGTTCTGCTGCTAGATTGTGAGCATGCTGAGCATCCTCATGATGCGTGTCCGACCCGGACGAGTGAGCCAGGGCGGTTAACCCGTTTGCTTTGTTAGTGAGGTTATGTGCATGAGGATCTCCTGCAACATTCTCATTGACCATTGAAGCATAGGTAGCAGCAACGGAAGCAATAGTTTGTTCGCCGGTCATTTTTGGCTTCTCATCTTCATCCTTCTCATCTTCTTTGTCTGCATCCTGATCGTTTGGCTCGTCCATGCCATCAGCATCGGGTTCTGCATCTTTCTCATCAGAATCTTCTTCCTTTTCTTCACTGCGGAGTTTCTTTAGATCATCTCCATCAACCTTGCCGTTTTTATTGACATCAAGCTTATGCTGATTGCCGACAAGCTCTTCTTCTACTTTGTCATCATCGAGTTTTGGCATTTCGTCAGCCTTTACTTCTTTCTCGTCGTGATTGTCCATCTTAATCTCTTCTGCATCCTCTTCCTTAACTTCCGCAGGAACTTCATCAGAAGGTTGCTTTGGTGCATTTTCTACTCCTGCGTCCTGAATCTTCTTGGCCTGGCCTTGATCTTCTTCCGAGGCCTCTTCCTTGATGCTCTTGATACCGTATTTCTTACCATTAAATTCAAAAGAAGCTTTCTTAGAATTAGCAGCTTCAGTCACAGCCTGAACGAATGCAGTTACATTCTCTTCAGTAATTGATGTGGGTACCCATTTTGGACGAGCACCTGATGCTGCGGCTTTGGGCTTGAGCATTGCGAGGTATGATTCTGCGACTGACTGAAGTGATTTTAAGTTCATGATTGTTTAAGAAGTGAAAGCTACCCTATTTATAAGGCTTTAATGTTATGGTTTGTACCGTAAAAGCCCTTTCCAGAAGCTGTACGATTTACTTGAAATTGATGGCCCGTGGCTTTATGAGTATAGATGGATGTACCGGATCCGCCAAAGCCTGATCGAGTATGATCCACGCTATAGTCGGAATGAAATTTTTCTGCATCTTTCTGATGTTTTTCTGTGGGGCTAGTGGAGTGCTCGTGTTTATGCCCAGAAACATAATGTTTTGCAAACTCAGCTGATCCTGCATCGTGTTCAACCCGATCGTCTGGGCTTAAGTTATATGCTTCGGCCATCTGATTATATTCAGAAACAAGAGAACGAATAAGTTGTGGTTTCATATGAATTAGGGTTGGCGCATTAAATACGCGCCGATGAGAGTTGCAATGGTGCCGGAAAGAGCGATCCAGAAGATTCGATTGATTGCGGAGATTGTCGTTGAATTCTCGCTCAATGTTCGTTCCGTCTTTTCCATCCGTTCTTCTAACTTGATCATTTTGCCCATGAGAAATTTCTTATCTCCTTCAAGTTGCAGCAGCTTTTCTTCAGCTCGCGCCAGGGAGATGATCGCTTCCGCAAGTTTATCGATTTTGGCTTCAATGCGATCGAGGCGGTGGTCATTTTCAATTGATTTTGGAGAGGCCATAATTGTTGCGGTTATTTACGAATGACTGAGGAGCGAACCTTTGCGAATACGCTAGTGTCTCCAGTTATAATTGATATGAGACTCTGTAATAGCTCGAAGAGTGCCATTTTCTCAGCAATGTTATTAATTGGCATTTCGGTATCAAGCTTCTTGATTGCACGAGAAATAGTAGGAAGACTTTGCCGATCAAGGAGACCGAGGCGAATTAGAGCCTGGAGACGAGCCAAGGATTTCTTGTCATCATCCGACATTCCTGCAGTTTCTTCACCATCCTCGGTTTCCTCTGCAATGACCGATTCATCCATCGGAGTATCTTTGTCAGCTGCATCGTACTTCTCATCCTGAAGATCCTCATCATATTCGACATAGGAATGTACGTCATCTAATTCGTTATATGCAGTCGTGATCTTGTTTTGAATCCATGCCTCGAGTTCATCCTCGTCATCCATGGCTGCTGCAAGGTCTTTTGCCATGTCCACTACCTTAAGGAGCTGACTCTTTGCCATTGAAACTTCTTCCGAACCATCTGTTTCTTTTGTAGCTTCTGTTACTTCGACCGATTCATTCTTCAACTTTGAGACAATTGCAAGATGAAATTGCTGAGCCTGCTTGTCTCCACGTTTTTCAGCAGCGATTGCTTCCTGAGAATGTTGTGTGATCTTTGCATTCTTCTTTAAATCGATGGCCTCGGCAATTTCAACAGCCTCGTTCATATGTTTCTTGATGAGACGGTGAGCCATGAACTTATGCATAACTACCTGTTTATCGTGCTGCTTCACCATTGTCTCATGAGGAGTTAAATCTGCCGCGGAGGCTTTGTTACGAATGAGTTTATCCAGCTTCCGAGAATGAGAATTAGAAGCCTTCTCATGAGAATTTGCAGCCTTGATATGAGTGGAAATCGAAGGATTGTCCTTGGCCGCCTGAGAATGCATTGCGGCGGTACCGCTATGCTGCTTATATCCGCTCGCCTCATTTAAATCAGTGCCACTTGCGCTATTGACATTTTCACCAATTTTTACTACTGGCTTCTTTGCGTTCTCCGCATCGCGCTTCTTGGCAACTTCGAACTTGGCGTCCATGTGTTTATGAAACGCGTCATTGTCTCCTGCTTTCTTTGCAGCCTGAGCAGCATCATGATGCATTGCCATATCTTCTGATGCACCTTCTTTTGGTACGCAATTTGGAACTTTGCGGCCGTCTTTCATTTTCATGCCGACTTGTTTATAATCGCTCCAGCAAGCTTCATCAACTTCTTCATGCATTGGTTGACTATCCCATACTGTAAACTTTCCATTCGGATGAGCCTTCTGATGAAGAGACATCGCCTGATGATCAGCATCATTTTGATTCTTTGCTTTGACAACATACTCATGTTTCTTTTCGCCCTCAGGATGTTCATGAGCAAATGTAACTTTAAAATTATTTTCCTCAGTCACATTAGAACTCTGGCCAGGAGTTGCATTCTTGTACTTGTTCGTTAACTCTGCGGTACCGAATTCTCCTGCGCCGTGTTCTTCTTCTTTCACTAGATTCTTATAGAGCCCACCCGGACCAGCAAGACTTTTCTTGGCTGGCTTCTTCCATTTAGAATCAAATTCTGATTTAGACATGGCTCCAGCGTTAACGCGGGCCATATCCGAGCTCTTTTTCTTTGATGCTTCATCAATGTGTTCTTCAGCAAGCGCGGCGGAACGAATTTGTTTGAGGTTTTTCATGCGATTCTATTTTTACGGATTAAGCTAATTGGTGTTCCCTGGAGAGAAGGGGTGCGCACCGCAATCTCGGGAGATGATGTTAAAATGACTGGAAGTAATTGGCTTTCAAGAGTGATCTCTTTCTTTTCAAGGAGTTCAACCGCGGATAACCATTTACGAACTTTCTTTCCATCATTGAGTTCAACGATGAGGTAGTTGGATCCACAGTGAGTGATCTTGCCGAGTTCCTCGGATTCTTTAATGACTACTTCATTGCCAACTTCAAATAAGTTTCCGGAGACGTAGGCCTCTCTGCGGTCACCCACAGATTCAAGTTGAATGTGTTTACGGAAGTTGCGAGACTCTTTGAGACCCATGCCATTTCGAACAGCATTAAAGAGTTCTTCGTGATCCTGGAAAGAAGAAGGGAGATTTTTTGCAAACGCCTCAAGATCATTCGACTTTGCGGCAGTATGCATTGCCGACTCGGATAGCTGCAGTGAGGAATTCTCAGATCCAACAACCTTGACACCTTCTTTAAAATTATAAAAGCCGTCATTTGTTTGAACACCGTTATGTCCATTAAGCAAAGCCTCAAATTCAAGGACGCGTGAATTTTCCGCCATCATTGTTACGCGAGTAAATCCCTGTTCGTATAATTTCGAACATATTGAGAACACCGTGTTCACATCATCGCTCATTACATTTCGCGCATATTTCGGAAACACTTTGCGCATCCATTTTACCTTCTCTTCCAACTTTAGTGGATTCTTTTTGGCGTCTTCAAAGTGAGAACTGTAAATTCGATAGGCTGATCCCGCTGCAATTTCTGCGACTTGTTCAAGCAGTTTTTCGTGGGCTATTGTTGGAGGATTGAATCGCTCAAATACGAATACAACATCCTTGGGCGTTAGATCACTTACAAATTGTGTAAAGGACTTCATTAATTAGATTGTTCCCGTCTTCACATTGTGTTCAACGCCACCGGCTCCAATATCAGCAATACGATAGCCCATTGGCTTCGTTACAGAAACCTTGACCATGGGTTTTTTCTTGAGACGGTTCCGCTTCTTTGTGCGGGCATCTGTTTCCTCTGCAAGACCAAAGTGTTTTGCCACGTGCGTGTCTCCGTGACGATGACGGAGGATATCGGCAATCATTCCTTTTTTACCGCCAACATCCGCGGGAGTATATTTTGATTGCACCTTTCCCTGAATGTCCCGATGAATCTTGTGGACTTCATCCGTGGATTTACCCATTAGGCTCTCGTGATCCTTTTTAATGTCGGCCTGTCTACGAGTATCAAGGGCATCGTTTGCTTCATCCACTGGCTTTGCCGCCTCAGCCTCTTTTACGTTATCCGCAACCTTTAACTGTGGGTGCCGTGATTGCTTAAAGTTTGCCCGAATCTTCTCGGTGCCTTCTTCTGCAAGCGACCTCTTGCGTTTATACGCATAGAAATCTTGCATTTCGGTTTCGCCACCAGCATACTGGACTGTACTGAAATCTTTAAAACTGTACATAATTGTTCGAGGTTCCCATTACCCGGAAAGTAGTTTTCCGAGTCGTTAATGTAGAATACTATTTATACTATCAACACTTTGAATTAGTGTAAACTATAAATATGTTCCTATGCAATACTCAAAACATATTCTATCGGCAGTTGTTATTTCTGCCCTTCTCACCGGTTGCGGCACAGTCGATTCAGCTTATCAATCCACAAAGGGAATTGGTTCTGCTGCTATTGGTGGCGTTGGCAATATCGTAGGTAACGGAGCCTCCGATGCTTCCAAGACTCTTGGAGTTGCTTCGGATGCTGCTGGCAAAGTTGTCAGTGGCGCAGGCAAGGTTCTCGGTGGAGGTCTCGATCTCGTAGGTGGTGTCGTTAAAGGCACTTCCGATATCGTAGCTCCATCAGCTCCGGCTCCTAAGTCCTACTAAGACTGATTACAATTTAGCTCGATTAACCCTGAGAGAAATCTCGGGGTTTTTCATGAACGCAATAAGTTCGGATTATATAAATAGGATATCACTATGTTTTATCTGGAATCTCTTCGCTCAATTGCCAATACGTATTTAGAAATGATTTTGGAAAGTGCAGAGCCGCAAAAGCTCAAGCATATCCATCATGCTGAAGACCGTCCGCTTTTGCACGGATCCCAAGGTTTTGAACATGCTCATTCTGCACTCATGCATGCACACGAGCATATGAAGGCGAAGAAGTCTAGCTCGGATCTAACGATGAAATACGATGGAGCTCCATCGATTGTTTTCGGTCATCATCCGGTAACTAAGAAGTTTTTCGTTGCAACGAAGTCCGCTTTCAATAAAGATCCAAAGTTAGCACACACTCCGGCAGATGTGGACAAACACTATGGTCACGCTCCGGGTCTTGCTAGCAAGTTAAAAACAGCTTTAAAGCATCTTCCAAAAATCACTCCGAAGCACGGAGTATATCAGGGAGACGTTATGCACTCACGTGAGGATCATAAGTTGCATGAGGCAGTTTCTTTTACTCCAAATACCATTACCTATACGGCTCATGGAGACGAAGAGAAGAAAGTAAAACGTTCTCATGTTGGAGTTGTGGTGCATCAGCAGTATCATCCGAATCCTACAAAACCAGGATTCGAACATATGTCTGTCAGTGCACATCCAGACACTCACAATTTTACTCAGCATCCTGACGTTCATATGAAGACGGCAGAACACGATACGAGCAAGATCGATTATCCTAAGCATGATCAGGATGCTTTCCATAAACACATGGCAGCTGCAAAGGCGATCCATGACAAACATGGACCAAAGATGTATGCAGCAACCCAACGCCATCAGGGCGAAAGCGGCCATCTTGCCACATACATTAACCATACGGTTCGCCACGATCAAACTCCAAATGCGTCTGGATTTAAGTCTCATCTAGCGGCACATCATGAGAAGATTGCTAGCAAATTAAAAAGTTCAGGTGGAATTCAAAAGGCAAAAGCAACTGGCGCAGAACATGCAGCTCATGTTCAAAAGCATGCTGGACATTACAACAATCTGTTGGCAATGCATGGACATCTTGCAGCGGCAAAACACACTTTGGTTAGAAACCTAGAAAAGCATGAAGGTGGTCTGGACCATCATATCAACGGCATAAAGTCAAAACCAGAAGGATTCGTCATTAACCATACGCACGCTGGACATACGGAACCAACTAAATTAGTGAATCGTTCAGAATTTGCAAAGGCGAATCTATTAAAGGTTAAACCTTGGGCTGCTAAAAAACCGTGAAGTCGTTCCTGGAGTTTTTAGCTGAGGCGGCTGAGCATGGCACTCTGCATTCATTTGACGTGGATGAAACGCTGTTTAAAACCAATGCAAAAGTTCACGTGATGCACGGACAGAAACACGTTGCATCTTTGAGTAATTCGGAATACAACACTCATAAATTATCTCCTGGTCACCACTACAATTTTAGCGAGTTTGAAGATTCTAAGAAATTTCATGATGAATCCCATCCAATCCACAAGATGTTGGCAAAAGTAAAAGCAATTCATAGTAACATTAAGAATTCGCCACATCACAAAATTATCATTAATACGGCAAGAAGCGATATGAATGATAAAGAAACATATCTTGCTAAATTTAAAAAGCATGGTCTTCCCATGCACGACATTCACGTTCACCGTGCGGGTAATGACAAGACTCCTGGTAGTGTTGCCCAAAAGAAAGCCCGTGTGATCGACCATCAGATTACTACTCACAAATTTAAAAACGTCCACGTGTATGACGATAGCACTGAGAATTTAGATCACTCTTTGGCTCTAGGTGCAAAGCATCCGAATACAAAGATTCACGCATGGCACGTTCATCACGATGGAAGCGTTAAGGCATATCACGGAGCAAAATAATCATGAAATCGTTTAAACAATTTCTAAAAGAAGCAGCAGCCTCCGAATCGCATCACGTGTTGGCATTCGGACGTATGAATCCTATTACTAACGGACATGAAAACGTAGTGAACAAGGTCCACGAAATTGCAAAGAAGCATAATGCAGGACATACTGTTATTGTGTCCCACTCGCAGGACACAAAGAAAAATCCTCTCACGGGCGCGCAGAAAGTAAAGCACGCCAAGCACGCCTTTCCAGGAACGAATATAATTTCATCCAGCAAAGAAAAGCCAACGATCCTTCACCATGCCGCAGATCTTTCTGACAAAGGCGTTCAGCATTTACACGTTATAATGGGATCAGATCGTGCAAAAGACACCCGCGCTTTACTTCATAAGTATAACGGAGTGTCTTCTTCGAGTGGCCATAAGGGTTACAAATTTAAATCAATTACCGTACATTCTGCAGGAGAACGTGATCCTGATGCGGAAGGAACTGCGGGCATTTCGGCTAGCAAGATGCGTGCACATGCAGCATCTGGAAATAAAAAAGCTTTCCATGCGGGTGCACCTTCAAAAATGACTGCTGCACATAAAGACGCCATGTATCATGACGTTCGTAAGGGAATGGGAATAAAGTAACATCCGTTACTTTTTTAGTTTAAACCCAATCTTATTGCCGCCAGGATTTGCGGCATTCGAGTGATATTCAAATATGAATTTACTCTCGGCAAATCCGCGAAGTTCGTATTCGGTACTACCCGGGGATAGGTAGATATAAAGCTGCTGGATATTATTTGAACTGACGACGTCTGTCAGGAATTTAGTATATTTTGGATTTTGATTTACTTCATCCACAAGTGCGTATGCCATTGGAGAAAGTATTGCGCCAGATTTCTTTTGGCTTGGCGACTTCCACATTTCGATTAATGTATTGACATTTGCGGCACGCTTAATTTTAGAATAGAGGTGTTGATCCAGAGCGGCAAAGGCTGCATTTCCGTCTTTAAAAACTTTTAACCATTCCTCAAGATCTGCTGCATTATATTGTGGTTTTCCAATAATGGTACCAACTCTACGATATAAATCTGAATTGATTGCTTTGGCCGCCATGATAATTCCATCAGTACCGGAATTTTCCGTAATGGCTCCAATGAACTGATACATCAGTTTTTCATCACGATCATTGAAGTTTTTCCCCTGAATCATTGACCACACTGAAGAAATTGATGGGGCTGCACCGCCTCCAGCTTTAGCAGATACTGAAACCTTTAGTTTGTTCTTAAGTACTCCGTAATAATCCACGAGCCGTTCATTGCTCTTTGACGGAAATTCAATGGCAATCACATCGGTATTCGTATAGTTATTTAAAAACCACCAAGCTCCACTGATTTCTCCAAAGTCTTTTGCAATAATGGCAAGATCTTTATCGGAAATTTCTTTTGCGGCTTTTGGTGTAGAAAATTTAGACTTATCGCTATTTTCGGCTAGTTCCTTTAAGAACTCTTTAATATGTGGAGGTACTAAGTTATTTCTATCAATTGCCAGTCTAATTTCCTTTAGATAGTTAGACTTTAAAATAGTTTTTCCACCCAGGCCGAATCCATCCGGAGTAAGTGATTTGTTTGCGATCGTTTTAGCATTATCCGAACTGGTTTTACTTTTAACTCCAGGCTTCTGCAACATATCAAATTTAACGCGGACTTTGCAAATTTTTCCACCAAATTTATAGATTACGCGCGGTTTTGGATCGTAAGTTTTAACCGATGGAACAGTTACTTCCTGACCTTGTTTAATGATACCAATCTCTTTTCCAGTTTTGTCATCGAATGCCTCAGCATCTTTCTTGATAACAGTCGAGACATCTCCTGCGAATTTGTAGTATTTTTCCCACGCTGATTTCCCGGTTGTTGCCATATGATCTATTTATCAGCCTCAAAAAAGTATTAGATAATATAATCAGTGTCTCTGATGTACCACCGTTTCTTGCTATACCGCTTATTGTGCACAAACATTTCGTATAGGCCGGTTTCTCTGCCATAAGCTTCAATTTCCCAGGGTAACTCCCAATAATTACCTTTATCCGTATGATAGGATTGACCTTTCCATTTTGTGATGTAACAGTTGCCCGTATCACACATCTCGCGTTTCACAAACTGTTTGACGTGGACACACTCATGGGCCAGAGCTCTGAGCAAGCCGTGCATATTCATGCTAGAATCGGCTGTGATGTTAAATTCTCTTGGCTTATTCCGGTCATCTTCCCAGATACAATCTGCTTTAAGGCTTTCCTTTTTAAATAGATCCTTCCGCAGTTTGATTAAAACCATTACGCTATGTCCAGGGATGAGGTCTTTTAAATAATAATGAGCCGCCTCATTCACTAATTTCTTCTGCAGCTTCGATCCTCCTGATACGATAATCTCGTTCATGTTTATGGTAGAGGCTGCCATTTAATGGGTTGAGTTGAATTGACGCGAAATACCGCATAGGTTCTATCAAAGAATTCCCTAGCGTTTATTTTCTCTCGATAGAATTGACCGACAGAAACTGTATGCAGGATCATGTAATCGTCATCCGAGGCCATGATCAGAATCGCTGCATGCGCAGTATCCTTATTTACTCCGGGTACCTTTGCCTTTAATTCATCCGGAACAAGACCCACCCAGAAATAAGGCATGCCATACTGAATGTTGCAGTCAAATACTTCGGGTCCCTTTACAACCACATAGATGCATTGAAGCTTATCGCTCGGCATCCGTTTGTTCCATGCCTGCGTAGAGTCGTAGAGGGTTGGAGGCGTATTCTTATCCGGTACCAATCTCTTCATCCATTCCGCATACGATATCTGCACACCCATAAGACCCGAAAGAGTCTGGTAGGTAAGCGGTACGCAGTCATTTGCCCGTAATGAGCCAATGATGAATAGAATGCAGAGAAGGAGTCTCATTTAGTTTTCTTTTTTTGTTCTGGCTTTGCGGTCCATAGAGAGTCACCTTTGTAGAGGAGGACCATGGCGGAACCAAACAGAGTCAGTCCCACCCATTTTTCATCAGACCTGCCCATAAGCCACATTGAGAGTAGGAATAGACCAGCGGCAAATATATCAAATAGAATTGAATAGATTTTGTTCATTTTTTTGCAGACATATAATTGATGACTGAGATGAGTAACCACAGAAACCAGCACATGAGAACAAACTTAAACGCAATTACCGATATGGAGTAGAGAAGAGTCGCAATTGCAAGCGTACAGGCAAATGCAATTAAGCTCAGTGTTACAATTGATAGGAAGTGGATCATAACATTAGATTCCGTGTTCTTTACGCCAAAGACCAAACAGATCGTGCGAATCAAGTGGACCAGCACCAATGCGGTTGGGCATGCGCAGATTGATCCAGAGGCGAATATCCTCAGGGGCCATCATCTCATATGGCGAAAAGTCACACGAGACGATGGTACCGTTTTCGTGAACAAAATCATGCCAGATTTTGCTGCAGTCCGTATCGTAATCCTCGTAGGGTTGATACGTCCAACCCATGTAGCTATAATTTTCAGTTGCGGTAATCATTTTAGTATTGTGTTTCGCTTGTGTAATTTGTTCCGAAGAGGCGAGTGCCGACTTCGGGTGGCATCCAGACACTTAGTTGGTTGAATTTAAGACTTTTTTTATAGTCCCAGATGGAACATGGCACCTCACGGGCGCCTGCCATTGGAATGGCAGAAGGAACAGTGGCTTCAAATTGCCATTGAAACATCACCTTGCCGTCTCCGTCACCTACAGCAAATGTAGCTGGAGGAAATCCAAGGATCTTAGTGACTTCATCGGCCGAGATATTGGATAGGATGCCAGTCCGATGCGATGAATAAAAGCCATGAGTTTGTTTGATCTTCATGTTTTATTCCTCGTTGGTGTTGATGAAGTTGTCAACGTTGTACTTCGTCATCTCAGAGACGACCGAAGCGGTCTCACGATCGCCGACCTGGATAACTCCAAGGGCGAGAGCCTCGTGCTTAGCCTTGAGGGTTTTGCGAAGCTTCGCAATGACTGCAGCTTTGTTGACTTGGAATTTTCCGTTTGGGAGCTTCTTTGTTAATTTCATAAGATAATAGTACTAAATTCTGGGTAAAAGTAAATAACTACGATTTGCCTAAGTGATTGATTACCAATAGGGGCTAAAAATACTTCAAGGTTTAGTGACAATCTGAGCGTATTCTTCACCGTTTTTGGATAGGATGTACTTTCCATCCACGAGGCGGGCTTCGTAGCTGGTCGTTGATACCTCCGAGCTAGATTCACCCTTTGGCTTGTTGAAAGAAGCAACCGATTGCTCCTTCGTCTGTTTCACCTTTACGAACTCAGTCGATGCACTGGCAGAACCTACGCGTTTGCCTTTTTTAGACCTGAAGGTCTTTTCAAGCAGCTCTAGCGAGCCAGCCTTTTCGATCCGTTTCGAAATGTAGTCCCAACCACGATAGGTAACCAGCTCGCCGGTCACGGTGCATTTCAAAGTAAGTTTATTAATTTGTGTGTTATTCATTATGGTACAATCCTACATTAATTCCTAGAAAAGTAAATAACTACGATTTACCTAAGTCGTTGATTACCAACACGAGACGAAAATACTTTCAGAAACAATAAGTGGCTGGTCCCCAATAACTTAGGAAACCAGCCACCTATGAATGAACGACCTATGTCGTAGTTTACTTGCTCAGCTGATAGAGCTTTGCCGCAGGACCGCGGGAACCCTTCGCCTTAGGAGCATCGCCAACGATCTTACCGTTGGTCTTGACGTACTCGTAGATGTACCAGTGGTCAGCACCAATCGCGGTGACAATCTCTTTCAGAGTGAAAGGATTGGCTGGGAATTGGAACTTGCTGACGAGCGAAACCGCTTCAGACTTCTTGACACCACGACGAGGAGTCGTGGAGGCAGTTGCGCTGGCGGTGACGGTGGTATTAGACGAGGCGGTGTTATTAACTTTCATGATGTATTTTATTGTTGTTGATTTGAAGAGAAAGGCTAACCGTATTGGTCAGTCGTCTCAATCGATACTGATAACAATACTTAGTTCCTGCTTGGTGTAAATAACAAAATGACCTATATGTGATCTAAAAAACTAAACCGTTGATCATCAACAACTTAGGAAGTTTTGATTTCCGCAAATTCTGAGATCATTGGAAAGATTGGAGCAAGGGCAAGAGCCATATTCTGCGCCAATTCCATATGTTCCTTCTGCGTCCCATTGCCCGAACGAACCTCGATGTAATGGATAAAGCTACGCAACGTTCCAGAGACGTAAAGGCGCGAGACAGTATTACCCTCAGGTAGAATTGCGCGGGCTTGTTCCTTGGCAATACCGCGTTCCAATGCAGCTTTATAAGTTGTTGTTACTAAATCAATTACCTCTTGCTGTTTGTTTTCCCACCACAATTTTGTGGCGTCATCAGCAGTATTCAAGGAATTCTGACGATTCTTATCATCCTGAAGGCGAGCTTCACGCGTTACAAAGTCCAACTCTTTCACGGGATCCGCATAACGCTGGCTGAATTCTTGGAAAGAGAACGAGCGGTGCCGAAGAAGCTGACGAGCAATATCCCGCGTCGTATTAACTTCTACGCAGGCAGACACCATCTCAAGTGGAGACCAATGCTTGTTGCGAATAAGGTAACGAATCAGTTTGTCCGAAGTCTCGGTATTGAACTGGTTCTTCGGATTCGAAACTCGTGCGCAAAATGCAATGAGATCCTGAAGGTCCATACTGAAATCTTCGATTCCAAGTGGTTTTAGGCCATCCGCCATCTTAGAGTGACTAATGAGTTTTACTTTTTTACTTATCATGATTGATTTTATGAGTGAGATAGTACCCAAGCATTTTTACGTTTTTCTGAGTAAAGTTAAACTGATCGCTGTAAATGCCACCATTACGTTGGATGAACTCTTCCGAGAAACCTTCCTTGCGCATACGGTTAATCATACCCCTATTGAGGATATATGCGCTAGAGCTCTTTTTCCCAAAATTAGGGAATACCATTATGGTACCCAGATCGGAATTGATTCTGGCTTTTGCAGCAATAAATGTTTGATCAGAATTGATCGCCGTATCAAAATCAATGGATACCTTAATGTCTTTATTTTGAAGTTGCGCAGAATGAATAATGTCGTGAGCAAACTCCAGAACACACGCATTGACATGAACGTCAGTTTTATATTGAGAATAGTCTATTTCTGGTTTTTCTTTTTCGTTATCGTCGTCGTCGTCGGCAAGCATATTATTAGGTCCAGAGCTGTCTGCGGTTTTTAACTACCCATTCGCATACCTGAGTGTCGGCTTCTTCTAGTTTGGTTTCCAACTCGGTGACTTTATTATACTTTTCCATCTTATTCTGAGCAATATCGCTCATCATAAGAGGAACATCTTCCCACGCTTTTTCAATTTCATCCAGAATTTCTTGGCGACCCTTGGTGGCATAAACATGACACTCTTTTAATTGAGCCGCGAAGATTTTAACTGTCTCCGAATACTCGAATGTAATTTTGTCGAAGCACTTCTCGCGGTCGACATACTCGATGACACATTGCATGCAGAATTCCACAATGATGGAATCGAGGTCGCGGTACTGACGGATGAAGACCTTATCACGCATTTCTTTACGAGAACGTTTAATGTAAGGCTTTATCTTCCATTTGATTCTTCTGACACTCGCTTCGATGTCCTGAAAGAAACCAATAACAGTATCACGGAAGAAGTATTGTACCGGATACTCCTTTTTAACGTACTCGTCAAATTTTGTCCACTCGCCTATAAGATCAGCTCCAGCGCGGAGTGCGTAGGGTTTGATGTAAAGAGGGAATGGCCAATACCATACAACCAGCTCTCTGGATTTAAGAGGCATTGCTTTGTATTCGTCGAGAGTGCTCACCACGACGCAGTGTTTGTAGGGATTGTCGTTAAACATAATGAATTAAAGTTGTATTCTTTGTAGCAGCATCGATGTTAAAGGCAATTGGTTTGTTAATTGCAAAATATCCTTCATTGCAGATTGATGCATTAATATACGTGGTCTCACCAAGGATTGCGTGGCCATAACCGGAATGGACATGCCCACATACGTGAACCTTTGGTTCAATCCGACGAATCTTCTTTGCAAGATCATTATCTCCAACCGATACCCAGGGTCCATTCGGATCTGTAAAATTTGGGCATTTATCCAATAGTCCATATGCTGGACCATGAGTAATAAGAACATCAGTTCCTTCAGGAATTAATTCCCAGTGTTGTCGCAGCGGAGTTCCGCGTGGGAGGTTAAACGCCCAATTGAAGAACTCTGGTTGCTGTGGAGAACCCCAGAACTTAATGCCTTCAATTTCACAACCAGAATTCCATAGATAATGGAATCCATCAGACACTGGAAGAATTGCTTTAATGGCCGACTCGGAGCTTGGCTGATCTGTATGATCAGGATCCATGAAGAGATCATGATTTCCAGCAATGATAATCCGATGCTTATACGGAAGCGCATTAAACCAACCCAACGCTCTCATACATTCTTCCATGGATCCACGATTACAAAAATCGCCAGCATGGATAATGCCGTCAGCCTCGGGTAAAGTATGGGCCATGGACCGATGAAGTCCATGGGTGTCCGATATGCAAATAAACTTCATTCTACTATCCTATCAAATTGTGAGTGAATGTAAACAGTAAAATTACTTTTTGTTGACGGTAATTTTTGCGGCAAATAAACTAGACAAAACTACTGTTGCTGTCCAGGTTTCTAGTGTGAATGGAATGGCAAACTTAAACAGCGTATTCATCGACCAAATGACAGCAATTGGATAGAATATAAAAAGGCCAATTACAAAAACAATTGCAAGAGCTATGACGAATTCTTTCATATTAGGCGGTGGCCTCAGTCGTTGCAGCTTCTTCAACCTTTGGTGCAGACTGGCGACGATCTGAATCGGCACCATACGGAATACAGAACCAACGGATGGTTCCACGATCCGGAATCATGGAAAGAAGTTTAGCGTGAGCTTCTTTTTCCTTCTGCGTAGCAGTGGATTTAAGTTGCTTTGGCTTTCCAGGAATCTTATTTAGATTCCGCAAAGACTTAATTGCTTCGGTAAACTTTTTCAGCTTACGGCGAAACGCAGGGGAGCTAGTTTTTTTATCGTAGTCGTTCATGGGAGTTTATAGGAAATTGTATGAAGAAAGGAACCTGTTTTGTAAAGGATAGTGGATAATTTACGGCGAACCCAGCGGTAGGGCGATGTGTGGAAAATGAAGCGGTTGTACCAACGAGAATTCTCATATTCTCGGTCTGCATGCCATTTGCGTTCTTGCTCTTTTCTGTCGGCACTTGGCACTTTTTTAAACTCAAAAAGTTCCGTAGAATCGACCTTACCGTCAATGAGTACAACTTTGAATTCAATGGTGCAATCCCAAAGACCAAGCACGTCATGACGGTAGTCATACATGTAAATAGTTTCAGTGATTTTTTGAAGTTCAAGATATCGATCCGTGCGTTCAAGGGAACCCATACGGTCCATAAAACTCTTGCCTTTTGGGTCACCCTCGACCCATTTCTCGCTCTTGTATTTTTCTAGAAAGAAATTACCGTCTTGAACAACATAGTTGGCCAGGCAGCAGTCAAGGTCTTTGGTCTGAAAGGACCAGTTGTTTTTATCGAGACCAAACTCCTTCATCTCTTCCGAGAAAGGTAGATTGTCGCCCCATTGAATTGTATCGAACATTCCCATATTGTAGTTCCTATCTTATACCGTTATTGCCTCATGTAAACAACAAAATGCCTACAATTTAAAATTAAGTTGCTCTCTAATTGCCTGCACGAAGACCCTACCAGCTTCGGAAGCCGATTCAAGATCGGGAGCAATTACATTGCCATTTCGCTCAATTCTAAGTATTTCTTTGCCTCCCACGTTAAAGTCAAGAACGGAATCGGTAATCTGAGTGCCCACTGAAAGAGGGCTAAAGCTAATTAAATTGAAACTGGGTTCAATGTCTTTGAATTCTGTTTGTGTTTCCATAGTATTATTCGATTTTAAATCCGTTAAAGTTCCTCTCCTGAGTACCACTACGGACAGTTGGTTCTTTGCTTAAAGTCTGAGCTTTGTTTTCAACATCAAACAGTTTCATCTTGGCACGATCAACTCCAATGATAAAACGCTTATTCTTGGTTGGATCGTTATACCGGTTTTTTAACTGTTTGACAATAAGTTGTCCCATCTTTTCAAGTTCTTCAGTTGAGATGAGGGCAAACATGAGATCTGCCGTTGCAGGAAGACCAAAGGATTCTGAGGTGTCAGTCAGTTCAACATCGCTATTGCCGAATCCACTACGAGTTGTCTGAGTCGCAGAGAAGATTGGAACATTGAATTCCACAGCAAGACCACGAATTTCTTCCGCAATAGCCTTGATGAATGAGTAGGTATTGATTGAACCTCCCACGCCTTTCATACGAGAAGAAGCACAGATGTTAAGATAGTCAATAAAGATGACGTCAGGAGTAAAATCCTTCTTCAGCTTAAGTTCATTCAAAAGAGCACGGAAATGACCAGCATGTGCAGATGCAGTTGGATATTCCTTGATGATTAAAGATCCTACAGTCTTTGCAGCAATCTTCTTGATCTTGCTCTCGTACAAGTCCTTTGGAAGACTTGCAAGTTGATCAATTGGGATATTCATTAGATTCGCATCGATACGTTCAGCGATGCGTTCTTCTGACATTTCTAGCGTGATGTACAGCACATTCTTACCCTGTGTCAGATACGAAGAAGCCACATGACACATGAAGAGGGACTTTCCCACGCCCGTGCCGGCAAGACAGATATTCAACGTCTTACGTGGAACTCCATTCTTGGTAATGGCATTGAACATCTCGAGATCGAATGGAGTACGATCTTCCACCTTGTGATAGAAGTCGAACCGATCCTCAAAGTCACCGATGTAATCGTGACCCACAGAATTGTCAAAGTTGATTCCAAGAGCCTTTTGAAGGATGTCTGGAATTGCACCTTGGCCAATATCTTTCTTCTTGCCATCGATGATCTGAATCGATTCCATAATGGCCAAGAATACGGCACGGTCCTTACACCATTTTTCCGTATTCTCGATTAGCCATAGGTCTTCAACTTTGGGATTCTCACTGAGAGATTCAATAAGTTTGACTGTAGAATCGTATTGATCCTCTCGAATGTCAGTCTTGTCAAGATCAATGCCAAGGCTCGTCTGCGTAGGAAGTTTATTGTACTTGGCAATAAAATCCAGGACGAGTTTGTAGACTGACTTATGAGAACCCTCAAAATACTCAGACTTAATGAATGGCAATACTTTTCTGCAGTATTGCTCATCATTAACTAGTTTCTGAAGGATTGTCGTTTGTAGGTTGTTTGTCATTAGACCCTAATTTATAATTACCAGTATCGAAAGCGTTTTGAATAATGTGGCTAAGAATGTCGCCGAGATGGTTATTGAAGTCGTTTGATTCTTCAAGTATTTCTACGGTCTGTGGAGCCGGAGATTCATCGACCTTGAATTGAAAAGAAAGGGTGGCTGATTCTTTGTCTTCGTTGACCTTTAAGGAAACCTTTCCATAGGTAACAATGACGCCAGACCATTGGCCAGTTTTCAGCTTCACCGAATACAATTCGGAAGTTGGCTTTTCAACAAAAGAATAATCGCTGTCAGTAATTTTAGGATTCATCTTCATCAATAATTGAAATGTTGCTGGTGTTGCTTTGACCATCGACTCCGAGGGTATAGCGTTGACGAATGTATGCCTTGAACTCTTTCGAGTCTAAGATTCCATTCCAGAATTCTTTGTTATAGGTATCCTTTTCACGATACTTTGTCTCATCACCTTTCTTTGCATACCAGCCCATAGAAGGCTTTGTAACAAATCCGCCCTCAAGGGCAACGTCGAGAAGGCCCGAATACTTCTCAACGCCATTTGCAAACGAGACTGAGATAGGAACCTTGGACTTTTCTTTTACGAAACGAGACTTGTCAACGTTGATCACGAAGTGATAACCCTCAATGCCTTCATCACCCTTGTCTTGCTGACGACCAAGAATCCATACGGTATTGGCAGAGTAATAAAGACCCGTGCCGCCCGAGAGAACATCCTTCGGATACATGTCCTGCGTCTTGTACGTATGACCAATTGCAACAAGAGGAATATCTTTCATTGCAAGGTGTGGTGTGACCATGCGGAAAAGACTCTTAAAAGCTTTTGCACGAGTCATATCACCCACAGACTTCTCATTCATTGCATCCTCAACTTCTTTCTTCGAAGCAAGATTACCCACAGAGTCAATCATGATGATGACCTTGTCAGTCTTCTCAATACCGTCAAGCTGCTTCATGATGTCGAATTTGAGATCTTCAACATTCAAGATTGGACAATGAAGAACTCGGCTCGTATCAATGCCAAAGGTCTTGAAATAGGACTGAGGAGAACCAAATTCAGAATCATAGAACAGCACAACGGATTCAGGATATTTGCGCATATACGCAGCAACCATGATGAGTGCGAATGAAGTCTTGAAGTGCTTCGATGGACCAGCAAGGACCGTAAGACCCGATGTGAGACCTTTGTCAAGGTCTCCGGAAAGGGCAACGTTAATCATAGGAACGTCTGTTGCGATGCTTTCGCTTTGATTGAAAACCTTAGAATCATCCAAGGTTGCAGCGGTATCAATTCGTGAATTCTTTTTTAATTTTGCGAGTAGTGATGACATAATAGAACTATACTATAGTTGATTGATCCTGTACATCTTTTATTGATTCCAGTGAGGATAAAATTCTCTGGATAAATGAACAGATTGTGGTTTTTCCATGCAGGCAAAATCTAATTCGCCTTTGAGATTCATTAGCTTTGAAATCCATTCAAACACCTTGACATTGCCTTTGGCATTCTTATGAAGCTGTTCAACGAAGAGATTTCGAATATCATTGCGTTCATTCCAGGTACCATAGAATGGAGTTCCCTTGTAATAGCCAGTCTTTGGCAATTTGCGAGACTCGTTTTCAATTGGTAGAGGTTCCCAGATTGTCACTTTGCAGTTACACGTCTTTGCAAGATCCTCACATTGCTGAACATATCCAGCAACAAGATCTCGAGTAGCTGCCTCAGGATTACTCTGACGAAGCAGATGATGGCGAATGTCAATGTTTCCGAAGTACACTTCAATCTCATCGTACTTCAGTTTATTTGGTAATACAAAAGATTTGAGACCCGAAGTGATAGCACCATAAAGAGTTTTATATGGGACGCAATTCAGTTTCCATCCTGGGCGATACATGGAAAGAGCATGAGAATCTCCGATTGCCAGTTTTGCGCTTTCTAATTCAAGATCCGTGTTGATTACCGTCGCAGATGTTTCAATCCGGGCCAGATTAATCCAGTCGACTAGTTTCCAATCTGGATGCGATGCTGGTTCTTTATCAACCCGGGGTTTAATCATCTCAGAGTATTTTGGGAAATCAATTGTGAGGGAAAGGACTTTACCAGTGAACTTGGACAAACGGACAATCTGGTCAATTGCACCAAATTGCTTGACGCCTCCAAACATATTGACAGTACCGCCCCAATCATTCCCATGATAGACTGCAATCGTATCAAATGCATTGTAATCCTTAATCTTGCCACCATGGTTGACGGTAACATCGTATCCCATGCATTTAAGTTGATCAGCATAGATTGCAGCCTGCGCGGCACGATGCGATGAAATCCGCTCCGAGATTGGAGCCATCGGTGTAGTGATTAAGACTTTCATGATTTAAAATAAGCGCGATTCTCTTCCATATCCCCGAGATCTTTCCATTTACGCTGGCTATTAATTTTTGAAATATCCACTTTAGATAGATTGCGGTTAATGTGTGCATCCGCACCCACATTTATAAAGATTGCTCCTGGTTTTCCTTTTTTTACAAACCCTTCCCATGCTTTTGCGTCATATGCCGCAGTTGTTGGGAACGGCATTTCATTTGCAATCGGATGAGCTTTAAGGAAAGGCATAGTTGCCGTTACAACTTCAGCATCGCCAATTTCACCATCATGGATATTTCGAGCAACTGCAACCCCGTAGGCTTTTGCATTTGGCCAGCCAATTTGAAGTGCCCGAACCATTGTGCCTGTTGATACAGCACACCAAATTTCAGAAGGTTCATGCCCAATTAAATTAGTAACCATATTAGCCATGTTTGCAAGTCCAGCAGTCACTGTTGCATTTCCAGTAAGACCAAATGGAAGATACTGAGCATTATTCTTTTCTGCCCATTTTTTCGCATAGGAATTCAATACTGGCATTGCAGCAATCTTAAAGAATCGCATGTCTGTATGTGCATAGGCAAAAAGAGCACCTTGATGATTCGATACTTCAGATGAAGCTGGACAAAAGAAAACACATTTCTTATTATACATCTGAGCCAACATGGCGATGGCATCCGGAGCGTGACCCTGCCGCGGTGCACAGTAGACTAAAGTATCCTTAGGAGTTTCAGCAATAACTCGTTCTCCGCCGAATGCCTTTAATCCACCCGGAGCAAAATCTGCTCTAAGGATGTATTTGTCTCCGAACTGTTCAACAACTGGAGGATCGATTCGAGTATTGAACGTCCCCCACAAGTTTTGATAATACTCTTTTGCCTGGCTACGCGACATCCCTTTCGGAATATCCTTGTTAGATGTGTCTTGAGTTACTGTGTACATGTTTTGCATAGTTCCTTATATTTTTCTGCCGTGACTCCAGCGCGGCTAATGACATAGTCGTCTGATGGGTGTACATCGAGATCGTTAAACGACTTAATGAGACCGAGCTCGAGCATCGGCTTCTGCCGGCCATAGGGATGGTCGTGAATACGATGTGATGACCAAAGATTATCTCTGTCCAGATGATTATATGCAGAGCCTGGACGAACGTAGTTTTCAACCCAACGGATGAAATCACAGCACACGTCTTCTGCGTTATAAGGGAATGCTCCGGTATCAGATTGAATTTTCTCCATGACAAGATCGAGGAAAGCCTCGGTCTTCATCTTTTTGTTTGGAACTGCAAGATATGAAATACATTCAACAGCATTTGAACCATAGTAAAATGGGGTATCCCGATGGACATACTGAGGAAACCAATCAGCAACGTCAGCAACAACTGCTGCATATTGGAAAGCAAACCTACGCATTCCATTTGCTTGATTCCAGCTCAACATGAATTCGCCAATTTCGCGAAGTGTCTTTTTGTTTCCAGCAACTAAAAAATCTGCAAGCTCAGTGGCCAAACGTGGAGCAAATTCGCAGAGGTAGTAATCGCCACCACGTTTATAACCTGCGGGTGGTTTTGGAAATGCAGGAAACTGGTATCCAACTGAAGTGTAAAACGGAGACTTCTCGGCTTTCACGATTTCCGTCATCTCTGGAATTGAAGAAGCAGTATGAAGCTTGAACAATAACGTATTATGGTAACCGGATGGTTTGGTTGCATAATTGATGGCAGAACCTGTTACGCGGTGAAGAATGAATACGTACATCCATTCTGCAAGAGTGAACTTCTTTCCATTCCAACTCGTGGCCACAGTCTTACGTTGCGCAGTATGGTTTCCTGATGACATCTTCATCCAATAGGGGTGATCTGCATTCCAACCATAAAAGCAATCATTCACGATCTGCGAGAATCCAGCAAATTTACGTTCAACCACATCGTAGAGCTCAACATTTTCAAGCAAAGCATCACCCATTTTAGACTCGGCATGAGTAAGCATCCCATAAGGAGGTCTAGATGAAACGTTGCATTTCTCCTGTTGATCCTTTGCTAATTGATAGTAGCGAAGGAATTCATCGTAATAGTGTGTAGTTGAAAGACTCATAAATTATTCGAATTTGACAAATTCCCAGGTAATACCTGCTTCAGTGAACATCTGCTGAGTCAGATTCCACGACTCTTGCCACGTTGCAGGTATTTCCTGCCATGGCATAACGATGTTTTTAATTCCAACTTGGATGATGCCTTTTGCACATTCAGAGCAAACTGGCAATCCATGCACAAACAAAATGGATCCATCAAGCGAGACGCCACTATAACTTGCGTTGTAGATGGCATTCATTTCTGCATGAACCACATATTTGTACTTCGTCGGACGATCAGCATACCGATCCGGAGTATCTTGGATTCCACGTGGGAAACCATTATAGCCCTGAGCTAGTACCTGACCCTTCGACCCAATGATGACACATCCGATTTTTGTGGATGGATCTTTCGACCATCCAGCAATCTCTCGTGCTAACTTAAGGTAGCGACCTTTCCACTTATTATCCATTAATAAGTGTGAAGTGCCGTTCATAGACGTGGAGCGAGCCGACGTGCCAGATGAGGTCTCCCATTTCATAATTATTTTCTCCGAGCGTGTTTAGATCTTGCAGAAGGCGGGTTTGTACTATGTATTGCCAGGCACGATCATTCTTATAACCGAAGACAACATCATTGCTTCGCATTTGGACGATGGCATGAAGTTTATTGTCTCGAATAAGATATTGCACAGCATTCGTGCACATGAAATCGGAACAGCCATCTTCGCAATAATGCTGGTGCATCTCTGGCCGAGTATAGATCATTATGGCTCTGCGACTATTTGGATTTGCAATAAGCTCATTTCGCGCAGAATTATATTGCTTATAATTGGTTTCTGAGTAGATGCACCAGCCATAGTTTGAATTAATCCAGCCATCTTTCGTTGCAACTTGTTTCCAGATCTTAGGAGCACCGCCAGGAATATCATTGACATTCAACGACTGGGAATCATACCATTGAAGTTCAGCATTGATGTACTCATAATTTGGTTTGCCAAAGATGGCTTCTTCATCTGCAAAGAATGATGCGCCACATAACTCGAGTGTTTTAACACCACTCTTGTCTGTCACATAGGCACCATTCGTTAGAGCATCTTTAAAATGCTGACGAATATCATTAACTCTGGGTAGATTTAGCATTGAGATGGCGGTTAAGAAAGTCACGATCAGTGCGCTGGCCGTCAATACCTTTACGGCAGAATGACACAAAGAAGGATGAATAGTTAATGAGATCCTTTGCAGAGTCTTCAAGGGAATCGAAATTAGGTGCATAGTTTGCATCATTCTCCATTGCCTCAAGGACAGAACGAAGACGCAGCACCTTTGTGTTCATGATGTCAAGGATTGACGCAGCACCGCGTGGATAATAATCAGCTTGACGAATCGTACTATTTGGATTCTGATAATCGTTGGACTTTTTGAGTTGCAGATCTGCACACTCTTGGAGGACTTTGATGGATTCTTTCATAATAAAGAGATAATCATACACTAGTTATAGCAGTTTGTACAGTAAATTGTGGACGAGAGCCAATAAAAGATGAACCATTCCAGTTCCATATTCCATAGAATTCATACTCATCAGAATCCATGGGATTCAAGAAAATGTAAATTCGTCGTGCCACCGGAATACCTCGGGCAATTTTATCTGCCATTCCCTGCAATACGTTCCTGCAATTTGCAGCGCAGGTTGTAACCTTCACGTCAATCGATGTGATGCCATCAGGCTCATACAGATCTTTGTATTTTCGATCATCGTCCACGTAACCTTGCGCCATAAGCCATAGCTCAGCGTAGTGGCCACGTAGGCACTGCTTTAGAATTTCATCAAACGTACGATCCTGATGCACTGCAGGACTCGGATCCTCATGGATCCGTTTTGCCTCTTTTGAGGCGCGGGAATATAACGACTGTTGGTCGATATCGGATTTCTTAAATGTGATAGCGTTCTGCATTCAATACAATCATACACTTAGGCCTTAAAAAGTAAAGCACTAAAAATTACCTAAAGTGTTGATGCTAGAGCATGACACTCTTGTAGGCAAACTCAATGGCACGTTCAGCTTCCACATTCAATGGTCGTTTTTGATAAAGCCTAGAGGTATCGCTATCGAGACCGCGGATCATTTCTGCAATCTGCGATGCGGTAATAGGATATTTGCGCTTCACTGCATTGCACGCAATACTCGACATGATTTTGTAGATCATGCGGTATCTTCCAGAGCCATCAATCGATGAGATTGTCTTGTACTCATTGATCAGCTTTTTATTCACAAAAGGACAATCGGTATAGGATGACCAGCTTACAGAGTTATTGTTCAGTTGTTCTTTCCGATGATTCAGAATTTCTTTCTGAATGTTGGATGGAAGCTTATCAATGAAACTCTGAGATGGCTTTTCGCTGAATGGATGCATTGCCATAATCTGGTCTGGATCCATGATCTCACCGGACCGAACCACGATAAAATTATCAGCATCTGGATATTGCGCAGGAACGTAATACATCCGGCTCAGATCTTTCGTCTGCTCATCCGCCATAGAATTAAAATGCTTATTCAGGGCATACCAAAAATGACGAATTTTATCAGGAGGTACTTCCTTGTTCAATTGAAATACGATTCGAAACTTCTTTTTGTCTGGACGAGATGACGCAGTCGAATAACAAATATGCTTGTACTGAGAATACACCTTTACTGCATCTGCAAATGAGCACTCATATTCGTCCACATCCAATGCAGCCCAACCACCCCAGGACGTTACATTGGCGTTGGATCGAGTTCCACCTTTGGCATAGACTGCTGGAGAAATGAGAGAAGATGATTTCTTCGTCTCACCCCTTTTAGCCTTATAGCCTGGCAATCTTGAAAGCATGAAAAGCAACTTTTCAAAGTCCGCCCAAGATTGACAGACTACTAGCTTATCCGTCTTATTGTCAAAGATGGAATCAAATACTGTGAGTGAATAGTTCAATCGGTGAAAATAGGTCCAAGCAATCCTACGTTATCTGCGTGAGATGGTGCAGTCCAACCTTGAGGCTTAATTAGATCTGGAAGACCCAATGGATTTGGCCGAGACTCTTTTACTCCTACTTGTTTAGCGATGTTCGCTTCATATACCGCAGCCCAGGCTTTTTCAGAATCAACATCAAAAGCGTTGAGTGTGCCGATGGCAACAACGCAAAGATCGATGAGTGCATCAACCACATCATCAGCATTGTCTGCTTTCTTCATTTCATCGAGTTCTTCTTGCAAGAACTTAATGCGAAACTCCAGGAAAGCCTTAAGCTTTTCCTTGTCGAATTCACGTACGATTGGATTTACTCCAAATTTGCGATGCATATATTCAATGTCATGTACCCAATTAGTTTTCATAAGTTAATAATAATTCAGCTGACGTTTATTGTAAACACTTAAGTGAAGAATTCTTCAAGATTCGAGGTTTTCTCCATGGTCCATCCAATTGAATCAAAGATGATGGATAAAGGATCCAGGAAGGTTTTCTCAAACTGAAGCTCGTGATCAATATATCTATGCAGACCCAATTCTTTTGGAAGACCATCCACAAAAGAAATTACATTTTCTTGCATCGGGTTTGGAGTTTTAAGATAGATGAATTTGATCTTATCACCGCTACGAATTAGTTGATGTTTCTTTTGCAGATTACACTTCACAACTTGATCATTGAAAAGCAAGCAGCCGCGAACATGGATCGGAGTTCCTTTCTTGTAAATTCCACCTTCTTTCTTGTTCGAATAACCTGAAACATCCGAGGCTCCACGCGGGAACGCAATCTCCTCAGGTGGCAATGAAATGAAGTTCTCACGGATTTTTACAATTTCACGTTGAGCTTCGACTTCGGATTTGGTCATAATAACCTCGAACATCTTCTTTAGGGCATCACGGCATACTGCTGGAGTTGAAGATTTTACCGCTTCGATTCCCATGATCTTGATCTTGGGTTTAGCGTATTGAACACCTTCGTTATTGTGAACGTTAAGGATATAACGCTTCTTTGCTGTCCAAATACCACGATCCGCAATTGCCTCACGCTTCATTCCCATACGATTTGTTGGACAGAACATTGTCTTCGACAACAGATCGTAGGATGCAGTTAGCATAGGCTCGACAGCCTTTGCACAAAATTCATCCAAGAACTTAACAGGATTCTTAGGACCAAAGTTTTGAACGATTGGATCCATTGAGACATATAATGAGTCAGTATCGATAGCGATAACATAATCTTTGTCTTTCGATTTGAGGGTTTTATTTAAGAATTGATTCACTTCCTTTTCAGCCCAACGGATTGCCAATTGGCCTGATAGAGTTGTTGCCTCGGCAATTCGCATGTCGAAATACCGAAAGTACTGATTGCCCAGGGCGCCGTAGAGTGAGTTGAGAAGAATTTTAACTGCAATCTGCTGATTCTCGAGACGAGAGATTTCTCGTTCACATTTAAAATACTCAACCTTGTTACCTTTATCGATCGTCTCGAGACGCTTCTTTTCTTGAAGCATGGCTTTCTTTAGGATAACACGCTTGTCGTAGATCTCAGTGATGATTCGAGGGATTACGCCGATTTTATCTGTACGGAAATGAACACCATTTGCAGCCATAATGGTTCCGGGCATATGAGGTTCAAATGGTACATCATTCAGGATCACGTCAGGGGAAATACCCGGAGTCGTCTGAGACGTGATCGTCTCGGGTGACATGTTGTATTGAATGATGAGATTCGGATACAGAGAATTTAAGTCGAATGAACATACCCAATTATGTAGACCCACTTTTGGTTCTTTCACATAACCGCCAGGATAATCGCCCTTAAAGTTTTCAACGGATGGTGGGATTGCAATTGCCTTACGGGCAAGATCTCGATATATGATTGAATCCCAGATTGCTGTGGTTCCAAGCGTATCATTGTAATTCACGCCGCCAATGTAAGCAAGCGTGAGAACTAAAGTAATGAGACCTAGTTTGTCTTCGAGACGATCCACAATCTCAACGTCTTTGATGTTGTAGTCCACGAAGGTTTGATAGTTCTCCTCGTAAAGGTTATGCAGGGAACCATATTCCTCATACGACAACTTTCCATCTCCAAGAACAACGTGTGCAATATGACCTAACTTATAGGATTCTTGATTACCATACGTGTGAGTCGTAAACTTCTTGAATAGATCCATGTAGTCTAACTGAGAGATACCAGTAATCTCGTAGATCTTCATCGGACGACCTTTGATCATGGTTTCTTTGGGTTCTACTTTGCCAAAGGGAGAAAGAAGATTCACAGTCTCCTGACCACATATTGAAATGATTCGATTTACGATATACGGAATATCGAAGCCACGACTATTCCAGCCCGTGATAATGTCAGGATTGTTTTTTGGCATGGCGAACCATGTTACAAAATCCAGCATCATTGAACGCTCATCAACAAATTGACGATATTCAACCTGAGAATGAATTAGCTTTTTGTCAGCGTCATATGGTTTCGTGCCCCATACGTAATAGACATCATCGATGCTATTTTTAACCGTGATGGTGATAATTTCGTGCAGCGCATCTTCGGGCTTTGGAAAGCCATCATTCGACATTACCTCGATGTCGAGGGTGGAAACATTAATGACACTACGATCAAAGTGGATTTCATCAGGAAAACGTTCTTGAATAAATTGCGCAACGTAACGAGTGTTTCCATAGATCTTAAAGGATTCAATGTTCTCGTAAGGAGCCATGAATTCTTTAGCATCCTTCATAGAATCAAACATCATGGGCTCAACCGGAGTGCCATCCAGCGCAGTCCAGATGGTTTTCTCATGCTTCGAAGGGAGATACATGGTGGGCTTAAACTTCACACGTTCGGTTACGCGCTTACCATTATCATAGCCCCGATAAAGGATGTGCGAACCCCATCTGCTCACATTGGTATAGAATTTCACATTACCATCCTATCACATAATCGGGGTTTGTAAATAAAAAAGAGTGGTAACGTGAAAGTCACCACTCTTGTAAGACTAACTAAGAGTTAATTAGTCCTGGATGAAAGTTGAGCCAATCTCAATCTTCTTTGGACGTTCTGATTCTGGAACGACCTTGGCGAGTGGAATCGAAAGGATTCCATTCTTAAGGTCTGCACCTTTTACTTGAACGTATTCCGACAACGTGAAAGTTCTCGTGAACTTACGGGTCGAAATGCCCTTATGGTTGTAGACTCGATCGTCTTCCATCTCACCGCTAACAGTAAGGACAGAATCCTTTAGCTGAATATCGAGGTTCTCCTTAGAGAATCCTGCAACGGCGATTTCCACCAAGAAATTATCGTCATCAATGAAAACGATATTATGCGGTGGGTATGTATCTTCTTTTAAGGAGACTCTGTTGAGCTCGTTGAAAAGATGGTCAAAGCCTACAAAGGCTGACCGTGGGAACGTGTATGTATTTGTCATCTGATTTACCTCCAGTTATGCAAGGTTATGTAATCTCCAGCAACCCCCGAAGGGCATTACCGGTTGATGGCGTGATTGCCATCAAGGTTATTTATATCACTTCGTATTACCGATTGAATATTTTGCTAACAATTCCCAATTTATCTTGTCTCGGTGTGGGATAATCTTGATCTGACGTAACGGAGCTTTATCTTTGGCCTGATCGTTGTTCACAATTGAAACTAAACCCCAGTCCGAGAGAAGAGTAGTGATGGTGTTACGTCTCTGCAAATCGTTCGTATTTAAATTTGAGGGCTTGCCGTCAAGAAGGAATAATTCCTTAAAATGAACAATAAAATAACGTCCCTGCTTATGAAGAATATGGCAAGACTGATAAAGCTTGTTTGTGGTCTTTCGCGAGGCGACTCCAATTCGGGTCAGCGTCTCGCGTACTTTTAAAAAATCATCCGGTTCGTTCAGCAAGACCTCAAGCATCATCGCAGGTGTCCATTCTACAGGAGTGACATCGATTGCGTCATTCTGTATGGCATCAGTGCTTTGATTGTTTAATTCTGGAGCGTCCACCTTGATAAATTTTAGTTCGTAGTACTTCTAGTTGTTCAGAAGACATGAGCGACGCAGCAGATCTAGCCTTTTCATTACTAAAGTCATAATATGCTTTGACAATCATTATCGCTTCTTGTTCCTGGGGTTTAGCCCATTTACTAAAGCGCTTCTTCTTACGTATGCTATTTATCAAAAAGTCGAACTGGAGTCGCTTATCCAGATGGTGATAACGGTTCATTTCGTTAGCGAACAAAACGGTATCAGAGAAATAAGACAGTCCACGATTCACCATAAATGGGACATACTGCTTTTCAGAAACATCATCCACCATGATGTCCTTCTTGGTATCATTGATGGAATTTAGGTAGTCGAAGAAGTTCATTTCCATTCAACCGATGCCATTAGCTCGGTCATGCATGCAACGAGATTCAGTTCGTGGTCAGCCACAAATGCATCCTTGTATTGGTAGTCAGCAAGAATTAGCACAATCTGAGGAACACTCTGAGGTTGAGCGTACTCAATCATGTTGTCATAGATCTTGCGAAAGATTGCTGCAGGTTCTAGATCGAGGTTATTGACCACCCATCCACGCATGGTCTTAAAGTCTTTTGCTTTTAAGGCGGCAACTAAACTGGCAATATTTGCATCGCCAAGATTCGCAAGAATTCCAGTATCGATTTGACCAGATACGGAGTAACGCTGGCATTCGCCAATGACCCTGCGCCAGTCAGGCGCAAACTTAATAATAAGTTCAGCTAGAACCTTTGGCTCATGCTTGATACCTTCCTTGAGAAGGATACCTTCCATACGCTTCATAAAAGCACCAGCAAGACCCGCCAATTGCTTTTTAGACGTATTGAATTCGATTACAGAACATCTCGAATGAAGAGGTTCAATAATACGATTCTTGAAATTGCACGTCAAGATAAACCGGCAATTAGAAGAAAACTCTTCAATGAATCCACGCAGCGCAGGTTGCGTGGATTGTGGGTTGAGGTAGTCAGCCTCATCAAGGATGACTACTTTCGGCTTGTCCGAACCTTCGAGCGAGATGGAACTTGCAAATTGTCTAATTCGACCACGAAGGACATCAATGCCGGAATCTTCCGATCCGTTAATGACAATAGCATCGAGCCCGAGTTCATTGCAAAGAGCTTTTGCAACTGTAGTCTTACCGAGACCGGCCGTGCCACACAGTAGGAGGTTTTGCATTTCACCCGACGAGACGATACCCTGGAAAGTTTTGAGGAGGTGTTCCGGGAGGATACATTCGCTGAGCTTGGCTGGACGGTATTTTTCCGTCCAGAGGAATTCTTCTTGGTTTTGCATGTCTTCATTTTAAACTGAAGTTATGCTTTCGTACAACTCTTTAATCTCAGAGGTTTCGTTTTCGAACTGTACGACAGTCTGCTTATGGTATAATGCAGCAACCTTACGGAAAGTCTTTGGAGCAACCTTGAACTTATCTTCAAGAGCCTTGAGCGTTTCATTAATCTGAACACGCTGGGTTTGAATCTCTGACATTGCCTCTGAAATTTGATCAAGGGCAATGCGGATAGCTTTACGATCTTCTGGAGTTGAAGGAATGAGGCTCATAATAAAAAATGGTGGGTTCTTTTACGACTGCCCCACCAAAAGTCTAGAACTGGAATCTAAAAGATTAAGCTTTTGGCTCAATCATCTGAGCTGCTGGCTCTTCTTGCTTAGGCGTGCTTGCCTTCAAGAAGTCAGCAAAGCGAGTGCGCAATGCGCCAATCGCAGTTAATTCAGTACCTTCAAAAGCTCCACGGCGGGAGACGATATCAATAATCTGAACGACTGCGGCGAGATCGTTTAGCGCGAGTTGCGATGAACCTGCAGCTGGCATTCCAGGTTGTGGTGTTTGTTCTGTTGTCATAGGTATTACGTTGTCCATAGTTAGTTATATATATCAACCTGAAAAGGTTGAAGTTTTCTCAAGAGCAATCCAATATTCCACTGGAAGATTGGTGTTCTTAAAATGACTGATTAGTTTTGAGCTAATTGATACGGTATAATCACCAGGCAACATTTTAAGATTGCCGATGACCATGACGAATGAGAATACCTCTTCACAGGAGTTACTCTCATTTAACGTGATGGTGTATTTATTCGCTGTTGGATTCTTTTGATCCAAAATTGTGATAGAAACTTTACCTTTTTTACCTTCAATGGCCAGGGTTGAATGGCCAAATACTGCAGAAGCCTTCTTGATCTTATTGATCACGTCTGCCGTGAGATTAAGCACAACATCAGCCTTGGGCATAGTGACTGCCTTGGTTGGCGCAGTCAGAACCGAAGGACTCGAATAGAAATACTTAATGGAGCTTTCATTATTCTTAATGATCACAGAATCTTCTGTAAAATTCACCTCAGGATCTTCGATCAAAGAGATAGCGGCAAGGAACTCGTTGAGTTCATAGATGCCAAACTCCTTTTCAATTTGCTCAGCAATCTGCGCGGAAGCAAGAATGTTCTTGGCCTCAGAAATTGTGCTAATGGTATTGCCAGGTTTGAAGACCATGTTCGGATTAATGGCGGAAAAGTTCTTCAGTAAATTGATAGTGTCTTCAGATAGTTTCATAGGTCGGGATTGGCTTTACCCATATCATGTTCGCAGAGGAAAAAGAGGCATGCCGCAGCATGTCCAAGGTGATGTCTTCCAGTTTCAAGATCGAAACGCTCACCGCGTTTCCAGGCCCAAAGATGACGTTGGAGTGCATCAAAATACCGACGTTCGGCTTCTGGCACATGTCTCCAATTCTCACGGGCATATTTCTTTGCACCGACAGTCAGAACCGTCGCCAACTCTTCAAGAGTATGCGGAGGGATCAGTCCATATTCCGGTTTATCAGAATCAAACTTTCTACCTTCCGTTGGCGACGGTTCTGGTGTCATGATGAAAACAGTTGGGAAATACCCAACTTAGTTGTTCTTAGCGGCAACCAGCGCGGGTCAACGAACGGCCTTGATGTGGGCCGTCAGCAACTGGACGAGCGGTATCGAGGCGATACTTGAAGACCGTTTGACCTTGGCTATTGGTGCGTTTGTTCGTGTAGATACGAGCGCCTTCATTGCGGAGCTCGGCGATAACGGCAGATGGGTTCGCGATGCTGAGACGCTTAGAGACTTCAGCAGTTGTAACTTCCTTGCCCTTGGCGAGGAAATTAAAGAGGCGAGCTTTCTGACTTGTGGATTTTGTGCTATTCATATTATTCTTAACTTATTCAATAGTCCATTGAGTTGACTATGCTGATTGGACTAATCTCAGCATAGTAGAATCATACACCAGTCATGCATGTTGTAAATAACAAAATGCATGCTGGCAGTTTATTTTTTAGAATGCGGTTTCTGCAGGTTCAGCAGGTGCAGCCACAGCAGGTTCAGCTGGAACTTCCTTTGGAATGATTGTAGGATCAATCTTGGAGTAAAGATCCGAGAACGCAATCTTGGTGTCCTGATCAAAGCGAGCAATACACATGTCGATGGACTTCAGACGATCGCCGAAGATTGCAAAGGTGTGAGCGATATGGCAAAGACGACGAGTGGAAATGAGCTCATCCACGCCACCATCAGCAAACGTTTTGCGGATGACTTCAGCCCACGTGACGAGATACTCAGCAAATTGCTCATCAACTTTCTTGAACTTTTCCATGTGCTTGAGCACAATCTTGCGTTCAGTAGCCAATGGAGGATATGACTGTTCGATCGTGCAGACGAAACGCTCGAGGAAAGCCTCGTCGATTACCGTTGCAGAAACAAACCTGCCATCCTCAGAACCTTTGCCTTTGGTATTCGCAGTAGCAATCACATTGAAACCAGTAGCAGGACGGATGACTTCACCCGTCTTTTTGATCATGATTGGTTTGCCTTCCAGCACACCTTGAAGACACATGATTTTGTTGGTGGAACGGTCAATTTCGTCCACGAGAAGAATGGCACCACGCTCCATGGCTTTCACCACGGGACCTTTGGCAAACACCGTCTCGCCATTTACAAGGCGGAAGCCGCCGATCAAATCATCTTCATCCGTTTCTGGTGAAATCTGGACGCGGATGTACTCGCGCTCTGACTGAGCGCAGGCTTGTTCGACCATCATCGTCTTGCCATTACCCGACAATCCGGAAATAAAAATTGGATAGAAAGCACGAGACTTAATAACCATTGCAATATCAGCATATTCGCCCCAGCGAATGTAGGTATCATCTGCATGTGGAACGTACGTGTCCGTGTTCAGGATGGACGTTACGGGAGCAGAAAGTTTGAACGAGGTCAGAGCAGATTCATCTGCAACGTGAACCGGATCTTCCGGGCGCGTGACGCCCATCGGGAGAGAGTAGTCGTAAAGACCCTTTCGAATCTTGAAGCTATCTTTGAGAAGGTCCGAATACTCCTTGGGGGCAAACCCAAGTTGAGTACCGATTTCGTCAATCGTCTTCCGGCGAAATTGAACTTTGTCTGGAAATTGAACCTTGAGAGATTCAATGATGGTTACTGATGCTGTTTTCATTATGGTACAATCATACTAAATTCACCTAGAAAGTAAATCACTAAGAATTACCTAAGTGTTTGATAATCAATAGGGTCAAGCAATACTCTTGGCAAACTTAGAAACAAACACGCGATTTACTTGTTTTGACTTGGAGAATTGAGAAAATGCGCGGGCCATTTTCGAACGGGTCATGTCAGAATCAATCACGAGCTCATCCTCATCCGTGTCAAGGTCAGAACCAGAAGCCACGATGAAGTACTCATCATAGTTCCAAGCGCCGCTGATGCAGATGGACTTCTCTTTAGAGTAGATAGAAGAATAATTCTTGCGCCACGTTTCATGGGCGACATTATACGCAACGCTTTTAGAGGTACTCGTCATTGCGGTAACGGCATGACGACCCGCACTGGATTTGCTGGAAGGAATGAAGAATCCAATGACGTTGCTCTGCGTCGTAATCTTTAGATTTTTGACGAGTTCAGCAGTAAATTCATGGCTATTCATGCTGGAATTGATCGTACGACCATTCAAATTAAGCTTAATCATCTCTTTGTAGGACGCATATTTTCCTGCAGCAGTATCGGCAAGATGACGCTCTTTGTTTGTGCGACACTGGATGCTTTGTCCCTCACCGTCCGTGAGGACGATCGTGGTCATTTTCTGTACCTTGTGCTGATCCTTGAAGGATTTCACGAGATGATGTGCAGCAATAAGAGTCTCATTTAAAGGCGTACTGCCTAGTTCCTCAACTCTGCCTTTTGCGCCGTGGCAACCAGCTTTGGCATAGACATTAGACTGAATGAAAAGGTCCTTAAGAGCCCGATTAAAATCGGACTTAGACATCGTGGAACTCACGAGTTGAAGAATGACGACCTCATCGGTAATAAGTTCATTGTCACGGCCATAACCACGCTCTCCGTGTGGAGTGGTAACATCTGGACGCGCAGCCGCATTTGCAGTGAAGCCATAGACTTCAAAAGGAATTCCACTAGATTTGCAGAAAAGACTAAGATTGATAATGTGCTTCAACACGTAGGGGAGAACGGTATTCATCGAGGAAGAATAATCCACAAACATCATCATTCCGTGATTCTTGGCATTGGCCAATTGGCTAACACTGAGGAAAATGTCATCAGAGTAGCGATAGTTATGCAACTTGTTGACATTTAAAATTCCGGTATCAGACACGGTGGATCGGCTATACTGATAGGCGGCTTTACGCATGTCAAATTCTTTTTGAAGGACAGACACAAATTTCTTTGTGGATCCCATAAATTCAGTAAAATCTTGATCCAATGAAGGATAGTTGATCTTTATGGTACGGTATGCAATAGACACATCGCGCGACTTAAAAATTTCTTTGTAACCAATGCGCATTTTAGCATACTGATCCTTGGAAGGTTCAATCATGTAGCAGGTACGCTTTACGCCAACAGAAGTATCCAGAAGGCTTTTTGCATTTTGCTCAAAATTACGCTCCGTCTGAATTTCAGGTGCAGCTGAGGTAGGTTTATCGGTGGACTTTGCAGAAGTCGTGAGGTCGGATTCTTTCGAGTCCATCTTAGCCTCATTTTCCTTACGCGATTCACCGTCCTCGGAATTCTTTTTATTAGCATCGGACTTTCTGTCCGACTTCGAGTCGTCCTGCTCGGAGCTTTTATCCGCGCTATCATCTTCGGATTTCTTTGAAGACTTAGCCTCGGACTTTTGATCCGTAGGCTCATTAGTGACCTCAGTGTCACCAGTAGGATCCATCACAGAATTTTCACCTTCGCCTTCTTGAGATTCTGCAGGAATTTGAACTTGCCCATCTTCCTGCTTTTCCGCTTGAGCTTTAGCAAATTTCTCTAGGGCAACTGCAGCAGCCACAGTATCTTCCCACGTAACCACGCTCATCACTTGACTAAGAATTTCTTGCTCTTCTGAAGCGAATTGGATATTGGCCAACCGACCCAACTTAGCATGAAGATTGACGCGGTCGCCAATTCCAAGCTTCGAGGTGTCTTTACCCTTGGTGCCAAAGAAATCTTCAGCATTGAGTACGCCATAACCACGACGGAAAGAACCCACGAGGCCAGGATATGTGGATTGAATCATACGCTCAATGCGGACGTCTTCCACAATGTTGAGATAGGACTTAGCGCATGGCAGCCTGCCATCTAGGCCATTTGAAGGGGTATAAAGAGCATGGCCAACTTCGTGACCAACAAGAAGATCGTACACGTCCTTGCCTTTATCTTTCCAGATTGGAAGTCCAAGGATACGTTCCTTGACGTCAAAAAAGGCGGTTGAGTAGTTGCCATGCTGCACCGAGATGTTCTCCTTTGACAGGAGTCGTGCCAGCATTGATTGGCTTTGCGATTCGTTCTTCATTCTGCAGATATACTAGACTGTCCGTAGGCAAAAGTAAATAGCTAAACTCACAGAATCTAGCGCGATTTTGCGCGACCCTTGACCATCAACAACTTAGGAAATTCTTACCTGCAGTAACTGAAGTTCTTTTCTTTGTAAAACTCGAGCTTTGCCTTAAATTTTCCATCCAATGCATCATGCTTATGGCTAATGATGAAGACGTTGGTGTCGCTTTCAAGCGTACCCAGAATTTTAATTAGATTCTCAACACCATCAGCATCAAGAGAAGAATCAAACGTTTCATCCAACACCAAGAGATTTGTTGAGGTAGAATTCTTCATTCTAGCAATCTGTCTCCACGTGAATAGAAGAGCTAGGTCAATTCTGGATTTTTCACCTTCAGAGAATGACGAATAAGTGAATGAATCCCGATGCCGAGATTTAATGGTTTCCTCAAAGGATTCGTTAAGGTTAAAAGAAACGAAGAAGTCAAGAACCTGTAGGTAGTTATTGATCAGCTTATTCATGATGGGAAGATACTGACGAATAATCTTGGTTTTGATTCCAGTATCCTTCAACATTTCTGCAATAGCCTGATTGTACGTACCTTCCTCGTAATAACCAGCACGGCGGTTATTTAGGTCTGCTGAATTGGAATTAAAATCCGATAGGGCAGTTTCTGCAGAAGCAATGTCGGTATTCTTACTCTTGGCGGATTCAGCTTCCAGTAGTTTGATTTGCTTCTGGATTGAAGACACCGTCATATTGTTTGAAAAGATTATGTTATGCAGCTTTGAATAACCATTCAGCTTTTCGGTAGCAGCATTAATTTCATCGGCAACGGTATTCAGCTCATCAATAAGATCATTTCTTGCCTGAGACAGTTCATCGTTCTTTAGCTTTACCTTACCCAACTTTTCTTCCTTAAATGCCGCATCGAGCACCTGTGCACACGTTGGGCAATTATTGTTCTCCTCATAGAACTTGGCGTCACGGACCAATGCTTTAATCTTGGCTTCAATCTGAGTCTGATACGTTGCCAACTTACTCTTCATGTTTGTGAGCCTCAGCGATTCTTTCTTTACGGCTTCAAGCTCATTACCTATGGTCTTATTGATGCCATCGTTTTCCGATATGAGCTCATCAATCTCCTTCTGAAGCTCTTGAATCTGTATTACATTCTTTGCGACATTCTCGGCATCTAGATTCTTAAGGTCGCCAATGTACTTCTCCTGCATCTTAATCTTTTCACGAATAAGATCAATCTCATAGTTTGTATTGGTGAGGAGTTCTCTTAGCTTTGCACTACGTTCCTTGAGCACAATGTTCATCTTGGTGAAGATGTTAATGTCCAATAGATCCTCAATGACCTCTCTCCGAGCGTTATTGGGCAACTGCATGAAAGGGATGAATGACGACGAACCTAGCACCACGATCTGGTGAAATGACTTATGGTTCAGCTTGAGAATGTTTTGCTCAAGGATTTTCTGATAGTCTCGGCTGTGGGACTCCTGATTGATTAAGACTCCATTCTGGATAATCTCAAACTTATTAGGCTTGATTCCACGGGCGACTTTAAATTCAGTCTGTCCAACACTAAATTCAACCTCAACCTCGCAATCACGATTATTGATTGAATTAAGAAGTTGTGGTTTCTTAATATCACGATGTGGCTTACCGAAAAGAGCAAAAGACAGGGCATCCAGCAAAGTAGATTTGCCAGAACCATTCTGACCAACAATCAGAGTGGATGGAGATGCATCAAGCTCAATTGTGGTAAACTTATCTCCAGTCGAAAGGAAATTTCTGTATTTGCAACGCTTAAAGACGATCATGCTGTTTCTAGATTCTGAGCTTCAATGAATAATTCGCGAAGGCGTGTTTTAATAACATCTTTGTCCAGGTCCGTCTGAGTAGCATCGACATATGCGCCAATAAGCTCAGAAGTATCTGACACTTTCTCCAGGTCTTCGCTATCCACATTTGATCCCAGAAATTCATCAAAGTTCTCTGCAATTTTAATTTCAAAGACGTCTTGCTTTTGAATACGATCCAGAAATCGATCAAACGCAAAGAGATCAGACTTATTAACCACAAGAATTTTAATAAATTTATGACGTAGATCAGTAACATCGTAACCATCATAGTCAAATTCTTTATCGTTGTAAATGATTTTAGTAAAGATTGTCAGCGGATTTAGTACTGGAGTCAGCTCTCGAGTTTCAGTATCAAACACGTGAAAAAATTTAGGATCATCCACATCTGACCAAAACATTTCAAACTGAGTACCAAGATAATTGATATTGCCCTTGGTAGACTTAGTATGGTAGTGTCCAGAGAGAACCATTTCAAATCGACTAAATGGATCTGTTGGCATTCCATGAGAGCATGGCATACCTTTCATCATTTCAAATCCTTCAAGTTCTAGATGTGCACCAAGAATAGATGCCTCACACGTTTCCACAAACTTCATGGAGTCTGCATAGTTCTCAGGATTAATCCATGGAAGCATTGCAATCTTGCAGCCAGCGTAATCCATCACCTTTGGCTCCATGATAATGTTTACGTTCTCAACGAAATAACCCAGCAATTCCTTTAAGGAACATAGTTCATTCGTGTTCTTATAAACCACATCATGATTGCCCGGAATGATGTCCATCGACATTCCATTTTCACGCAGCGGTTCCAGGAACGTCTTGCGCGAATGATGAAGGGCTTTAAAGTTAATGTATTTCCGATGATCGTAGAAATCACCCAGATGGATAATCTGCTTTATGCCATTCTCTTTGCAATATGGAAAGAAGACATCAGAATAAAACTTTCCGATGTAATTAAGAAATACGTCTGAAGCATTTCTTGCTCCAGTATGGGTGTCATTCAGAATTGCCAGTTTCATTCAGAAGGCATGAAGAACTCAAGGTCAGTCTTAGCTTTCTTTTTAAACTGTTTGATGGCAATATCAGTTTCTTTGACCTTGCCAATACGCTTCTTTAGCACATCGATAAAGCCATCAGCATAACCACTCATGATGTCTTGTCCATCGATTGATTGAGACATGAAATCTTCAATGCCAGCGTGTTCAATGTAACGGAACTTAATGTCCTGCTGTTTCTTCTCCTTCATGATACGGCGAATGAAGGCATAGTAATTGATCTGAGTAAAATAGGCAAATGCATTTGGAGAACCAGTACGAGTGGCTGCTTCCACATTGTAATTCATAATGGCTTTAATGCAGTTCTCAACGCCATCCATCACCATCTCTTCGCGATAGGTATATCTCACAAAGTTTGGCTTATGAGATAGACCTTCAGCAATGCGAAGAAAACACCGCCCAATGTATTCGGTAATACGAGGAATCTCGGTATTAGTCGCCTTGGCTTTCTTGACTAGATTTACATAGTCAACGACTGCCTGAGAGAACTCTTTATTATTCACGTAATGCACGCCCGCACGCTTTGCTGCGATCGTCATTTTAGGTTTCACATTCGGGTCTAAATTATCAGTGGTACTCATTATAAAATTATGGTGTAGTCATTTATCAGAATCAATCTAACATATCAAGCTTGAATTGTAAACACTTAGTTTTAAGTTTTTGTGTAAAACTAAATGATGTTCATGTACAATTAAGATGTACACATTGGCTCATCATTCTTATAATCTATCTCTGTTCACTTAACAGTATTAGGATTAACTATTAAATCTTTCCTTAGGATCAATCTTAAAGTTAAGGTCGTCCCATGGATTTTTAAAAGATTTGCTGGCTTTCTGTTTTATAGAAGGATCTTTCGATTCAGTTTCAAAGTGATGAGAAACAATCTCCGAGTATTGCTCCTTGATTTCATCGTTTGGAATTGCAGCACTCAGCACGTGGTCTTTACGAATCATATGGACTCGAGAGCTGGCTCCAAGAAACCAAGGAGAATAATATGTGGAGGAACGAATTCCATCAACAGTTGAAACGCTGATCGTGTTTACTTGAACAGGATCACGAACCAACATATTTTTATCCGTATCAGATAGCACCTGACACACAATCGTATCTCCTGAGGTGAGCTTAAAAATGACTGCAAGATCGTAGAGACTCATAGCGCCACCTCATGGATTACATAGTTAAACTTTTCTTTTGAATACAACTTGATTCTTTCCGATGCATGATCCAGCGTATAGTTGCGTGACTTCTTCCAGTGCAGGTCATCAGCAATGTCAAATACCTTTGTGGCAACGCCGTTATCAGATTTACGAAGCCCACGTCCAATAGATTGAAGAATACGAATCTGAGATTTTGAAGGAGAGGCAAACACGATGTTATGCAGATTACGTATATTTATACCCGTAGAAAACGTACCCATAGAAGCCACAATGATTGCATCCTTTTCGCCCTCGGTAATCTCACGAATACGTTCACGTTCATCAGTATCTACTCCGCCCGACACAAAAAAGAGTTTGCGAGTCCGTCGGGGCAATTCATTTAACTTTTTATCGATTAGATCGTACAATGGTTTGCCATGCTTTTCGACGTAATTATAAAGGATCAACGTATTGCCTTCCTGCGCCAATGCTAGATTGCGAATAAATTTATTTCGCGGTGCATGAGACACGATAAAATCAATCTCAGCCTGATAATCGAATTGCTTTGCTGCCTGACATAACTCGTCACTATACTTCATCAATAATACCGAAATGTCAAGATCTGAAAGAGCGTTCTGTTCAATAAGAGTTTTTGTGGTAGTCACCTGATAGACGGGACCAAATAATCCTTCAAGTACAAGCTTATGTGTTTGAGTTCCATCCAATGTGCCAGTAGTACCAATGCGAAATTTAGCATCTCTTAGTTTCTCTAGAATTGCTGCCAATGATTTGGCTTTAAAGTTGTGAGCTTCATCTCCAATGACCATGCCATACGGTTCGAACCATGTGGCCTGCATCTTATAGATGGACTGCCATGTGGTAATAATTACACGCTGGCTAATGTTGATTTTCTCTTTACCCGAATAGATTCTATGGCATGTTTCCTCAACACCCCACGTTTCATCGAGTGTGGCATAATCTGCAAAGTCCTTATACATCTGTTCCACGAGGGAAGTTGTTGGCACAATCAGCAGTACTTTTTTATCGTATTTGGAAAGATACCATCGAATTAGAATGTAGATGATGAGTGACTTACCCGAGGCGGTGGGACTCAGCAGCAGTGCTCTCCAATTTGTGAGTGCATGCATTACTGCCTCAACCTGATACTCTCGTGGATCAATCGATTTACCGTGAGCATACAGATTCAGGCTCGCAATGAATTGAGCCAGTTCATTTGAGTCAATCAGTTCTTGAGAGTTTGGTCTTCCGTAGTATGGATCATCCACCCATTCTACTTCACATTTTCTAACCTCAGCAAACTCTTTGATGTAGGGAATTAAACCGCCATAGATTGTCTTGAGTCGAGAATCAAAGAGACGAATCTTTCCATCCCATACCTTATTACGGTATGCTGGCATAAACTTATAGCCAGGAACGAAGAAAGTAAAAAAGTCAGACAGTTCATTTGCAACAGATGGATCACAGTCCACCCGAACAAATACCTCATTCTTCTTCTGGATCTTAATAAGATCGCTCATGCTCCGGATGTAAACTTGCGCCAGTCAATCATGTTCTTAATATGAGTATGGCGCCAGCGCAGAGTACCCATAATCTCCTCAAGCGTTTCTACCAGAGTTTTGAGATAGATAATCTTTTCTTCTGACTTCTGAAGCTCAGGATCAGCATTAAAATAATACTCAAGGTCCGTCTTCATGATCTTAAGACCGTTGAATGGATCAAATGGCCAACCACGAGTGGCAATCTCAGCCTGATCCATCTTACCGTTGAAGTAGAGCCATTTGTCCTTTAAAAGGATCTTTTGTTCAAGCTCTTTCTTCTTTAGCTGAAGTTTCGTAATCGAGATAAGTTCCAGGTATTTACCATGGATCTTTGCAATTTTCTGAGAAGATTCATCGAGATTCATCTCATCAATCTCAGAATCCTTTTTCCACATTTCAATCAAACCATCAAGTGTAATCATAATATAATAGAAGTATTTATCTTAAATTTTTAGGTCAGAAATTCGAAGTAGGTATATTCCAACTGAGCATCCAACGTCACATATTCCACATCCGTGTTTTGAGTATGCAGTTCAAGTTCACCCAGAGAAACTGGAAATGCATCAACATAACGAATCTTTTTTGTAATGTTATTATGACTCGACATAATGTGAAGGATCACATCGCATTTCTTAAATGTTGATTCAACGGAATTCAGTTTCATCCAGTTAAAAATCTCAATGTAATTCTCCATATTCTCCGAGACCATGAACTTCATAGTGAATGCAGGATATTCAATGCGGTCACCCGAGATTCTATTTTGATTGCCACGCCATGGCATATTCACGGGCGTCAGCGAAATTCCAGGAACTGTGGCATGAGTACAGAAATACTCGAGATTTGAAAATTCCTGAGAATTGATAACCACCTTAAACCCGGTGGGACTCAGGTAGTTTTTATTTGTGGTAAGGTTATTCATACATCTATATTTATAGGCAAAAAAAGGGGCTCCTTTCGGAGCCCCTTCTCAAAGTATTTAAAATACTTAAACGTAATTACGTGTCGAGCAGACCCTTTACGCCGAAGATACGGAAGTATTTATTCGAGCGATTTGTGCCAACGCCGTTCACTGGGGCAGACTCAGCGAATGGATTTGCAACCATGCCGTAACGAGTCTTGAACCCGATACGTGGTTGGAAATCAGCCGGATTTACTGCGCGTACCATTGTGAGTGGGACGTATGGAGCATAGAACATACCCGCATCATACGGATTTGTACCACGGTATCCAACAGTGACATAATCATCCGTTGCATATGGATCGATATAAACCTTGGTACGACCATTGAGAACACCAGCAAAGGTGCTACCAGTGTCGTCAACTTCGAGGTTAGTCGAAAGAGCTGGGGTATAGTCAAGAACGCCAGCAGCAACAAGAGCTGAAGCAACGTCGCTTGAGCAAAGGATGAAATTACCCTTACCACGACGTGTAGCTTTTGCAATTGCATTGGCTTCGCGTTCGATTTGAAGGATCATACCCTTGAACTTTTCAACAGACCAACGACCATCAACATCGGTCGTCAAGTTAACTACACCTGGGACGGTGCAATTTGCAGACTGTGCACCAAGGATCGCCTTGATGTTGATCGTGCGAATGACTTCGCGATTGATTTCCGCAAGGATTTCAGCCGAGAGGATGTTAGCGAGCTCTGACTCAGCATCGAGACCGTGAACGGCCTTCAAGTCCTGAGCGAGTTCCATTGTGTACTCGGCCTTGAGGGCGCGTGTACGGGCAGTGACCGTTGCTTTCTCGATTGAGAAGGCCATTTCGCCGAAAGCCGCACCTGAACCGCCGAGTGCTTCTGACTGCGCTGTGGTCATACCATGAGCACCTGCATCGCCAGTAATGAATGCATCACTGACTTTATCAGTGTTAGCATCTGTTGCAGCGATCGAGGAGGCTGTACCGCCCAAACCAGATGAAGGACCACCGTTGACCACGGCAGAACCACTTGAATTGAGACCAGAGAAGCCAGCATCAGCTTCATTGAAGAGAGCTTCTGTGCCATCCTGTGTTGCGTACTTGCTCTTCATTGCGAAGATCAGGCCAGTTGGGCCAGACATTGGTTGAACGCCAGCAATATCATAGGCGATCAGGTTTGGCATTGAACGGCGAACGAGGCTGATCAGGATTGGATCCCAATTTGCGACGCCGGCGGCGGTCACTGAATTGACAGGAGTTGCCTCGTGCAATGATTGAAAAGAATTAGCCGAGCGTTCTTCGCGGAGGGCTTTTTCTTGATTTTCCAGCACCACGGCTGTAACAGCGCGGCGATAGTTGTCTTTGATTGAAGGAAGATCCTTATGGTTGATGATAGGATTCCACTTCTCTTGAAGTAATTCTGAATTATACATGTTAGTTTAGTTTAAATCTACTACTGTAGATTATTTAAGTGTTCGGGTAATTGCTGAAGAATATGCTGCCATTAATGGGTTTAGATTTTCATCTAAACTGGATTCACTAAGAGTGACTGCTTCTTCTGTTTGTACTTTTGCTTTAACAACCTTACGAAAGAACGATTCTTTGATGCCTTGAACTTTCTTAGTGAAAGACTCTGCATCTTCAAAATCAATTTCTGATGTAAGAGAATTGAACTTGACTGCTTCTGTTGAAGCAAGACCTACTGAAGCCTCAGCAAGGATCTGTTCGCGCTTTAACGCGCCTACAGACTCATTGAGTTTCATATTGGATTCCGTGGCCTTCATCAGCTGTTCTTCGAGGGAAGCAACGTTCTTGGTGAGAGTATCAACAAGATTTTCCTTACCTTCTGGAACTTCGATGTAGCTTTCCTTGAATACGTTTTTCAACGCACCAATGAAATTCTCCGCGATCTCGGTACGCAGACCAGATTCGATTGCGACTTTGTTCTCTTCCATCCAGGTCTTTACCACATAGCTAAGATAGCTATCAACCTTCTCGGAGAGAGCTGAAGCCATTTTTGTGGTTTCTTCTTCCAATTGAGTTTGGTAATTTTCCTCGATGCGAGAGACTTCTTCCGCAAGTTTCGTCTTTACTGCAGACTCGAAAAGTGAAGATGCCTTAGAACGGAAAGCTTCGGACAGTGACTTTTCAGCCTGGAGAAGAACATCAAGGTTTTCCTTGACTTCCTCTTCATCGTCGTCTTCTTTCTCTTTCTTTTCGTCTTCACCCTTTTCATCGTCGGCCATTGGCATTTCTGCATCTTTCGGTGCATCCGCCGCTGGTTCTGCTGCCATCTTTTCTGCTGAATCGTCCTCGGGTTTTGCGGGGTCTTCAGCCTTTGACATCTCTTTTGGAGTTGTCATTGTGCTGTAGGCGCTCGCTAGATCCTCGGTCTTCATTGTTGAGAGATGCTGATACATCGCATTAATGAGTCCAGCTTTGGTCTGGGGCACTTCTGCTTTAGGAGCCGCAGCAATTGCTGCGTTCACTGAATCAGCTGCCTTTTGAACATCTGGTGCAAGTGCCGGCGCCTCAGGAACTCCCTGAGTGTGTGGCGCCATCGCCACAGGTGCTGCACTTACAGCGGCTGCAACTGCATCGAATTCTGGTTTTACAGGATCCGCTTCAGGAGCATCCACCGGTACTGCATTTGCTACTGGAGCATCCGCGGTACCTTCTTTGTCATCAAGCTTCTTCTTGCCTTGTTCCTCGCCAGAAACTTCAACGTCTTCAACGAGTCCATCAGCAAGTAGTTCTTCAACAGTGATGTCTTCAATGAGATCAACTTGACCTTTTGATTTTAATGACATATATTTTAGATAGCCTACTATAATATTATAGTGGTTGGAGTTTAGAGAGGACACCCAGCATTGAATGCTTGATATCAGTCTCAGTTAATTCACAATTCACCTTAGATGATTTCACGTTACCATTATATGCATCTTCAGTTTTACCCATAAAGAAAGTTTTATACATTGAACAATATTACCGTGAGGCAATTTCGTTCAGAAAGTTTTTAAATACACGAACCTGAGCTTCAATAAGCTGCTTGGAAGGTGTACGATGAATTTCAGCCTGAATACGTTCAGCGATAATTTCATTACCACGAACAAAGTATTCAACGCCTTCCATGATACCATTCACGAATGCTTCTGGAGCAGAAGGATCCTGAACAATATCAATCGTAGAAAGAACAAAGTCAGGCTTCACTGTCATTACATTACCGCTGCGTTCCAGTGAACCCATACCGCGGCTTGAAACGCCGAGACGAACTCCGCCTTCAACGAGACCTTTTACGATGTTGCCCATCGGAGTGTTGAGAACAAGAGCCTTACCCATTACATTATGACCATCCCACTTAAGAGTGGTAATGCGATGCGAGACCTTATCGAGATTGACCGTGGGACCATCTGGATGATTTAGTTCACCAACGGCACGACCAGTTTCAACTTGTTCTGTAACGTATTTAGAAACTGCTGGTGCAAGAACATTGTAGCGATAGATGCGACCATTGCGGTTGGCTTTTTCAGCCTGCATGAAAACGCCTTCAACGAAGGTTTTCTTTTCTGCGCCGATGCCTTCGGTAATATAACCGATGTCGCTATCGAGATGTTCTGTGATGAGTTTCATTTTGTACGAGATGTTCTGTGATGCTGCTGCAGCTCCTCATGATGCTTTGCCATGATTGTATGATAGCTGCGTTTTGCTTCGTCTCCCCCTAAACCGAGGTGATTCGCCGCAACGCCATGCATAATACTTGCTACGCGATGAGATTTTTCTGCCTGAGTGTGATCGCCTTTTTCGGTATCAACATATGCAAGCTGACCATGTGCATGGGCCCGAGCACTATGATCTGGATCCTCTTGCAATTGACGGGCAGTGTCGAAAAAGTTCATTTAAAATTATTACTCTTTTACGGAGAGCGTCGAGCTGCCGCAATCCCGTGACTGAGATGATGGGCCGCCATCGCGGCATGATGTTTTGACATATGCTCATGATAGTGCAGCTTAGCACGAGTATATGAAGCCTTTGCAGCTGCATGATGTGCAGTACTTGCGGCTTTATGAAACAGTTCCGCTTGTGCATGATCATCCATCGAAGAGAACTCGTGGGCGTCTTTGCTATGCTGATCTGCCTTTGCACCTATTGCATCACGCTTTGCACGCTCCGCGTGACCCTCGGGGCTATTGTAACCATCCACGTAGTCATCCTTCGCCTCTGCAATAACCGAAAGAACACTATTAATTAAATTTTGCATATTAAAGTTCTTATGCGAGTGCTTCGTGATAACTTTTCATAGTTTTATGATGAGCCGCCATCAAACCATGATATTGCTGAACGCTTTTATCGTACGTCATCTTTGCAGCATCTGAATGAGCAACACTTGCTGCGCCATGATGCAGTGCTGCATTACCATGATCGCCCATTCCTGAAAATGCGTGTGCATCTTTGGTATGCTTCGAGGCCATGGCGTCATCCTCAAGATCATGCTCGCCTTCGTTTAATTTACGAACTGTTTCGAAAAAGTTCATTTAACTTCAGGAGCGCTTGGGCGTTCAACCGCACTATAAACCTCTCCTGCCATTGAAATTTTCCGTTCATCCAATGCCGCATTCATCTTCTCAGTCATTGCCCGAGTAAATGAGTGATTCGCCTCTGAAGCTTTGCCAGTGGCAAGAGCCATGATCATTGATGTGAGATTTGTATCCATGTTACAATATTACTTCTATTTATAAGATTATGCTTCTGCAACAGGCGCCATTGTGGGCTGTGGGTTCGCAATTGCCTCAAGTTCAGCCTGTCTTTGATCTTCAGCAGCCTGAGCCGAACCGTCCTCATTCATTTCTTCATCCATTATCTCAATATCCTCATCAGTTTGACGAAGAATGTTTTTTCTGACCCATCCATCCGAATAGTATTTCCCAATGTAGGGCTGCACCAGTTGAAGCAAAGCGAGTCGATCCGTTAAGATTTCGGATTCCTTTAACTCTGTAAAGTGATTGTCCTGTCTAAAATCAACAGTGATATCCTCACGAAATTGTGGCCAATCTTCAAGTGTAATGATACCCTTTAGAATTAGCTGAGTACGCAGAAGCTCAAAGAACATAATCGAGAATTTCTTACGCAATCTATCCACAAACTTCTGAAATTTAATCTCATCCCGAGCAACCTCAGTTGTTTTATTTGTAAACATACCGCCATCCGCGTCTTGTAACCGACCGATCGGAACATTAAGGCTACGATATAGCTTCTTCTGAAAATAGACGATGTCATCGATCTGGCCAAGATTGTCTCCGCTCGGAAGCGTTGTAATTTCTGTGCCACGACCACCCTCACGGCGCGGGAGCCAAAAGTCTTCGAGCATGCTCATATGCTTGCGGTCATCGCGAATCTCACCCGTCTGAGCATCATATACCAGCTTATTGCGGTACTGATTCATGATCGTACGCATATATTCTTCCGCCTTACCCTTCGGAAGATTGCCCACGTCGATATAGAAAATACGGCGTTCCGGGGCACGTGCAAGACGATAGATGACCAATGAGTCTTCCATCATGCGCAACTGATTCACTGGCTTGATTGCCTTATGAAGAGCAGAGAGAACACGTTTGCGTGATGCATCAAGTATTCCGGAAGGAACATAGCAGACTGCATCCTTACTAATCTTGAGACCAATGTCTGACCGCTGAAGTCCACTATCCTGATAAAGATAGTATTCATCAACATTTTTAATGATCTTTGCACCGGTCAAAGGATCAACTTCATCCTTGATCTCTCGGACTTTGCGAATCTTCATCGAATCAATGTAACGCAATTCCTGAATACCATTCTGCGGAGCCGTTTCGTCCACGATGATATGGTAGAATATACGCCCATCAATATACCATTTACGGAAAATGTCCTGAGCGTTATTGCTAAAATCCAATAACTGACAGATATGATCAAACTCAGCTCTCACGAGTTTCTTGATCGATGCGGGCTGCTCTAATTTTTCTAAATTGAGTGAGGCGGGAAGATCATCATGATCGTTCACAATTGCCTCGTTAACAATATCGTCGATCGCCTGATCGCATTCTGACTGCTCAGAGGCAACACGATATTTCCGAATCAGATCCTGATCCGTCTTTGCCGAGTCTCCATCCAGGTCTAAATATTGTCCATAATATCCAGCCGTACTAATGGCGGTTGAGCCATCGTCCGTTGTTGCAGGAACGAAAGAAACCGCCTGCGCGTCAAGTTTGTCACGCAGTTCAGCGTCACTGAGTTTTTCAAATTTCCATCCAAATAGGGTCGGCATAATTATAATTTATAAAATGAAGTATGGGGAAGAAACCATTCCTCCCCCATACTCATATTTATTCAAACGTCCAAAGGGTACAAATTACTCCGATTGGGCTGATTCCCAATACAGCAACTGCAATTCCACAGAGAACTCTTCGACTGTGTTTTCAGAGTCGAAGCTCAGATCAATTGCGGATACTGCTGATGGGAATACACCACGAAGATCGTAGCGTTTTGTAACATCGCCAGCTTTATTCAGCTGTTCGACTGCCATATCGCAAGTGTAATCCGCAGGATTTGAAAGTCCCGTGTTGACTGCATTGCCGTTAATGCCACCCATCCAGCGTTCAAACGAATTACGGATTTCCATACCCGTATCGTTGATCACTGAGATTGACCACGCCTCGAACTGACGGTCACCAGCAATTTGCATTTGGCGGCCACGGAAAGGAATGGTGATAGGTGTGATGATTGAAGAAGGAAGCTGTGCGGCCTTGATCATGAATGATGCAAGTTCGACATTTCCGCGAGCATAGGCGGGAAAATTGCAGGTCACCTTGAAAAGGTTATTGCGAGCTCCACCACCAACGAGTTTTGACTTAAAGTCATTAATTCCTAAAATTGCCATGTTATTGTTTCTCCTTGTTTAGATATTAGTATTAACCAACCAGTTCAGAGAACTGAACGCTCGAACGAGTTGCGATAAAGCTGAGCGTAATGTAGTTAATTGAACGGGATGGTTTCACATAAATCTCAGCCACGAATTCATTTGAATCGACGACCTGACTTGTGTTATTCGTAGAATCACAGACAACCGCAAAATCAATGATTCCGCGGCGACCTTGAACATCTCGTAGGAAAGGTTCAACAATATTCTTAAACTGTGCACGTGTGAATTCATCATTGAATTCGAACAACTGGAATTTAGCAGCTGTTGAAATTGCTTTCTGAAGAACGATAAACAAACGGCGCACGTTAATACGATCGAAGGCTGAAGGTTTGACGAGTCCGGTTTTATCACCAAAGAGCACTGTGCCCTGGCCAGGAAACGAAACAATCGGATTAATGTTAGCCTTATAGAGAGTATCACGATCAGCATTGTTTGCATTATATGCCAATTTTGTGACACCCAGAAGTTGACCACGATTGAATCCGGCTGGTGAGAACCAAGCATCCGCCACTGAATCCGTCTGAGCGCAGAGACCAGCGATATGACCACCGGCTCCGATATAGCGATAATCATCCGCATATTTGTCGTAGACCTTCAGCGCGGTGTTATTATACACTACATAGGATGTAGCTCCGGATACAGTTGCCTGAGCAAGAGTCACCCAGGTTTTTACTGCCGTTGTTGGAGTTGCGCCTGTTGACGCTACAATCGGAGGAGAAAGAAACGCAAGGGCGTCTTTCCGTCCAAAAGCAACAGAGGCTAATTTTGCTGCAATCGTTGTTTCGCCAGTGCTATCTGGAATTGCAAACAGAAGATTTACATCAACTGTTTCAGCATCCGCAAAATAATCCAGTGCAGTTACAATGTGTGCAGAAGTCACTGCAACATCCGTACCGCCCGCCAGCGTATAGGTAATAATTACCGATCCTGTCACGAAAGCGGCACCAGCAGCAGTTGCGGTGGAACCAATTTCAGTGAGTGTAGACTCATTAGCGAGTTGATAAATGTACTTCGATTGCGTATTTAAAACGGTTTTGTAATAATTACTTGTGCCATCTTCTTTCACGGCATCAGATGCCTGAGAGACAAATGCAAATGTTTCGAGGACAGTTCCAGCAGCACCCGACCAAATACCACTTCCGTCGATAACCGCAATATGCATTTCGTCCAGGCTTGAACCCTTCGATACAGCATAGTCTGAAGATCCAGGAGCAGCCGTGAATGAGCCAGCATAGGCCCAGGCAGCAAATGCTGCAGCGGCAGGACAGACCGAAACGATTAAACCGTTTCCAAGCGTGCCCGGGTATTTTGCACCCATAACGCCAACGGCGCCTGCGTTAGCATTATGTGAAGCCTCATATGCGGCAAAATTATTGATCTGTACGCCAGAATTGCCAGAAGCGCCTGATGTTGCATTTTTATATCCAGATGCAGCGCCTGCGCGAACGACTTTGAGCGAACCACTATACTTCAGGAATGAAGCAGCAGTAAGAAATGATTGTGATACTGAGACGTCAGTTTTTGGTGGAAGTCCGAATGTTTCAGCCAGTTCTTTTTCAGAACTCACTGTGCGAACTTCCTCAACTGGGCCCCAGCTAAAAGAACCTGCGTATCCACCAATACTGGTAGAGACTGCTGGTACGACGTTTGTTAGGTCAATTTCTTTGACCTGAACTCCTGGTGATACTAATGATGCCATGGTGCTTTATCCTCGTCAAATTTTTAAGTTATAAGGTTTAACATAATAAGAATAGTCATACTTCTATTTATAAATAGCGTGTTTTCAGAACAATCCTCCACCCACAGTTTCCCATGGAATGCCATCTCCATCAACTTCGTACTTCTTCGAGCGCTCCTCCATATCTCCAAGGCTTCCAACAGGCACAACATCTTCCTCAATCATCTGGAGTCTCTCTGAGTATAACATCGACTTAAGATCAATGTTTGCAATTGATGTAAAAATATCAGTTGCAACAAACCACGAAAAGATGACAAGAGTCATCACCGTATCATCGTGATTCCCATCAGTGGCCTCATATGATGATCCTACTGCAGAAAATGTACTGAGTTCCGAAATCATATCCGCATCCACTATCATAAGTTTCTTTTGTTCAATCAGGTCTTTGAGATTTGAGCAACCAATACGCTTTGTCTTCTTTGTGGTTGTGAGACCCAATGCACCGGTTTTCACGGTGGATTCAACATACATGTTTTCGTATTCAAGATCATAATATAATCCATTGCACACAACGGATCCTTGATCATTTGATTCCACCACGATATACGCACTGTTGTACATCTTCGCGCATTTATAGATCACATCCGGAAAGAGTAACGGAGACATCAGATTGCTTCGAAATGTTGCAACTGTCGTAAAGGGTTTCTCGGAAACATTAAAGACGGTAAAGGTTGAATAGTCCTGACCCCGCCCTTTTGCAACATCCACCGTCATCACGTAGTTATGTTCAAGGACGGGTTCCGCATATATCTTTACGCCATTGTTTGCTGAGAGCGGGTGTTCCGCCTTCATTCCCAAAAGATTCTCAGCATTGATCAGCGTCGTTCCTGTCCCATGAAAGCTGTTACTATACTCTTGGTCGAATTGCAGTGGTGATGTATTTGCAATCGTATCGGCTTTCCATTTTTCATCACGACCCGGAACATCCCACCAATCAACTCGAAGTGGTTTATACTGACTCACTCCCTGCACCGCGCTTTCCCAGAGCCGATGAAATACATTGCCCACACCATTCGCGGTGGATGTAATGATTACCTTTGTGGTTGTGCCCGAAGTAATAACTGGATACGTTGAGGTGTAGAATGTGCCTGCATTTTCAACGAAGGCGAACTCATCGAGAAAGAGTAAATTAACGCTGAGACCACGAATAGAAGAACCCGATGTTGCTGCAGCAAGAATCCGACTATTATTACTAAACTCAATTGATCCTTTATTTAATGCACGACATCCGGGCTGTAAAAAGAATGGTAGGTTTTCAAGTGCCAATGTCACACGTGCCAACATTTCACGAGCAGTAGAACCTTTATTTGCGAGCACCGCAATCGTTTTATCCGGAGAAAAGAGAGCATACCAAAGAATGTAAATGACGCTGGAGATTGACTTACCCGATTGCCGACATGCAAGAACAATCGAGAACCGATTTGCATTAAAATGATCAAACATTCTTTCCTGATATGCATAGGGCGTGAACGGCACTAGCCCTCGATCCAATGAGATTACCTTCACATAGGTCTTTGCAAAGTAAATTGGATCCTTCATGCACTTCAGATATTCAGAAACCTCATTCTGAGTAAACTGCTGCTGAACCCCGTCACGCTTCACGTTTGCGTTCCCTAAATACCCCATCTCTGCATTTTTAAGTTGCATTGTTTGTGGTATCAGTAATGTTCTTTTCTACAAGTTCCTTACGCAGATGTTTCTGAAGGTCGGTCACGGATCCAAGGAATAGGTTATTGTTTGTGACTCCGGCTGAAACGCCTTTCTCTTCCTTCTTAAGATCCTTTTTATTCTTCTGAAGTGACATTAGTTTATCCGTCATATCCGAAGTATTCTTTAACATGATGGATAATACCTCGAAGGCCCTTGGATGTTCCGACTGTAGCGCAAGCTCCATCATTCCATCAATTGCAGTGTTTGATTTATCCACAAGATCCTTATAGGTCCTGCGAGAAAATTCATAATCATCCTGAATCTCTTTTTCCTCCTTTGGCGGAGGTGGAATACTCGAAACTGGCACTGGAAGATTTCCTTCCAGGCTCTTAAGTAATTTTTCGCTTTTTTCAGTTGTCATAATAAAAAAGCCTTAAATCACGTATTTAATTCGTCAAATCCAAAATCAGTTTCAGTTTGAACAACTGTAAAATTTGTCGGAGTGTCTTCAATCGAAGATACCGTGGTGTGTATGAGCACGCCCGGGGTGTCTGTAATCTTATTTGTATTGAGATTAATATCAGAAATACGAATTAATGCCCTCTTTGTGACGGGTCCATAGAAGCGAACGCGCGTTTCAAAGTCCAGCGTGTAGACAATTGCACGGCGCGTCATTGCATCACCCTCGTAGTCATCCGTCATTGTAACTGAATTAAGCACAAAGGGAATATCAGTTGTGATATTGACGCTCTCCACCTCGGTAATTGTCACGGTATAATCGGGCTGAAAATACGGCAATATTTGCTCTGTGATTTGAAGAGCATCATCCTGATTTTTTGCCATAATACTCAACTGAAAGTTAATGCGATATGGAGCAAATGTACGAAGATTGTGTTTGATGGATGAATCATTTGCATCGATTGAACCAAGAGTGTTATTTCGATTGATCTTCGTAGTAGCATCGTATGTCATGCTTGTAATTTCAAATGACATACGAGGAAGCTTCATTGCAATCTTATCATCATCCACCAAGTCTTTCTGAGCATCAAGACGCATCAGAAACTTACTCTTTGGACCATATGCAAGAGGCACACGCGTGCTATGAATTACCTTCGAGGTTTGATCTTTACGAACAACATTAATGTTATTGAATAAAGTACCAAACACCGAAACAATTCGGCGAATGTGCCCGTGATAAAAATGTCCCGTCAACATAAATTAAGTGACTGCGCCTTTTAACACAAGGAACTGTAACACCGGAGTTTCGCTGGCTGAAATCGTTTCCGAGACATTACGAATAGTAATTAGTGCACTGCCCGCGGCGGATGACACGGCAATGTTATAAAGCCCGAGTGTTCCACCCGTTGCATGATTCACCACGAGCATATCACCCGCAGCCACCGTTGAATTTGTGAGTGTAAAAGATGTGGATGTATTTGCCGCAAGCGTTGTAGGAAACAACGTGATCGTTCCACATAACTTATTGAGTGTCACACCCGTGGTGCGAGATGTTTCCTGAGTGATAGCGCCACCATTGCCCGCGGCATATCCAATTGGAAGACTCAGAGCATATAGCTCTGTAAAATTGGTATTTGCCTTTGTGAAAGCTGTGCGCAGAGGATCGCCCGTTTTATCATTTGCGCTTGATCCGATTAAAATTGTTTGTTTTGCCATAAATGTAGTGGTGTTTAGAAAGTATCAGCCGTAAAGAGGGATGAGTCTGCACTGATTCCGGAAGAATCGGCACGATAGGAAAGAATTGTGAATGGAAGCACCGTTGTACTAAATCCGATTTCGCCAAATGGGTTCGTTTCGCTGAAGTCAATAATGTCTCCTGCATCCTTCTCAAACGCGTAATTCTGTGCGCCTTCACCCGAGGTGAATGTTTTATCCGCACTTGCAGTATCGATATCGAATTTCGTGAGAATACTCCATTGAGCTCCACTCGTGAGACCAATGAGTTTAAGAGCATCGCTTGATCCCACAGTGAATTCACTAAATTCTCCTGTGTTCGAACGAATTTCTCCAAGGAAGATAAGAATTCTGCTATTAGGATCTCCTTTGATTTCGTGTTCCAACTTTAGCACCTTTGCGGATATTTCAACCGCAGTAGTTGTCGTTGTGGCAGGAGACAAAACCTGTTTTACTGTTTCACCAATTTGAAACGTAATTGAATTTGATGATCCAACAGCAAAGCAATATGCTGCGGCAAATTCATTCTGAATATTGTCAATTTCATCAATGCCCGTGGAGATGTCTTCATTCGAGTATTCAAACAACTCGCATTGAAGTTTATAGACGGGAAGTTTATCCAATTGATAGAAAGGAGACTTATGTTCAACAAATTTAATTTCAAAGAAAGAACGTGTGAGAGGAAGATAGATTAGGTCTCCTTCATTCGGGCGATCCCCTATAATTTCATTATTATATACGCCAACTACTTTCTCCCAGCGTTTACGCGAGACGACGAACGTCGCCTGATCTCGAATCTGAAGACCGAACTTTGTAAAAAGCGTGCCATCTCCGTCGAAGCCATCAACATTTTCAAGATACATTTCAATGATGTAGGCATCGCTGAATTTAGATTCAATATCCTCATTCAGGATTAAATCTCTTGAGGCCATTGTTCTCGGAATATAATAGACATCATGTCCATATATCGAGAGACCCTCAATCACTAGGTTTTCGTAGAGTTCAGCCTCGCTCCTTGCGCCCTGAGAAAAATATACAGATCTAGCCATAGCAATATATTAGCCAATCATGAAATCCACGGGCAGAGAAGAATTGTAGACGATGTCTGTTTCCAGTGCAAGAATTTCTGCGTTTGCATCATCCACCATTTTCGTGCCATTCAGTGTGACTCCACCAGGCAATACCATGCCTTCAAATTTTGACATATTCTGACCCCACTGACGCTTTAAGAGAGCCGTGGCATATCGCTTTAGAAATTTATCATTATATACCTTTGCGAAGGCAGCCTCGTCAACTGTTTCATAACCTTCAACAACGAGATAATCATTCTGAACCACAGTGGTCCAGTCAATATCAATCTTGAGACGTGACATATGACGGTTGAATCTCACCGCGGGAGTTCCATTTAACAGTAGATCCAGACTCTCGAGATACTGCCGAGTCTCTACATAATTGGCTAATGCACCCGCATACTGTAGATCGTACAAATCGTTTAAATGCACCTGATACCGAGCCGAAAACATTCCGGAAGAATTCGATGAATTGTTCGTGAGGGGAAACAGCCGAGTCACATAGAGCATGGACTCGGGAAGAGTGATATATTGATTCGAAATATCCTGAGCAGAAAGCTGATGCTTCTTGTATATTTTGATGATTGCATCATGATGATATTCGCGAAAGAACTGAAATGCCTCATCAATTCTATCACTCACCTGATCATCATCAACGTTAATTTCAAGAACGGGGGCTCCCAGAGCTCGAAGACAGTAATCAATAAGAGTCTGACGTGTGTTGGGTACGGCCATAGATCATCTATTTATATCTTTCTCACCACTTGCCAATAGGGCATTTAAGAGCCTTAAACCGAGCCTTTGTCTCCATAAAACACCCACACTTCATACACCGAGAACCGTGCCAGTGTTCACACATTCCACAGATTTTAAGCCTTTGCTCGACTAATTCTGCTGTTGACAGAATGTCATTGATGCCGCTTTCATCAAATATCTTCTTTGTGTCCGCCATGAGGCTGGCGATCTGATCCGTAAGAGGAGGAAACTGATTCATAATATATCATTATTTATGTGCGATGGATTGAACGAGTAATTTTAACTCCTCGATCTGAGATTGCTGTTCTTTGATTGCCTCAATGAGAAGTGCGGTAATACTTCCGTAATCAACCGAAAGAGTAGATTCTTTTGTTTCAAGATCAACATTATCTAAAACAACTTCCGGCAATACTTCACGAATTTCTTGAGCAATGACACCAATTCTTCTTGTATTTGTTTCGTCAGATTTTTTTGTATAATATACACCCCTCAATTGATTAACCTTATTCAGAGCACTATCAATTATAATGATATTATTCTTTAATTTAAGATCGGAATATGCAGTAACATTTCCTCCGGCGACTAAATCTCCAGCATGCCACGCATAACCATCAGCACGAAATCTGTGATATAAGTTTCCAGAAATGTCTCCGCAACCATAACCCACACAGCTATTTCCGTAAATTCTAAATTCTTCGTTTGAATCATCGTTTAATTGCAATTCGAGCCAACAATCATTGCTGGCATTTTCAATAAATCTCAAACAATAGGGGTCGGAAGAAGTTGATCCTCCAGTAGTTCTAAAATTAATTCTATTCACCCCAATTGGATTTGAATAGAATGTATTTGTGCCTGTCCAGGTATTATTATTTGCTAGAATAGTAGCACCAGAAGTACCTTGAGCTCCTGTCACACTTGTGCCAATCGTGCCTTGAGCTCCTGTCACACTTGTGCCAATCGTGCCTTGAGCTCCTGTCACACTTGTGCCAATCGTGCCTTGAGCTCCTGTCACGCTTGTGCCAATCGTGCCTTGAGTACCTTGAGCTCCTGTCACGCTTGTGCCAATCGTGCCTTGAGTGCCCTGAGAGCCCGTCACGCTTGTGCCAATCGTGCCTTGAGT